CTTTGCCTCGATCTTATCAAGATCTTCTGGCTTGGTTTCAGCAATACCGCGATGGACACGAGTGCGGAAAGACTCTAGTGCCTCATCGAGTGAGACACCAGCGTTGAACGCATCGCACCATGCCTGACGAACAGATGGCTTGCTGTATGCCTGATTACCGTTGAAGAAACCGGCGTCAGCAGCAATAGTCAATACGTCAGTATTGGCGAGTGTTGCATTGGTCATATATATCACCTCCTTTCCATTGACCATGAAGGGAACGGCGTTCCCCCGTGCGTAGCGTGGAATCGAACACCATAGAAGAATGGCAGCCAAGGTAGTCTTGGACACACGGACACCCAGCAGCAATGTTTGTTGCGGCGAGGGTATCGTCACCAGACCTACGCTATGAAAGGCAGGGTTGGCAACCCATTAGAGAGCGGTGGTCTAACCGACCGAGTGCTCCTAGGGTAGCGACCGACCAAATCCGAAGTGTTGAAGGATTAGGGCATGGCTCCGCCACGCTGGTCGCTTGCGGGCTATTTCATCAACCGCTTGCCACTTAGATTATCTCCCCGCCGTCATACTGTCCGTTATGTCCGTATCGTCCCTATTGTCCGTTATGCCCCCTATGGGTTATTTGTCCCTTTTGTCTAGAATCGCCAGGTTTGACAGACGACTAAGACCTTAGTTGCCTAGGCAGTGGCCTGGGGAATGATTTATCTAAGATCTTTGTTACAATTTGTTAGCTTGCCGAATTCGCGGGAGCTACAAATAACTTGCTTAACTAAAGGAGTTAATCATGATGGCATTTATGGGTCAAACCCAAAATTCAATTCCCTTTACAGCCTGGCCATGGATGGTCGGCTTTGATCGTCAATTAGACACTATCGAAAAAATCCACTCTTCTGTAGGTCGAGGCAGTGGCTATCCTCCATACAACATCATCAAGAACGACGAAGATAGCTATGTCGTCGAAATGGCGGTTGCGGGATTCACAAAGGATGAAATCTCTATTGAGGTCCAAGACTCTGTACTCACAGTCGAGGGTGAGAAGGCGGAAGCGACAGATCGAGATTACCTACACAAAGGGATCGGTACTCGTAGCTTCAGACAGACCTTTGTCCTAGCTGAGTACGTCGAGATCGCAAAAGCGGCCCTAACTGATGGTGTATTGACAATCTCTCTAATTCGTGAACTACCGGAGGCTAAAAAGCCTAAGACTATAGAGATCATCTGATATAGTTACCGGTGGCAGTCGCCTTTCACTGCCTTTAAGGATCCTCCTCTGTCTAGCTGCCTACCTCTCTTGCTACAGGGGAGGATCCCCTCACAGCTTAGAGAGGAGCTGTTATGACAACACTTATCGCCATACAAGGCAAGGGTTGGTCTGTCATTGGATGTGATTCAAGAGCATCAGATGAAAACGGCAGATTAACTGAAATGGCAACACATAAGATCGTAGAGAACAAAGGTGTACTTATTGCAGGCGCTGGTGCATCCCGCGGATCTAATATCCTGCAATTTGGTTGGACTCCACCTAAGCCACGTAGTAGTCAAGATCTAGATATCTTTATGACTAAAACTTTTATCCCAGCGATGCGTAAAGCATTCATTGAGTCTGGTTATGATATGAAAGAAGATGGCGATGCCGCAGCTCACGATTCTCATTTTATTATTTCAGTAAGGGGCGTTATCTATCCAATATACGGCGACTACTCATGGGATAGAGAAGAACGAGGTATCTACTACGCAGGTAGCGGTGCAGACATTGCATTGGGAGCGTTAGAGGCGATGAACTATAAACGTGTCAAGACACCGGAGGCCGCCGAAAAAGTCCTCCGAAAGGCGATTGAAATTGCTATACGACACGACGTGTATTCTGGGGGAGAGATCCGCACACACATTCAAAAGTCTTAATTGCGTATATACAAAAAAGGCTCGCGTTTGATGAGAAGATTACTCCAATGAAACACGACAATAACCAATTCAAGGTTAAGCGCAGAGAACCATATACTGTTTCTGGCGTTTCTGTTCCCGTGCTCCCCTACTACTATCTATGGTACGGCACCGGTTTAATCGCCCCATACGGCGGACCAGGGGGATCCAATCAAACCGCCCAAAATGATTTTGGAAAGGACACTGATGGTGCACGTCCGGGTTCCGGAAGCGCCGCAGCTGGTGGAGACGCCTCGGCTGCCGCAACAGTGTGATTCCTGCTCCGCAAGGGCTATGGTTCACTGTTTACTTCCATTTGGGGAGTTATATTTCTGTTTACATCATTACAATAAGCATGCTACAGCCCTAAAAGGTAAAGGCGCTGTTTCGACCCTACTGGGGTCTACGCAAGTTGGGAGATCAGAGTAGTGGATCTGAATAAAGGTCAGCCTGGTATGGGCGGCAATGTTGTGCAGGCAGAGAATACTCGCCCACGTTTTGGCAGCAGAGCTCTTACAGTTTTAAATAATCTTATGGGCCAAGCCTCAAGAAAAGAATTCATGGACTATCAACATAGTCTAAATCTTGATCGTGATACTCACAGAGAAGCTACAAAAGTTACTGGAGATATTTTCAGAAAACGTGCAGACATGGAACACTGGAAAGAAGGCATTGACCATGTACGCACTAATCCTAACGACCCAGATGGTCCAAAAGGTCCTATGCCACAATCTTTCCGTGTCGGTCAAGTAAGCCACGACACCGGTTCTTCTTATGCTAAAGACATGCAAGATCTTATAAAGATGAAGCAAGACACTCTTAGACAACAGCAAGAACAAAAAGAGAAGAATAAGCAAACAAAAAATACAAACACCCCTGGTGGAAAAGGTGGCGGAAAAACAAAGAATAAAGTTTCTGAACCTAAAGAACGTCCAGGTACTTTAAAAGATACTACAGCTGCGTACAAAGCTGGCCACATTGATGCTGAACAGGCTGCAGAGATTAGCCCTACCTTTGCAAGAAATTTAGGTAAGAAGGCTGCAGTACAAGAAGTTAAGGGTACTCCTGCAAAACCTAAGCAACCAAAGCAGACTAAAAAAACACCCAACAAAGTTGCTAAACCAGAAACTCCTGGGTCAGTAAAGACCCCTAAACCACCTAAACCACCGAAGGTAGGAATGTAACCAATGGCAAGCAAAGGTAATCGTGTCCTAAAAGTAAAGACGGACAAAGCTCGTAAGATGGACCGTGAATACGGTCGCTCACTAAAGTACGTTACAAAAGGTAACCCAGAAGGTACTGCTGGCGTCGAAAAACTCCCTACTAAGGCAGATGTTAATCTTGCACGTAAAGGTAAGAAGATTACTGGTGAGGAAGCAACTGAGTACACCAGTCAAATCGATGAGTACAACGAAACTCGCGCAAAGAAAAGCTCTGGTGGGGCTATTCGAGGCGTTAGTGATGCCGAAAAGCGTTCTGCTGATGTTGCTGTTGAACGCCCACTTAAAGTTAATATCCCTACCCCTACAGACGCAAAAGAAAAGGCTGCAGCAAGATTAACAAAAAGAGCTGAAGGCCTAGGAATTGTTCCTGGAATGTCTGCTGGTTCTCGTAAAGTTGTTGAATCAGAGCTTGGCGACGTACAAAAGAGGTCTGCAGCTAAAGGCCGACGTTCACGTCAACGTGAAGAAGAAGAAGCAATCGTAAAGGGCATAAAGAGGGATCAAGATCTAAAGCCTGGACAGAAGAGCACTCTTGATGTTATGAAGGGTAGAGCAGAGAAGTCTGCTCGTAAAAGAAAAATTGATGATGCTCGTACCGTAGATGTTGGGTATGCAGCAAACCAGAAGCAGATAGAGGGTGAATTAAAGGCTCTTCCTAAATCTGCTGGCACTCGAAAGAGGCCGGGAGTTACCCCAAGAAGTCTTGGACTTACTGAGTTTGGTGTATCTTCAGGTACTCGCCCAGTTGAAAGAGAAGTAAGCATTGCGCCAAATGAGGCTGGAATTCGCATTACTCCAACAACTGAACGTAAGTTGGGAAGAAAACTTCGCTATAACATTGTTAAGTCTCAAACAGATAAGGCAACTCCGGGCTATACAAAAGCAGCCGCTGGAAGCGAAAAGCAAGCTAAAGATACAAATAAGGCTAAAGAAAAGAAATTTAAGAATACTGCAAAGCGTTCTCTTGCCGTTGCACGTAACGTAGACATGAGACGTGATGAAGAAAAGCAGGCTCTATTAACTGCTGCCGAAGGATTGGGAGATTCTCCAACAGAAAAGAAAGAGAAGCAACGCCTAACTACAAAGGCAGAGACATTAATCCGTCCTGAAAAAGTAGACATAAAGGGCAAGGGCGGAAGAATCATTGCTAGTGGTGTTCAACTTGGTCCAGAGACTACAAGAACAATAGTAGACCCTAATGCACTAGATAAGAAATATACTCGTGTTGTTCCTCTTGGAGCTCCTCGCATGATGGAGAGAATTAAGGGTATGGGACCAGTAAGTATTAAATCTGGTGCTAATGCTCCGGTAACCGATGAAAAGCGCATGGCAAAACAAGCGGATCCTAAGGTTCAATACGCATCAAATAAGGCACCTAAGCTAGAGATTGTTCCACTAAATGCTCCAGATAAGACTACGGGCCTACTTCTTCGTGGAAGCCATGAAGAAGCCCTACATGCTGTGGCAAAACACGTCTTTGGTGAGAGGAATGCAATGAAGAACATGAAGCATGTTCGTACATTTGCACAGAACCTATCTAGAAACAATAGACATGTTGGGGGAGAACAAGCACTTGTTTCTGGAATGCTTGGCGTTTTAAACAAGGGAATTAAGCCTAAGACTGATGCAAACGTAAATGAGCACGCAGAAATAGATACTCACGCTACAAGAATTAACACTCTTAAGTCATCTATTAAGTCACACGCTAAAGAAGCTAAGGGTAGAGCGTCTCTTAAGGCCGAAGAGCGTGCTGGAAAGGTCGCTCAGATCAAGGCAGCGGAAAAAGAGCAGAATACTTAAGGCACTAGTGTGGGAAAAAGACGAGATAAAAGCACCACTTCTGCCGCCATACACGATAGGACAGCAAAATCTGCACGTCCTTGGAATGATCCGGACGTTGTAGATGCTAATTCCTATCACGGAATGGGTAGAAAAGGCTTTGGAAGCTATAAAAAGGTGCATGAATTTGAGAATACAATCGAAGATAAGGGCATTTTGTCCTCAGAAGATCGTCTTACATGCCGTCCTTGCGGTCAATTTAAGAAAAAATGTGGTTGCTAATGACTAAAACATACTGCAAACACGTATATCAAGAGGTTAAAGAGAATCCTTGTGAGTTTTGTGGCAAAGAAACTCACTCTACTAACTGGGAATTTCAACATCAACTGCACCGAGAGTGGATATCAAGCGGAAAAGCTAGCTTACAGGGCTGGTGGAGCATATGAGTTCAGTACAATTTGTTTGTCCAAAGTGCGGAAAAGTAAATCGAATACCCTACGGAGAACCATTAAAGTGCAAGGAGTGCGTACATGAGTTCCGGTAAGTTTAAGTCCCATCATGGGTTCAATAAAACTCAGATAAAAGATGGATGGATTGTGCGTTTACGTAAAGATGGCCGTATTCAATCAAAATTAGAGCCATATCCTCGTAAAAAGGATAAATAATGAAAAAACCTGGACTTCCCAACCACGGCATTTCCCCTCAATTTTTAAACTATGTGCCTTTAAATAAGCGTAATGTTATTCATATCGAGTCTGAAAATAAAAAACAAGACTTTAGTCATCGCTCTGATTACTGGAAAGACAAAAAGTACAGTCATGTTGCCCCAGATGGAACTGTTCACCCACAACGCTATGCAGATAGGCGTAAAGAACAAGCAGAATATGAAAGAAAGCACAAGTAATGGCTGAGAAAAAAGTTGTTGCTAAAGGTAAAGCCTATAAGGGCTCTAAACAAAATGGCGGACGTAAGATCGTTGTTGTTCACTACAAAGACTCTTCTGGTAAGTGGAGAACTACCTCTAAGAATGCCGCACGCCATGAGTACGAAAAGCGTAACGGAAAGTTGCCTAAGGGCACTGACGTCGACCACGTAGACAACAATAAAGATAACGATTCCTCAGGTAACCTGCGAGCGCTATCTCACAGTAAAAATGTTGGAAAAGAAAACAAACGTCGTGCTGGAAAGAAGAAAAAGAAATGATTCCACAACCACCTCAGATTCCAGATGACTGGAAACCCGGTAGAGACTGGACCTCTGAAATAAAAGAGGCCGGTAGATCTATGGCTGCAAGCCGCAAGTCCATAGCTAAAAAGTATCAGGAAAAAAATCTGGAGGCAGAAGAAGATGCCCGCGACTACTAAGAAAAAGAAGAAGCACCATAAGAGTCCGGCCTGGACACGCTCTGAGGGCAAGAACCCCGAGGGCGGACTAAACGCCAAAGGACGTGCCTCCTACAATCGAGAGACTGGTGGCAATCTAAAGGCCCCTGTAAAGAAGGCTGAAGCAGCTAAATCTAAGAAGTCAGCTGCTCGTCGCAAGTCCTTCTGTGCCCGTATGGAGGGTATGAAAAAACGCAATACGTCTAGCAAGACTGCTAGAGATCCAAATAGTAGAATTAACAAATCCCTTCGCGCATGGGATTGTTAAAACCTCTCTAGAGAATAGGAAATTTTAATGGCACGAGATAGCGGTTATCCACAAGTTACCGCCGGAAATATCGCCGTTGACTTCGTATGGGGAAACTTCCCTATGCAGCCAGACGATGATCGTACCGGAAACGGAAGCGCTACTGTTGTAGTAGCAGCAAATGCTGCTCAAAACAACGACTGGAGCGGATACTCTGTATTTCAGAGCCCAGCTCTAACAAAAACAGATATCACTGTAAACCTTAGTCCAGGATTAACCTCTGTTGTAGGAAACAACCACAGCGTTGCTCTAAACAACTGGAATGGTTATCCAGACTACACACCAGAAGCACCTTATACAGACACAATTGATCAAGCAGCGGTTCCAAATGTTGTTGGATTAAGCGAGTCTGCAGCTAATACTGCACTTGTTGCAGCTGGCTTTGTTAAGGGCGCAGTTACAACAACTGCAGATGGTGCAACAGCACTAAACGACGGTCTTGTAAAGACACAGACTCCTGCAGCAGCATCAGTTAAGAATCTTGGTGATGCAGTAGCACTTGTCAAGTACGCTTACGTAGCTCCGTAATAGTTGTAAATACAAAAAGAGCCGATCATATGATCGGCTTTTTTTGTTTTATTATGTTAATGTTTGCACTAGATGAAACCACTGCGCCCATTCGCAGCACTAATTGGAATATCTAATAGAATTACTTTTGCCCTAGGAGCGGGCTTTATATATCTGCTTCTTGTGATAACGCCTACCTATGCGGAAGAAACTACTCCTTCCACAGAGTCTTCGACCTCAAGTTCTCCAGCTCCATCTCCAAGTCCAGAACCTTCTGCTTCAACTTCGGACCCTCAATCCTCCAGTACGACATATTCTGCTGAGGCAAGTCCATCCCCGACGCCAAGTTCTTCATCAACTTCTGGTTCATCCGATCCAAGTCCAGCTCCTGCGCCTTCACCTTCGCCTTCGCCCACTTCAACTCCTCTTGCAACTTCTGAACCTTCTCCTGCTCCAAGCGAAAGTAGTTCTCCGTCCGCAGGACCCTCTCCATCGACTTCTCCGAGTACAACGATTTCATCGTCTCCAGAACCCGCACCTTCTGCTTCAGCGGAGCCGTCCCCCATATCCAGCCCAGAACAATCCCCGTCATCAAGCAGTACAGTACAAACGCCCATTGCCACCAGTGTTGAAACACCTACGGTTACCTCCGTTCAATCAAAAATAGAGACAGCAACTGTAACATTAAACACAGCCATTGAAGCAGCAACTACAGAGCAAAAATCAGCGGCCGCAACTCCAGTTGTTGAAGCTCAGGTGGCGATTGTACAGGCAGAGTCTGCCACAGCCGTAGCCGTTATAGCTCAAGCCGCTGTAGATTCTCAGACGGTTGTAGTAGCTACCGCAACAAACAATTTGACTGCTGCTCAAACGGCTTTAGATGCCCTTAAAGATGCTCCTGAAAATACAAAAGTTTATACAACAGACGGGTATGTAGCACCAGTAGCGCCAGAAACAGCGACAGTTACTACAACCACTCTTCCGACTATGTACGATGCATCAACTAAAATTCAAACCCCGTTTGATATTAAGATGGGCGATATCCTGTATAACGGTCAGGGCCCAAACAGCCAGATTTACGTAACATCCAAGGCAACTATTACTTTTGGCACTGGAGACCACACTTGGTGGGATTTCCCTGGTGGACCAAGTATTTCGGTATTTGCCAGCGACTATATGAATGCTGGACCAGGAACTTCTACTGTAGTGACTACTACAGAAACAACTTTAGAGGTTGATTGGAATCTTAAAAAATTTGGTGATAACAACGCCCCTATAACTAATATTAATTGGAAAATGACAGTAAACCCAACAACTGGTGAATGGACGGGTATTGGAACTGTTGCTGGAAACACCACTAATCTTTGGTATCCGCAACGCACTGGAGTTAGAGAAACTGCGGGTCAACCTGTTCAACAAATGACTGAAGTTACTAGTGCGACAATTGCAGCAGCAGAAACGGTAGTTGCAGACAAGGCTGAAGTAAAAACAGAGGCTGTTGCTACATTAACCACTCTTACTGAAACAGCTACAGCAACGGTTGCTACTGCAAATCAGTTGGCAAATGTTGCTGTTGAGAAGGTTGAGGTTGCAGTAGCTGCGCTTTCAGCACCTGTAGTTTCGCCAGAGCCTCAACAGCCGTCGACACCGCCAGTCGAACCGACTCCTGAACCTGCTCCTTCTCCAAATCCTCCTGCTCAAGAATCTTCTCAATCAACAGCTCCTCAGAACCCTGAGCCGTCCACTCCTCAACAACCTGTCGAGCCTTCGCAACCTCAGCAGCCCACAGAGCCTCAAACTCCTTCGGATCCATCTACTACTCCTTCTGATCCTGCTGACAATAACAACTCTGACAATAACACGTCCCCGGAGGAAGAGACTCCTGACGTTCCTCCAACTCCAGAAGACGGAGACGATACATCAACTCCTGAGTCTGAGGATCCTCAACCAACTCCCGAAGAGCCTTCTGAAAACGAATCCTCCGACGAAAGCGATGAAACATCTACTGAGTCACCCACAGAAGAGTCATCGAACCCCACAGAAGAGCCAACAGAGCCGGAAGATACCGAGCAAACAGACGAAGAAACTTCGGAGCCTTCGGACCCAACTGACGTAGTTGAGGAACCAGAATCACCACAGCAGTCACAAGAGACAGAGCAAGAAAATCAGTCCACAGAATCATCCCAGAATGATACACCAACCGAGGAAAAGGTTACCGCCCTCTTAGAGCAGGCTGGATCTGCCCCAGTTAGTACAGAAGCTATAAAAGAAGCTGGACTAACCTATTCAGACCTTCCACCAGCAACTCCAGTTGAGGTTAGAACTGATGAAGATGGAAATGCTGTCATAATTACTGCAGAAGTTGCTGCAGCTTTAGTTCTTTTAGAAAATCCTGCAGAACTCCTTGGAGCAATATTCGAGAACCCAGCTCAAGCATTAACAGCGCTAGGAAACATAGGCGCAGATATGTCTGAAGAAGAACGACAAGAAGCTGAAAAAATAGTTGTAGCAGCGGTGATTGCCGGACAAGCGGCAGTAAACGCCGCAACTATGGCCGCTGCAGCCACAACCTCATCAACTACTGGAGGGTCTAGTGGTGGGGGAGGACCTTCAGGTGGAAGTTCAAAGGGCGGAGATAAAATACTAAGGAGACGAGGAAAATGGTAAAGCTACTAAAAGACATGGCAGATCAGCTATGGACTCTACTAGGCATGTTTATTGCTTGGGTTGTCCTAGACGGGTCAGCTAAGACTGTTGTAGGATACGCAATTATTGGAACATTTATTGCCTGGGCAGTAACTTACCCCCTGAGGAACCCAAAGGATGAAGAATAAGAGTAGACTAGTCCTACTAGGACTATCATTACTGCTTTTGTCTGGCTGTGGGTATGACGGACATTTCCGTTATCCATGTCAAGACCCAGCTAATTGGGAAAAAGCAGAGTGTAAACCACCAGTATGTACTGCTAGTGGAACGTGCCCTGCGGACCTAGGCGTCAAACAAGAAGGAACATCAAATGGCTAAAGAAAGACTAACACCACAAGAACTAGACGCTAGATTAAAGTTTATTCTAGGAATCACCTTAGGTTCTATTTTATTTTTTACAGCTATAGGAATTCTCTATGGCCTTTTGTTCGTTACTCAACCTATTGGGGCACAGTCAGAAAATGACAAGATGTTCTTCAATGTTTTGGGTAGCGTAGCTACATTTATTACTGGAACTTTGGCTGGACTTCTTATTGGTCAGTCTGGTGCAAAAGACATTATGGCTGCACAACTAGCCAATAAAGAGATGGACTCAAAGAATACTCTTGCTGATAAAAAGCTTGAGGCAGAAATTGACGACGCTAAGGCTCGCAGACTTGCAAAGCCAGACGGAGCAGTTCCCCCAGCACATCCAGTTGACGAAGATTGGGATAAAGACTAATGGCGGAACAAGGAACAGCAGCTAAGCTTATTGAAGTTGCTACAGCAGAAGTAGGTACAGTCGAAGGTCCAAAGGACAACGAGACTAAGTACGGTGCGTTTACTAAGGCTAACTTCTTGCCTTGGTGCGGAAGTTTTGTTATGTGGTGTGCCGATCAGGCTGGCGTAAAGGTACCAAATACTGTATCAACTCCAGCTGGCGCAGCAGCGTTTAAGAAGAAGAATGCTTGGATTGACGGTGATCTTGCAGATCCAGAGCCAGGTGATATTGCTTATTTTGATTTTCCATCAGATGGTGTAGATCGAATTTCCCATGTTGGAATTGTCATTAAGGACAATGAAGACGGCACTGTATGGTGCATAGAGGGAAATACCTCTGGAGACTCCAAAGGTAGCCAACGTAATGGAGGAGAGGTCTGCAAAAAACTACGTGCATATAAAAAGAATAAAAAGAATGTGCAAGTCTCTATCGTTGGATTTGGTCGACCAAAGTTTAAGGGTGCGGCTAAATCATCCGTCCCAGCATCACCTGCTGAGACATGCGACCGTTGTGGAAAACTTTTGTAAAAGGATGTGATCCTTATCTAGAGATAAGGGGCCGGATTTCTCCGGCCCCTTTCTTTATTACTCCGAGAATCTACTAATCCAGAGTTCTATCCCAGGCTCTGATGGGTCTCCATCATAAGCGTGAGGGCCATAGCCCCAAGAACCCCAGTTAGTGCCCTTAGCCGTCATATAGAAGGCTATTTGAGCATTTACTACTGGGTCAAATAATTGTTTCTTTGTATCGATTTGTATTCCGTTTTGTTGAAATTTATCTATCCTGTCCGAACCTAAAGTTCCAATCATGTTTATTTGAAATAGCCCATAAGAGTCATCTCCTGTAGACGGAGTATCATTATGGGAAGTAGGACGTCCTGTGGACTCCCTCATAGCTACGGCCCAAGCTATTTTTAACTTTTCCCCCTTAAAGCCAGTAAGCTTTAAAAGGTCGATTAATTCATCATTTGATAGCTTTTTAGCGTTTCTGTATTTTTCAATAGGGTCAACTTCTTCTACCGCAACTGTTACGGTAGTTCCATCAGACGGTAAGATCTGATTTGACCAGGCCCATGCTACGTCTACACTCATTACAAATAAAAGTGCTAGCAATGAGGTTAATATCTTAACTTTTGCACTATACTTCACTTCATCCCCTGGGTCTAGAGGGCCAGATTGTTACCCATAACAACTGTCACTTGCCATGAGCGATACGGCCTCTTTCTGCCGCATCTATCTGCAACCCCTTTACTTGCGAGACTACAAATGCCCGGTTTCCCAGGCATTAGTAGAACCGTAGCAGTAAATACAGGGGGTCCGCAACCCTGAAGTGAAAAGGAAAAAAATGTCTAAATGTCTGAATTGTGATGATAATGCGGTGTATATTTTGGAAAAAAGGGGACAAAGCCCACAATTATTTTGTGAGAAAGATCTCCCTTGGTTTTTAAAATCTGCGCTACCAGCTGAAGGATTAAAGAAGATCTCTGATCTTGTAGTTGAAGAAGAGCCTAAGATTGAAGAAAAATCAAAGAAGCCTTCAAAGAAGGAAGAACCAGTTGTGGTTTCTGAACCGGAACCAGTAGTCGAAGAAACTGTAGCGGAAGAAGAGATCAATGAAGATAGAGACGATAATAACTAAGCAGGGACATCCTGTTCCTAACACTGTTATGCAGCCTAGAGGACCATTTCCTCCTGAGCTTCTTGAGGAACCAAAAATCGTATATGAATACGATAAGCAGGCTGAGAATGGCGGTTATGAGCTGCCAGTTGAGGGCACTGCACAAAATGACTATAAAGAACTTCGTTGGTTTAAGTGCAATATCTGTTTAACAGTTATATCTGAAAATCATCTAGAGACACATCTTTGTGAGTAAGGCTCATGGTAAATAGAAGAGGCTGGAATAGAATAAGCGCTGCAGAAGAAGCTGCACGTAGAGCCCGCAATGCCATGAACAGAATGGATGCGAGTGATTTAGAAAACTATCTCCCTCAAGAGATAATACGAGCAATAAAAAAAGAAAGAAGAAGTCTAGGAGAGCAGCTTTCTAGAGGCGTAACTCGTCCGGGATATACAACAAATGAGATCGATGTAAATATAGATCCTAGAGGCGCATACTACGAAAACGAGATGATGTATCTCGATCCGGCCCTAGCAATATACCCTGAACCGGGTGAAGAGGCGTATGCTCCAGTATCTTTTAGGGGTAACCTTACAGAGGCGCCAACAGCTACTAGCAAACCAGAACGCCCAAGAACTGTTGCAGCAGCATACGACCCAAATAGAAGCACATTAACAATCGTCTTTAGAGACTCCACCGTATATAACTATTACGACGTTAGTATGGATGAGTGGGAAGATTTTAGAGAAAAACCAAGCAAGTATGAATACATTAGGGATGTTTTAGACTACAAACCTAGAGGCCCTGCAGATATAAGCTCTGTCCCTACTGATGTAAGAATGTTTGCTTATAGGGCAACCAGAGCGGCTCAGCTTGCTGCTGAAAAGAAGAAACGGAGTAAGTAATGGCTACAACAAAAGATATAGGAAACTATTACTGGCATGGCCTAACCTATCCGTACAAGCCAAAAGGTCTGTATGAAAAAGCTGAGACTCAGGAAATTGACGAACCTTTTAGGCATGGGTCCGGGGTATCTATACGCATACCCTTTACAAAAAGGGCAATAGTTATGGGTAAGTGGGCAAAAACTGGATATACAGAGAGCGAGGCTCTAACCTACGCCATACGGGGTAGAGGATTAAAAAAGGACGAGGTAAACTGGGATGCTATACGTCAAGGAGTAAAAGAGAGTAACTGATGTTTAAGAAGCGTAAACAACAGCGTGAAATAACACGGGTTCAAAAACGAATACAAACCCTTCCTTCAGGAGAAATAGTGGGGTGGGTAAATAACTCTATTTATAACATTGATCGTAACCTATCCATGTGGAGCCGTACAGAAGACGCTACATTTTTAGAAGAAGCTCGATTAGCATCAGAGGTGCTACATGAGGCCCTAGAGTCGTTAAGTAGGAGAGTAAATGCGTGAAGACTTTGAGTTCAACGACTTTGAGGATGAGGATGACGATCTTGACTATGAAGATGATTCACAGTTTGAAGAGGTAGATGGTCCTGAGGACGAAGAAGATTACGAAACCCTAGAGTCCGATGAGGACGAGATGGATGAACTATCTAAAGAGTTCGTAGCTGTCCTAGTAGATAAGATCCTTTCCTTTATGGTTTTGCTTGTTGGGCACGACCTACACCCCTACCAGAAACCGTTAGCTAAAAGAATTATAGAAAGCGTCATAGTCAATGACGGAGAAGAAATAACTGCTCTTGCAGCTCGTCAGTCTGGAAAGTCAGAAACAATAGCAAACGTTGTAGCTACTCTTATGGTTATTCTGCCTAGGTTGGCTAAGATGTATCCAGATCTATTGGGTAAGTTTACGTCTGGTTTATGGGTTGGAATGTTTGCTCCTATTCAAGCACAGGCAGAAACTCTTTACTCAAGAACAGTAAGTCGATTAACAAGCCCACAGGCACTAGAGGTTCTTGGCGATCCGGAAATTGATGATATGCCTGGAAAGAACCCTGGAGTTACAAGAAATATAAAGCTTAAAAACTCGGGCTCAACACTAATGATGATGACAGCTAACCCTCGTGCAAAGATTGAATCTAAGTCTTTCCACCTAATGGTCATTGATGAGTGTCAAGAGGCAGACGACTTTATAGTCTCTAAGTCTATTGCCCCTATGGGTGCGTACTACAACGCAACGATGGTTAAGACCGGGACCCCATCTACCATGAAAAACAACTTCTACAGATCTATACAGCTAAATAAGAGACGTCAAGTGGGACGTACAAGCAGGCAAAATCATTTTCAGTGGGACTGGAGAGATGTTGCCAAGTTCAATGAAAACTATGAAAAGTTTATTCGTAAAGAGATGTTACGAATTGGTGAAGATTCTGACGAGTTTCAGCTCTCCTACAATTGCAAATGGTTACTAGAGCGGGGTATGTTCGTAACTTCATCTGTAATGGATGATTTGGGAGACACTTCTCAACAGCTAGTCAAGAGTTGGCACGCATCCCCAGTAGTAGTGGGGATAGATCCTGCACGTAAGATGGACTCAACCGTAGTTACCGTTGTATGGGTTGACTGGGATCGTCCAGATGAGTTTGGCTATTACGACCATAGAATTCTAAATTGGATGGAAATCCAGGGAGACGATTGGGAAGAACAGTACTTCCAAATAGTTAACTTCCTAGGAAACTACGACGTTTTGGCCATTGCGGTAGACGCAAACGGGGTTGGAGATGCGGTAGCTCAACGACTAAAGGTTCTTATTCCTAGAGCCCAGGTTGTTGCAACCACCTCTAGCCAGAGCGATCAATCTAAGCGTTGGAAGCATTTACAGGCCCTAATACAGCGCCAGATGATTTCTTGGCCTTCCCACGCTAAAACACGAAATCTTCGTATTTGGAAGCGTTTCTACCAACAAATGACGGATGCCGAAGTACAATATAAGGGTCCCAACTTCTTAGTTGAAGCCCCTAAAGAGGCACACGCACACGACGATTTTGTGGACTCTTTGGCACTAGCGTGTTCTCTAACACAAGAAATGGTCATGCCAACCGTAGAGGTTAGCGCATCTCCATTCTTTTAATAGAAATTCGTTTAGGACCAAAAATATCCTTGTAGGTACCAAACTTATATACAAGGATCCTTAAAAACCTTATAAGGAGTAAATAATGGCAATTGCACCAAACCCTGGCTTTCCTGAGAAGACCGGCTCAGTTTACGAACGTAAAATGGCTGGAGCTGTTCCAGGACAGCGCGGACCTCTTCGCTTTGAAGAGGGAGTAGCAACTGATACCGATGTTCCAAATGATTTTCAACTTGGACTTGATCAGGGCTACGACACACCAGCTGGGCGTCCTAACCACAATCTAAATGTTTTTGAGAAGTCTGCAGAAGAGACTATGAGAGAGCGTGCCCACGTCGGTTCAGCCGCATGGGTTGAAGCTCCTACTTATGTAAATGAGTTTTCTCAGGGTAACTTCCAAGACTACGCAGAACCACGGATTGAAGAGGTTGCTCGTTCAGGCGGTCGTTATCAAAGAATGAACCCTGCAGCTGTAACTGACTAATCAGGGTAAACTTTCGTACTAGGTACCCGGCTTCGTTACCCCTTCTCCGAAGCCGGGCACCACTTACTTTAGGAGAGCGATGGCTGAATCAGGAGTACCTTCAAATCAGGTATTGTGGAATAGCTTAGTGTCACAAGCAAAAGCTAAATACCCATCAAGAAGAAGCAAAGGACTTTCATTTGCTGCCGCTTCTTGGGTAAAACAACAGTACGCTTCAAAAGGTGGTCAATACGTTTCTTCAAAAGCAGAAGTAGAAATTCGTGATACTAAAAAAGAACTGATAGATAAAAAGAAAAGAAAAGAAGCGGACATTAAAAGAAGAAAAAAGTTAAATCATCAGCTTAGCTAACGAGAGTGAAATAGAGTGAGTATAGATTTTAGTCCTCCGTCGTATAGGGCGGCATCCTCTGATTTAACTATTTCAATTTCTCCACTAGGATTAGTGGAATTAGCAGATGAAGAGTTTGAGGTTCACGGTCCTCGTCTAAACCGTTATTCATTAAACTGGGCAATGTATCTTGGCCATCACTGGGCTTATCGCAGAGAAATTGGCGAAGCTCAAATGGTATTTAATTACTATAGAGCCTTTACAGATTATATATGTAACTTCACCTTTGGTCGAGGAGTTACCTTCCAGAGCAGCTACGCTACAAATGCGATACTTCCAGATATTCTAAAAAGAGTTTGGGAAACCGACAATGAAAAGCATAGCGTTCTTTGGGAAATGGGACAACAGGGCGGAGTATCTGGGGACTGCTTTGTAAAGGTAGCTTACGAAGAGGCATTTACAGACTCTACTGGGCGAGTCCATCCTGGACGTGTACGTATTCTTCCGTTGAACGCATCATTTTGTTTTCCAGAGTTTCATCCACATGATCGCTCCCGTTTAATTAGATTTAAGCTTAAGTACCGTTTCTGGGGAACATCCCTAGAAGGAACTCGTCAGGTATACACATATACTGAAATTCTTACTGACGATCGCATCGAAGAATACATTAATGATGAGTTGATTGATTCAAGAGCAAACCCTATTGGAACAATTCCAGTAGTTCATATTCCTAACGTCCGTGTTTCTGGATCCCCTTGGGGACTTTCTGATTGCCATGACATTATTGTTTTAAATAGAAACTATAACGAAGTAGCTACAGATATTGCCGACATCGTGAACTATCACGCAGCCCCGGTCACAGTGATCACGGGCGCCAAGGCATCCTCCCTTGAAAAGGGACCGAAGAAGGTCTGGGGCGGTCTACCCAAGGATGCTCAGGTATTTAATCTAGAAGGTGGCGGACAAGGTCTTGCCGGAGCAATGCAGTATCTTGCAACTCTAAAGACCTCAATGCACGAAATGATGGGGGTTCCCGAAACTGCCCTAGGCCAAGTTCAGCCAATCTCAAACACCTCTGGAACAGCTCTATCTATTCAATATCAGCCTCTTATGAACCGCTATAACCAGAAAATGACTCAATATAGCGAGGGAATTAAGAAGATCAACGAGCTTGCTCTTTTGACCATTGCGATCAAAGAACCAGAGCTTTTTACCTACAACCCAGATTTTAATGGCCCAATAAAATTAGATCAAATAGCCCAATTAGATCCAAACGACCCTGTAACATATGAGACAGTGGTTCACTTCCCTCAACCACTTCCTCTAGACAAGCTCATTCTCTTGAGCGAAATTCAACAGAAGATGGCTTTAAATCTAGAGAGTAGGGAAGGGGCTTTAAGAACTTTGGGAGAAGAATTCCCAGATGAAAAGCTTCAAGAAATTCGTCAAGAGCTTATTGCAGACGCAAAAGCAGATGGCGCATTGAATCTTGTAAAGAAGCAAATCGATGCAGCAATTGCATCGTTAACTGGATTGCTACCAGATGGATCAGGGGGCTCAACGCCTGCACCTGGTTCAGAAGTTGGTAGCGGAGTTGGTCCAGGACCAATGGGTCAGCCAGGAGTTATGTCTCCTGAAGAGGCTCAAACAATCGAACAACTCCAAATAGATTTGGTCACCAAAGCATATGGAACCAGACTTCCAGGACGTAAGATGCCTGGAACAGATTCTAAGTTTGGTGATCAATAAAATAAATCCGCAGGTCATCGTGGCATTAATTCGGACAACGACCTCTTAAACCTAAGGAATAAACATGTCAGAAGCAACAAATGTTGTTGACACTCCAGAAGTGCGTGAAGCATTTCAAACGGATATGCCAACACAAACAGAAACTCTAGTAACACCGGTTCAGCCTAAAGAAGCCGCAACTGGTAAGTCATACACCGAAGAGGATCTACGTAAGGTACGAGAGCAGGAGAAGTCCAAACTCTACCCACAGATTGATTCCCTTAAAGAAGAAGTATCCCTTCTAAAGAAGGAACGCGAAGATCGTCAAGCAGAGGCTGACCGTCTTCGTCAGGAACAAGAGGCTGAAGCCCGTAAGAAGGCAGAGGCTGAAATGGATGTTCGCCAGCTCCTAGAGTCTAAAGAAAAAGAGTGGGCGGAAAGAATTGAGCAAGAGCGCGTAGAGCGCGAAAAAGCCTTTCTTCTTCTCGAAAGAGAGCGTCAGTTTGCAGAACTCAATGAGTACCGCAATCAGCGCCTACAGGATGAAAGGGACAATGTTTTACCAGAGCTATTGGACTTAATTACAGGTAATACTAAAGAGGAAATTGAATCCAGTATCTCAGGTCTAAAGGAACGTTCATCACGTATCCTTGACTCTGCACAGCAGGCTATGCAGTCTGCTCGTAGAGAAATGACAGGCAGCCGGGTAACCGCGCCGCCTTCCGGACCCCTCGACACCAATTCGGATCAACAACAGTTCACGGCGGAGCAAATAGCCGCTATGTCGGTTACCGAGTACGCAAAACACCGTCAACGTTTGCTGGGATCAGCAACCGATCGCGGTAAGGGAATATTCGGATAAAAAGTAATTTCAACTATGTTAATTAACACTAAGGAGTAATACCGACATGGCATCAGCCGTAACAGGTACCGGTAATCTCGCCGCGTCACCTACAGCGTATTCTGGCGCTAATAGCCAGCTTACCCAAGCAATTCAAACAATCTGGTCAAAGGAAATCCTTTTCCAGTCAATGCCGATTCTTCGCTTCGAACAGTTCGCTGTTAAGAAGACTGAACTAGGCGTTGCACCTGGTCTCCAGATTAACTTTATGCGTTACAACAACCTCGGCTTCGCTTCAGCGCTTGTTGAAGGTGTTCGTATGCAGACAAACGCATTGACAGCACAGCAATTTTCAATTACTGTTGCAGAGCACGGATACGCAATTGCAGTATCTGAACTTCTTCTCAATGCATCCTTCGACGATGTGATGGCATCTGCTTCACGTCTTCTTGGTCGCAACATGGCCCTCTATCTTGATGGCCAGGCACGCGACACACTCATGGCAGCATCTTCCGTTATTTACGGTTATGATCGTTCTGCTAACGTAGCAGTCAATGACTGGTACACATCAGGTACTGTTGGATCTTCCCGTGCTTCTTTGACCGGTAACTTCCACCTAACCACCTCTACTGTTAAGGATGCAGTCGAGACTCTAGCAACCAAGAACATTCCACGGTTGGGCGAAACCTACGTGGCATTCGTTCACCCACACCAGAGCCGTCGTCTTCGTGATCTTCCAGAATTTATTGAAGTCACTAAGTACGCTGCTCCAGGTAACTTCATGCTCGGTGAAATTGGTCGTCTATACGACACAGTATTCATTGAGACCACACAGATCCAGAAGGTAACAAACGGTGCAGGTTCAGGTTACACAACTGACACCGCTGTTGCTCCTGGCTCAATTGTCTACCCAACTGGTGGAGGTTACACCACCCCAGTAACAAAGACCGGTAACGGTAACAAGGATCGCTACACAGCAATCTTTATTGGTGACAATGCATTCGGTCACGCAATCTCCCTTCCAGTCGAACTCCGCGATGGCGGTATTCTTGACTTCGGTCGTGAGCATGCGCTTGCTTGGTACGCTATCTATGGTCTTGGTCTTATTACTGACCAGTCTGTAGTCTTGGCAGAAACCAACTAAGAACTTTATGACCTGGGTATGTCTTAAAACTGCCCACTAAAAACAAGAACTTAGGAGAATAATAATCGTGGCAAAAGCAAAAGTTACTGATTTTACTGGCCGTCAACGTGAAGAAATGATGAAGGCCAACGCAGAAGCTCTCGCAAAGAGGGCTGAAGAAATGACACTAGCCTCACAAGTTGAGGCGGAGAGACTAGAGACTGAAGTCTATGATCTTACAACAGGATCAGAGCCAACAGTTATCGATGAAGTCGAGTCTCTGGGCGTAACAAGTGCAGACGACAGTCAAGTTATTCGTCTAGCTGAAGATCTAGAATTTGTAACAATCGGCGTAGGAAATAACTATTCCTTTAAGGCCGGACAAAAGTATAAGGTTCCGAAGAATGTGGCAGCACACCTTCAAGAAAAAGGATACCTATACGAGCGCCTCTAAGGCACATATCTAGGACGCCCGCTTCGACTAAACGCCCTCCTGTCGAAGCGGGTCTTTTTTTAACCTGTACAACTTAAGCTTATTTGAGATTATTAGATAAGTAGATCTTGAGGATATGAGGATAAGTGGCAACTTTAGCATCCCTCGCTGACCGCTTGAGGGCAGAAATTGGCGATATAGCCCGCTCATTCACTGAGGAGTTACGCGGTGACGGAGAATCAAAAAGATTCCAATTAACTGAGGCCCCAATAAATGCAGCTTCACTTTCGATAAAGGTGAACGGCGTAGAAGTATCCTCCACCGCAACTATAGAAGAAGTTACTGGAATGATTCAGCTATCTTCTGCCCCTATTGATGGGGCAACCGTATATATTTCTGGAACCTCATTTAAATACTTTACAGATACAGAAATTCAATACTATGTAAACACTGCGTTTATAGAGCACGCAAGAAGCATTACAGACAGTAACGGTAGCCGAGTTACTATGGCAACCCTTCCAGCTATTGACGAGTATCCAGTAGTTCTTTTGGCATCTACTATGGCCCTGTATACCCTGGCTACAGATGCAGCTTTTGATATTGACATTATCTCTCCAGACGGAGTTTCTATTCCTCGTTCCGAGCGTTATCGCCAGCTCATGGAAACAGTTACAAATAGAAAAGAACAATACCGAGAGCTTTGCAACATGCTTGGCACCGGTATGTACAAGATCGAAGTATTCACTCTACGCAAGATTAGTCGACGTACAAACAAGTACGTACCGATTTATCGTCCACAGGAAATCGACGATGGGTCTATGCCACAAAGAGTCTACCTACAAATGCCAGACTATGGCGACATTACCTTGCCAAGTCCAGTTACTAATAAAGATCTTTCTTTGTACTCAGGAGACGACTTTGACATCCAGCTCAAATTCTCTATGGACCTATCAACTTACACGCCTCTTGCACAAATTAGACTTTTCCCAACATTCCCATCAAATCAGGTGGGCCCAGTTATCCTTACTACCTTTGAAACTACGATAACAGCATCTGTACCTGGAGGAATACTCGATACATTAAATCTTCACTTGGATAGTGATGTTACTGCAAAGCTTCCAAGAACGGCATATTACGACATACAACTTACATCAAGCACAGGTCTTGTTAGAACGTATCTAGAGGGCAAAGTATTTACTAAACCTCAGGTATCGAAATGACAGATCCAGAACTAATTCAAATAATTCAGCAAAGTCCTGAAATAGTTGTATTCGGACCTGAACAAACCGGTGCTGCCGGTTCTCCTGGTCCAACAGGGCCAACTGGTCCACAAGGAACTCAAGGACCAACAGGACCAACTGGAGTTGCTGGTGGTACTGGCCCTACTGGTCCAGCTGGAGCTACGGGCCCAACTGGCGCTACCGGTCCTCGTGGATTTACTGGACCAACAGGTGCTGTTGGTACAACTGGCCCTGTTGGCCCAACCGGTGCAACAGGCGCAACAGGTCCGCAAGGAAACAAAGGTGATACAGGTTCTATTGGACCTACTGGTCCTACTGGATCTCGTGGTGCTACGGGTCCTCAAGGTGAGGTCGGTCCTACAGGTCCGCAGGGTGTTGGACTAACTGTTCAGGGAACTCTTCCAGATGTCGGAAATCTTCCACAGTTTGGTCTTGCAGGCGACGCATATTTAATTGATGGTGATCTATGGATTTGGTCACCAAACAGCAACACATGGATAAATAGTGGACATGTGCAGGGACCAACTGGCGCACAAGGCGCTACCGGTCCAACTGGTGCAACTGGTTTAACGGGTGCAACCGGTCCAACAGGTCCACAAGGTTTAATTGGTTTTACTGGAGAAACTGGACCTACAGGTCCGCAAGGAGCAACTGGTGCAACAGGGCCGCAAGGAGATACTGGACCTCAAGGTCCTCAAGGAGTCACAGGACCACAAGGAACAACTGGACCGACTGGAGCTCAAGGAGATGTGGGCCCAACTGGATCTGCTGGTGCCACAGGACCCACAGGAGCTGTAGGAGCAACTGGACCTACTGGTCCTGTTGGACCACAAGGTGCTCAGGGTAATCAAGGTATTGCCGGTCCACATGGACATACTGGTCCTCAAGGCGACACCGGACCTACAGGACCTCAAGGAGAATTAGGACCGACAGGTCCGCAAGGTATAGAAGGACCTACAGGACCTCAAGGTGAAGCTGGTGTAACTGGTCCTACTGGACCTACCGGTGCAACTGGACAGGGACTAAATGTTCTTGGTGCGTTAAATAATTCTGGGGAACTTCCTGCTTCCGGATCTGCTGGCGATGCTTACATAATTGCTGGAGATTTATATGTATGGAGCACAAATAATTCTTCCTGGGTAAATGTAGGAAGAATTGAAGGTGCAACCGGACCAACTGGTGCGACAGGCGCACAAGGTGAAGTTGGCCCTACTGGCCCAATTGGTTTAACAGGAGATACTGGTCCACAAGGACCGCAAGGTGATGTTGGTCCAACTGGTCCAACAGGTCCAACAGGCGCAGAAGGTACATTCCCTAACTACGTTGGTGAATACAGCAATGGTGCTGATTACAACGTAGGAAATATTGTAAGCATTCCTGTTGGAAGTCCTTACGGAGATCCAGGACAATTATTTATAAGAGTAAGCAATCCAAACAATCCTGGTTATCCACCAGGAACTTCTTCTTGGGAACCTTACTACGCTGGTTCTACAGGACCAACAGGTGATGCAGGTCCTACTGGAGCTACAGGAGACACTGGTCCTACTGGTCCTACTGGAGCAACTGGTGACATTGGTCCGACTGGCCCTACAGGCGATACCGGACCAACTGGTCCACAGGGAAACTCTTTTACAATAAAAGGAACAGTAAACTTAATTGCTGATCTTCCAACATTAAATAATGCTGTTGGTGATTCCTATGTTGTACTAGAAGATGGCGGACATCTCTATGTTTGGGATGGAACAGCGTTTGACGATATAGGACAGGTAGTTGGTCCTACAGGTCCTACGGGCCCAGTTTCTACAGTTGCGGGTCCTACTGGTCCTCAAGGAAAGTTTGCCTATACATCAACTACTCCTCCAGCATCCGCAAATAATGGAGATGCTTGGTTTAACCCGAATGATGGGTCTGCATATATTTGGTATGATAACTACTGGATTGAAGTAGGTGCTGCACCTCTAGGCCCTACCGGTCCAACAGGACCTGCGGGACCAATTCAAGACATTATCCCAGTAATTGTTTCAGCGTTTGACCATGCCAATCATCAAGGACTTACAGTAACCTATGACGCAGAGTCTGAAGAAGTGCGTATCATTTCTGATGTTGCGTTTATTGAAGCAGTTGCTCTAGCAGGGCTATAAGGAGACATAGTGCCAATTAATCCCAGTTTTTCTGCTCTAGAAGCAGTCATTACTGCCAAGGTAGAGTCAGTAGCTACCAACATTGACAACAAAGACCTTCTAATTCAGATGAAGGCTCTTGAAGCTGCAGTAGCAAACCTAGCTTTAACTAAAGTTATTGCTGAGGGTACCTTCCAACAAGGTCAGGTAACCAGCACTGCAAATACTGCAATCTCAACACTGAATACTGGAGTAACTACTGCTCAAACAAATTTAAATAATATTGTTACTACAGCAACCTCAAACCTAAATACCGCGGCATCAAATGCCATTGATGACTTTAATGATGTAGCTACCCCAGTAATTGCAACCATCAACGATCTCCTTGCAGACCTTGGTGAGACAAATACTCAGGACATTATCGATCTGGTTACTGCGTCTTTGGGACAGATAACTACCGCTGCAAATACAGCTACAGGTCAGATAGCTTCAGCTCAAAGCGATGCCCTAACCATCATTGCCTCGACCGGAACCTCAGCCATAGGAAACATTACCGATACCCGAGACCTTGCCCTAGGAGCTTTAACCACCCAACAGACCTCATCTATTACGGCTATAAATACCGCTAGAGATGCGGCAGTTGCTGCGGTTAGTGCCTCCGGAGACGTAACCAATCAGATAAACTTCCTAAGAAATGACCGTTGGCTTGGTCTTAACATATTTGGGCCATCAACAGGCAATTAAGGGTTCAAATTGACAATTTTTACTTATACTAGCTTACTGGGTAAATCCCTCGAAGGAGAAAACTAATGCCATCCTACTCAGCGCTTAATACGCAAATCGATGCGGTCAAGGCAGAGATCACCACATCACTTGCTGCAAGCACTTATACTGCTCAAGACTTGGTTTATATTGCCAAGACACTTGAAACTCTTGGCAACCTACTTGGCATTAATGACCTAGTAGCAGCATCAGCCGATGCTCAAGATGCACTTAATGATCAACTCGAAGCAATTCTAGACGGAACTGCTCCGGCTAACGTAGGTAAGCTATACGTAGGCGCTGAAGCGCAGTCCTTTGAATTGTCAGCTGGTCTACAAGACCCTGCAGTTATTGCAAGTATTAATACTCCAGACTATGCACAGATTGCTTTCCAAAATAAGGGAAATGGTGCAAACTCTTCAACAGACTTTATTGCCTATTCAAATAACGGAACAGATGATTCTGGATATATTGATATGGGTATTACATCTGCAACATTTGCTGACCCAGACTTTACAATTACCGGACCTAACGATGGTTATATTTTCTTCGAAGCACCAAGAGTTTTAACCTCATCCGTAAATGGTAAGTCTCTAACAAATAACGTAGCAACACTTACTACACCTACAGCCCACGGATTCCGTGTTGGCATGCCTGTAGTTGTTACCGGCGTTGACGGTATCTTTAACGGAACTTACACAATTGCATCTATTCCAACAACTACTAGCTTTACATACGCTAAAACAAATGGTGACGTAACTTTCTTAGCGGTATCTCCGGCAGGAAACGCAGTTGCTGGAACCACTGGTAAGGGTAACCTAATATTTGCAACATCAGATAACGGTACTGAAAATAATATTATTTTTGCAGCTGGTGGTCTTGCATCTGACAATACTCAGATGGTTATCATTCCAGACCAAACTGTACACGTTGAGATCGCTACCCAATCTACTTCCACAACTACCGGTGCTCTTGTAGTAGCCGGAGGTATGGGTGTTACTGGTGACGTAAATATCGGTGGTGACGTAAACATCACGGGTACTATCTCCTTTACAGGCGGTGGAACAACAGTTGAAACTGCAAACATTTCTATCGTTGCACCTATGGTATTCACCGCACAGGACAATCCATCAAATCTGCTAGACTTTGCCCTTGTCGGAGAATACAATATTAGTGGATCTGATAAGTGGACTGCGGTCTCTAAGGATGCAGATACCGGTGTTTGGAACTTTGTATCTAATATTACAACAAAGCCAACAACCACTATTAACTACTCACAAGCAGGACTTGCTTATGACAAGATTAAAGTGGATCAAGTTGAGCTTGTTTCTGCCCCAGCAACAGCTACACAAGCTGCAAATAAGGGGTATGTAGACACTGCTCGTGCTCAAGAGCAGCTTGCAGCAGTTATGGGAATATTCTAACCGACGGGTAAGAACTAATAGTTACTTAGGAGGTAACAAATAAATGGCAAATACAGTAAAGAAGCTGTTCCGCGGCAACGTGGCAACATCTGCAGCAGATGTGTACACAGTGCCATCAGCTACTACTGCAGTAATCACCAATATCGTGCTAACAAACACCACTAGCAACGTATTGACTGGAACAGTAAAGCTATCTACACATGAAGTGCTCTCTGCAGTAACAGTTCCTGCAAACGGCATTTTTGCTCTAGACATTAAGCAGGTTATGGATGCATCTGAAACCGTAAACGCAGTTGGTTCTGCTGCAGGTCTAAAGCTTCACGTCTCAGGGATGGAGATTAACTAACAATGGGAGCTCTAGTCTATCCTTCAACATCTGGCCAAGGCGTAGGTGCATTAACCTATAGCTTTGCTGCCGCTCCTGGTGCTGAATACAACACCACTGAATTAAATGCTAACGGAATCTATGAGTTTCGTGCTCAAGAAGAGCCACTAACCGTAGCTATCTACGCTGTTGGTAATCTTACTTCTCCTATTGAGACAGTAGCTCTTGCTAAGAATAAAGCATTTACTCATAATGGAACCATTGCTCGTATCCGTATTTTGAGCTCATCTACTGGTGGAAACACTGCTGGTACTGGTTCAACACTTCTTATTATTAAGTACAGCTCTTCAACACCATCTCGTACAGGATCTGCAATCGATGGTCTTGGCGATGTTTACGCACACACTGAGAAGTCAACTGACTGGTTTGCTTACGAAGGTTACGGAATGAATACCAGCCGTAACCCAATGACAGCTCGTCTTGATGGAACTGGAAGCACTGCAGCTTGGGTGTGCTGGACATATAACTCAGCCGGAGATGGCGTATACCGTTTCCGTAACACCCCAAGTACAGGACAAGGAATTGGTACCTCCTCAACTACCTTCTCAGGTATTGCTGGAAACTTCTTCTTCAAGTCCATGTCCAATACGACAAATACTTGGACTCGTCTTGCAGACATTCCTCTACCTCCACAAGCTATTGAAAACGGAACTACATTTGCTGAGCAGCGTCTACGCCGTGCAGTAATGTGGGATACCGGAGATGACCTTATTGTTTGGTTCCGCTGCGTTGATAACAGAACCCAGACAATTAACTCTGTTCAATATACTTCAGTAGATACATACCTATACATCTATACAAAAGCTACTGATACTTGGACATTTGTTGGTGCGTGGAACCTTGGCGCAACAGGCTATAACTCATATGTTGATGGTCCTCAAATGTCGTTTACTCACGTTATAAATGGCGTTCGCTTCTGGTACAACTGGCAGCAAGAGCGTTCAAGTAACGGATTTATTCGTTATAACCTAGCAACAGGTGTTCGTGAAGCAATCACTTCAGCAGCTGATACTTGGCATGAAGGATCTTATGTAAATAACTACTTCCTTGCTAGCCCAACTCAAGGTATTGGTAACACTGATGGTGGTTCAACTGACTATCAGATTTACGACCCAACTAACAACGTATGGGCAAAGGTAACCCCCCCATCACGTCTAAATGAGGCATCAACTTGGTTCCGTGGCGGTCAGATTTTCCGTTACAACGCAACTTCGTTTGGTGTTATCGGTCGTCGTACATATACCACAGACAACACAGCTCCAGGAAACGGAGACCGCTATTGGGGACGCCGTCTATGGATCTATGACACCGCTACTCAGTCACTTGATCGTTGGTTAGATAAGTCCTTTGAAATGGAAGATTTCTACCCAGTAGCAATGCGTCCAGGACATGATACTTATGGTTCAACCTTTATTTGGCAGCCAGCAGGTTCTTCTTGGAATGGTCGTTTCTTCCGCTTCCGAAACAACTATGGTAGTTCAGCGCTATCTCGTCATAACCACGACTATGTAGACGTTACAAGGCCAAAGAAAGTAGATCTTATTGGAGCATATCGTCCTCGTGGCGAAATGTCTGTAGGTCTAAATACCGTTCTTGCATTTGGTTTACACAGAAACCCATTCGCTAGAGCTGTGATCTGGGCATCCTATGGTCAAAATACCTGGGATTCTGAAGTTCGTGGAGGACGTTCAGCTGGATCAACATATGACTCTACAGGTAGAAGCCGACATGGTTTTGAGAGCATGGGTGCAGAACTCATCTCTACAGCTGGAGAAATTTATCCAGTTCTAAATGATATGCAAATCATTCAATCTATTTACGACCCACAAATGCGTCGTTATTATGTAACTGGTTTTAGACCATCTCGTTTGGGATTTGTTTGGAACAACGGTAACTATCCATTCTCCACATTCAACCGCTCTCCATGGCGTCAAGTTTCAGCGTGGGTCGAAGAAGATACCGGAAGATTTGAGTATCTAGATTACAACCAGGGTGGTGATGATACATCTGACGATACCTCTAGAACATGGGCGCAAGGTCAACCGTTCATTTCCTCAACTGAAAACCCAGGTGAAATCTCAATCTTCTCAAACGGCCGTGCATATCGTCCAGGAGTCCACTTCATTCGTCCATACGACTCTGATGTGTGGGAAGTTTATAATATCTGGAACCTCTTTAACTGGGAGTATGGATTTACACAACGCTTCGTAAGCTATACCTGGATCAGCTCACAGTGGCAAGGAGATGGCCGCGTACCTCAGACCTATACATTTACACATGACGCAATCTCTAATAACTTTGTGCAAGTTGTTAAGTTTGGAGCCGGTCGTCTAAGCCGTACAGGTATTCCAGAGGGAACAATATTCTGGGATGGACGTTCACTCCTTCAGTATAGCCAGGAATCTGGTGTAGCCCCATTTGCTGCTACACAAACCGGATGGCGTCGTTTGCATACAACCTCTAGCCCATATTGGTCTCAAGACACTACTATGAACCGTACACCTCACGTATGGTACGACGGTCGATATGCGATCTGCGAAAAGCCTGACAGCACAGGTTACTATGTCTTTGATATGGACAACCTTTCTGCAGAGCCTAAAGTAATTGTTTCTCATATCCCAATTAACTCTCGTCCTACCCCTAACTATCAGGGCGGTAACTCTGGAAGTATTGGTAGCTTCTGGTGGTACTTCTCCTATAATAAGGCTTGCCTCGGTGGCGTAGAAATCATCGCAGGTGGTTCTGAACAGGACAGCGTACGTACTTGGAGAAATCCAAACTACTACCTAGTAAGATCTAAGGAGGCATAACAAATGGCGTTTACAGTAGAAGTAGATAAGAAAGTAGCCACTATTCTTCGAGATGGTGGAGTGTTTCTTACTCAATCTTTTGATCCTCGTGAAGAGGGCAACACTCCGTTTGACTCAAATGCAGACGCTCAAGCATGGGCAGAAGCATTTGTTGCTCAAACAGAGGTTGAAGAAGCTGCAAAGGCTGCTGAAGAAGCGGAAAAGAAAGCCGCTTTTGAAGCAGAAGAAGCAGCTCTAAAGGCCGCTATTGAGGCACCTGCAGAAGAAGAATAATTAAATAGCTTGTAGAATAGGCGGGTCTATATGGCCCGCCTATTTTATTTGGAGTAACTATATGAAAGTACTAATATCTACTCAATCGCCAAATCCCCAGATATCTGCTTTTTTTGCAAAAAGCCTTGCTGAAACCTACGCTCTGGGAGAAAAAGAAGGTATTGAATTTAGATTTATGTGGTCTCCGGATGAGTTTAGTTTTCGAAACGAAGCGGCAGAAATTGTAATAGAAAAAAACTATGACGCCCTAATATTTATAAAGCCACATATTCAATGGGTAGCTACAGATTTAGTAGGGATAATTAAGGGCGAATCTTTAATTGAGGGCGTACCAACAAAACAATACTTTGCTCCAGAACAATTTTATAAAGCAGTATTAAATGACTCCCCTAATCAGGATTCAGATAGTCCTATAACTGCAAAGCTTATGGATCTAGATATGGTAGTAATTAAGAAAGAAGTATTTGATCGCATAAATGACTTTGTAATCAAGGCTAACTATCCAAAAGAAGACGGAATAATTGAACAAATACCTATTTATTTTTATTCGTCCACGGATGAAAATGGCCCTATGAGTCAAGACATTAACTTTTGTAAGGCTGCAGAAAAAGCAGAGATACCAATAGTTATAAATAAAGACATGGCTATATTTGAGCATGTATGGGTTCCATATAAAACATACATAGGCAACGATATTAGAAAAGACTTTATCAATAAGGGGTTTGAAGAAGTTGAGCAACTTTAAAAGTCAAGCCGGACAAGATCTATTTGCACTGTCTAAAAATGACTATAAAGTTGGTGGAACTTTTTTAGAGATAGGCGCCTATGACTCGGAAAGCATATCTAATACATATGTTTTGGAGGTAGAGTATGGCTGGACGGGGTTAGCTATAGAGATAATTCCAGAAAGAGCAGAGCAGTACATCAGTAAACGGTCCTCCCCATGCATAGTAGCCGACGCAACAAAACTAGACTATAAAAAGCTTTTAATGGGGCACGAATTGCCCCAGACCATAGATTATTTATCTCTAGATATAGAGCCTGCTACACAGACCCTAGAAGCTTTAGAAAAAATATTAGAATCTGGCTATGAATTTAAAACAATAACTTTTGAGCATGACTTGTACGTAAGCAAAGACAACCTTATTATAAAAAATAAACAAAAAGAGATTCTTTTAGATAAAGGATATGTCTTGTATAAAGAAAACGTGTGCTCTCAAAATAACCCTAGGTTTCCTTTTGAAGATTGGTGGGTAAAATGATTTACATATCCCTTGCAGCATACAGAGACCCATTGCTTCAATCCACTATAGACCACGCATTTAAAATGGCAGAAAGACCAGAGGAGATCAGGGTTGGATGCTATATAACTGTTCTTCCAAATACTTCGGGGGAAGAGGATAAGTATGGGATAAAAAATAACCATGGTGGAAAAGTAATGTCTACAATAGACTTTGCTGGAGAATGGTTTAGTGTATGTAAGGCTAGGAACTTAGCTAATCAGTGGCTTACTGAGGAGTACGATTATGTACTACAGATTGATTCTCACACAAGATTTGAGCCTAATTGGGATACTTGGTTAACAGAGCAACATAAGAAAATAGATTATCCAAAAGCAATAATTGCTGGTTATCCAAAACCTTGGTGGCCAAAGGGTAGCCCTGAACAATCGTATAACTTAGAGGATGGATCCTACGGAATGAAGGATCACTATAATGATACGCTTTTTGAGCAGACTAGCTTTAATGTATTTGGATCTAGAGGAGAGTTTTTAAACGGATATGAATTAAAGCCGGTACATTACTACGTTAAAAAACAAGTAAAAGAAGGTCTGGATAGGGGCTGGTACACGTCTGGTTGCTTCTTTTTTGCTCCAGCAAAATATGCTATAGACCTTCCACAGCCCGAATGGATTGTTTTTTGGGGTGAAGAAGTCTATAACAGTATGCGTGCATTCACTCATGGGTGGAACGTATACATACCTATAAAAGTACCCATACATCATTTATTTCCAGGATACGAAGTTATTCAAAAATCTAATGTTCCTAAATTAGCTATGAATAAGCCAAGTCAAGATTTTCCAGAAGAATGGAAAAAAGAAAAAATGGCTGGAACAGATCGATGTATAGACGCCATTGCTGCTGGAACTATTGGGCCTGAGCATTTTGGTACTGAACGGCCTATTTCTGAGCTCTATGAATACCTAGGATATGACCTATCTGAGATGTTTCCTAAGTGGCGAGAAGAATATTGGCAAAGACACGGTAAATAAAGCGCCTTATACTGTCATACTATGCCTATAGATTTTCCAGATACCCCCACGCTCAATCAACAGTTCACTGTTGGTGAGACTACTTGGTATTGGAATGGATCAGTTTGGCGCCTTTTAGTATCTGAAGGTGTGCAAGGAGATTTAGGACCTACAGGACCTATTGGACCAACAGGTCCTACCGGTCCCGGCATAACCGGTCCTACGGGCCCTACAGGGCCTGGAATAACCGGCCCAACAGGACCTACTGGACCAGTGTCTACAACTCCTGGACCTCTAGGGCCTACTGGACCTACTGGACCAGAAAACGACAACGTAGATGGTGGCGTTCCAAACTCGGTATACGGCGGCGGCATTACTCTCAACGGCGGAAATGTGCAAGGAGTTTAAATGGCAGTAAAGATTCAGTTTAGACGAGGCACTGCTTCTGAATGGAACTTGGCAAACCCAATTCTTTCTCAAGGTGAAGCAGGATTTGAAACAGACACTGGACGTTTCAAAGTAGGTAACGGTTTAACTCCTTGGAACTCATTAGTTTATTCCTCAGGTGTTACTGGACCAACAGGACCTACACCTACAGTTACAGTTGGTACAACTACAACTTTAAATCCTGGAGTAAACGCCTCGGTTGCAAATAGCGGAACAGCAACTGCCGCAGTTTTAAATTTTGGTATTCCTCAGGGAGCTACAGGCCCACAAGGAATACAAGGACCCACTGGTCCTACAGGTCCAACTGGAGCTCAAGGCATTACTGGTCCAACCGGTGCTGCATCACAAGTTACTGGACCAACAGGACCAACGGGCCCAACGGGTGCACAAGGAGTTACGGGCCCTACAGGCGCAGCTTCTCAAGTAACCGGACCTACAGGCCCAACCGGTGCCACAGGACCTCAAGGCGTCCCAATTACTCTTAAAGGATCTAAAGCAACTGTTGGTGATTTGCCGTCAACAGGTAACGCTTTAAATGACGCTTGGATCGTGGATGCTGACGGAGATGTCTACGTTTGGGATGGAACACAGTGGTATAGCGCAGGACAGATTGTTGGCGCAACCGGCCCAACTGGACCAGATGGCGCAGATGGCGCAGATGGCGCAGACGGTGCTCAAGGTCCTACCGGTCCACAGGGAGATTTAGGCCCTACCGGTCCATCTGGAGTTATTTCAGTAACTGGTCCAGTAACAAATACTGGAACCCCTACAGCTGCAGTACTCGGTCTAGATCAATCGCTACTATCTATATCTAACACACAAGTAACTGGTCTTGGAACCGCTTCCACAAAAAACATACCTGTTACAGGAAATGCTTCAAATACTGAGGTTGTATACGGAACCGATACTCGCCTATCAGACACCCGCACCCCTACTGACGGCACCGTAACAACAGCAAAGATTGTTGATTCTAATGTTACTGAGGACAAATTAGCAACAAATTCAGTTACTACTAGTAAGATTGTAGATCTAAACGTAACAACTGCCAAGTTAGCTGATCTTAATGTCACTACTGGTAAGATTGCTGATCTAAATGTCACCACTGCAAAGCTTGCAGATGCAAGCGTTACTTTGGCAAAGCTTAACTCAAATGCCTTTACAAATCTTGCAGGAAACCTAAATCAAAGCCTATCTATAGTAGATGTTGCCCCAAGATACGGAAACACTACGGGAACAATGTCTAGCGGAACTGTTTACTTCTCAATGTTTACCCCAATGTGGACAGCCACTATAAGCTCAATAAGTGTGGTTTCCGGAACAACTCAGGCAACTGGAGCAACGCTAGTACGTTTTGGTTTATATACGGTTGTAAATGACACAGCAACACTTGTAGCCCAAACAGCTTCAGATACAACAATCTTTAGTTCAACTAACACGCTGTATAACAGGGTGTTTAGTACAGTTGGCGGTCTTCCAGCAACCTATACGCTTCAAGCAGGAACTCGATACGCTATTGGAATCATTATAGTAGCAACTACGCCTGGAAACGTGTACACAGCTTTTGGTCCAAACCCATCTGCAATCAGTACACTATCACCAAGAATTACTGGAGCAGTGGCTCTGCAGTCAGACCTACCGGCATCAGTAGCATCGTTTGCATCAACTACCGTTGGACCTTGGGGAAGACTATCATGACAACTAAAGTAAGCTTAGGAATAGACCCTGCCACAGGCGCAGAAAAAATCGAGGTACGAGACGACGAGGGAACAGTAATAGGTTACGACCTAGTATTCCCTGAAGAATAACGGCCATCGGAGGGCCAATGAAAATAGCTGTATACACGATTGCATTAAACGAAGAGCAGTTTGTAGAAAAATGGTATCAGTCAGCAAAAGAAGCTGACTATCTACTAATTGCAGATACTGGTTCTACTGACCTAACTAAAAAATATGCCAGGAACTACGGCATAAATGTCATTGACATCTCTGTAAAACCTTGGCGTTTTGATGATGCTCGTAACGCTGCCCTTGCAGCTTTACCCAACGACATTGATATATGTATAGCCTTGGATATGGACGAAGTTCTAGTGCCTGGATGGCGTTGGCACCTAGACCGAATGTCAAAAGATACTACCCGTCCAAGATACAAGTACACGTGGAATTGGAATGAAGACGGAACTCCAGGCCTTCAGTACGGTGGAGATAAGATACATGCTCGTCACGGCTATCGGTGGAAACACCCAGTTCATGAAGTATTAACTACCGACCGTATAGATGAGATTCAAACCTGGATAGGTTTAGAGATTCACCACCATGCAGACAACTCAAAGCCTAGATCTCAATATATGCCCCTTCTTGCACAGTCTGTAAAAGAAGACCCATATGACGATAGAAATGCCTTTTACTACGCTAGAGAATTATTCTTCTATGGACAATTTGATGCGGCCATTGAAGAATTTAAACGTCACCTATCTTTACCAAAAGCGGTATGGAGACCAGAACGAGCAGCATCTATGAGGTATATATCTAAACTTATGAAAGAATTTACAGAAAAAGAAGCTTGGCTTAAGAAGGCAGTTAATGAGGCTCCCGATAGAAGAGAGCCCTATGTAGAACTAGCAAAGCTGTACTATGAAAATAACCGTTGGTTTGACTGTCTAGATGCCGCAGAAAACGCACTTGAAATTACTGAAAAGCCCCTAGAGTATTTATGTGAGGAGTTTGCCTGGGGTTCTGCGCCCTGGGACTATGCGGCTATAGCGGCCCATAACCTAGGTTTATCGGATAAAGCCATTCAATACGGCACTAAGGCCGTAGAATTAAACCCGAATGATCAACGCCTAATAACAAACTTGGCTTTCTACACTAAGGAGCACCCTCTTGGCGACAATATATAAAGTCCTGGGTCAGCTGGCTGCAGCTGCATCTAATGCTGGAGAAACCCTATATGCAGTTCCTTCTGGATCCTCAGCCGTAGTATCTAGCATCACAGTCTGTAATCGCGGCACAGCCGCAGCAACCTATAGAATTGCTATACGAAAAGCTGCTGCCCCATTAGCTAATAACCAGTATCTTGTTTACGACACAAACATTCCTGGTAATACTACGACTAGCTACACCCTTGGAGTTACTCTTGCCAGCACAGATGTAATAACAGTTGCTAGCGCATCTACAGCTAACCTAACCTTTCAAGCTTTCGGCTCTGAGATTTAGGGGCTACTGTGGCTATAACTAATAATGGCCAGCCTCAAGGCCCAATACAATTTACAGACGCTGCCTCCGGAGCACGAGTATTTATTGGAGGCACAACTCCAACAACTCCTGCCCCAGGAGATATCTGGATAGATTCTGATGTACAGAATAATGCTGGAAAAAACACTATATCTGAAACCACATTATCAACAGCCTCTGTGTCTCTTACAGTCCCAAACTCTTATAAAGACGTATGCCTAGTACTAAAAAACGTACAGCTATCTACAAACGGAGACATACTTGTCAGATTAAATGCTGACTCTACCGGAGCCAACTATCTTGGCGGATCAGCTCTACACACAATTAGTTCTGTAAAAGCTGGCGGTAACAACCTTATAGTAATAACCATACAGGAGAGCCAGGCACTTACTCCTAAATTTTCAAGAATAGAGGGAGTATACGTAAACTCCTCTAATGCTTTAGCCTCTGTAACTGCTGCAGGTGGGTATAGTCAAACTACCGCATTAACAACAATTAATTTAGCAACCTCAACCGGCACCTTTGCTGGCGGAACTGCAACCGTATATGGAGTTAACTAATGGCAATTAAAAGATGGAATGGAACAACTAGCTCCTGGGAAGCATTTGGAAGTCCCCAGGTAAACATTGCTGCTTTAGGTATAACCGCAGAATCTATTGGCGCAGTATCAAAAACTAATGGATCTATGACCTCTTCAAGCACTAGCTTGACCGCAGTTAGAAATATGACGGTATCCACAAGTGCTCCAACATCTGGTCAAGGATCTGATGGAGACGTCTGGCTGCAGTACGTATAGGACTAACAAATGCCAGGTTCTATTAAAAATGGCGGTATCTGGAGATCCGCAACCGGTCTATACATAAAAGTAGGCGGTACTTGGCGTACCGTCACTTCAGCGTATGTAAAGGTTGGCGGACAATGGAAGCAGTGGTTTGCTTCTAAAATTCAAGACGCATTTAATAGGACATCAACCGCTGCTGGTTTAGGCACTGCAGATAGCGGACAGGCTTGGAATGCTACTTCAGGAAACTGGCGCATTAACGGCTCTAATCAAGCACAGAGCGATGATTCAGCAAGCAATTATCCAATAGTCTCTGCAAATCTTGGAAACACCGACGTAAAAGTTCAAGCGGATGTATCAGGTGGAGTTGGTCCAGCATTTTGGGTAAGCAGCGCCGGATCATGGTGGGCTGCAGTCCCTCGTTACACTACCGTTACAACAAACTCTACATCTATAGTATGTGATCAAAACTTGGCATCATGTAACGGATCTGGATGTAGTCCTTCAGGAAGTTGTTGCTCAGGAGTATCTGAAAGCTCCTCCAGCAACTGCAATGGTGGGTACGTACAATGTTCAAACTCTTCATGCAGCGACTATCCAAATAGATGTGCAGGACCTTTTAGCAGCACAAGCGGTGGCGGACAAACCTGTAATGCTGGTTGCAGTTCAAATCAAAGCGGATGTCCTGCTGGAAGTTGTTCGTGTTCTTCCTCTACTTCTGGTGGAACCCAATCCTGTACTGGTGGAAAAACAGACGTATTTCAAGGCTCTAACTGCTCTAGTCTTGGTGGAAACTGTGGTTCTGGGCCGTTTACTGAAACGGTAAATAGCAGCTATTGCGGTGGAAACGCTTGCTATGGAAGCGACTTTATGACTGCTCTTACAGCACCAGGTTGCGGTCTTCCTGTCGATAACGGAAGTTACCAATGTTCTGGTGGACAAGTATACGGATCATTTAATGGACAGCCATTTGGATGCTATACATATAGCTCTGGTGGAACTCAATATCAAGTAAATGATGGAGGAACCTGTTCAACTTTAGGGTCTGGTTGGTCACAAGTAGGGTGTTCAAACTGCGCTGGTATGGGCCCTTGCGGTACTGGAGGATTTGTTTGCTGCTCTAAAAGTGGAACAGCCGGGTATACCTACGTTGGCCCAGGAACATATGTAACTAACTACTGTAAGGGAACTGGAGAAGTCCCATTTAGTTATACAAACTACTATTGTTATACTGCTCTTGTCGGCAGCCCATCAGTTACTACCTATAACTACTGTACGGGATATACTCAGAACCCAGTAGTAACCACGTACTATGCATATACTTCTTCTACAACAACAATTACTCGCTCATGCTATACGGGTACTAGAACTATTTCAAATCCAATTACTAATTATAAGACTGAGTTAGTGCTACTAAGCTCTGTCTCTGGCTCTGTAGTTAGCTCAGCATCATCTACAATCTCTGATAATACCTCTGGGTTTACAACTGTAGGGTCAGTGTACGTACAGACTGGAGGAAATGCCATATCTGCATATGCGTATTCCTCAGCAAACCTTGGTGGAAGCCAACTTGGCGCCACCCTTACCCACACAGCCTCAAACCCTACTAAGGGAACTTCTGTTGGTATAATTAAGACGCCATCTACGGGAAGTCAAGGCTCTACAGCCGATAACTTCTTAGCCACTATATAGGAGCACAAATGAGCGATAGACCAGCACGTCCCTGGGATTTGTTTAATAAAAACATAGGCCGGGTAGAAAGCGACATAGCCGTAAAGAGACTAGAAATCTGCAAAGGCTGTGAAAAGTTTATAAAAGCAACAACCCAATGTAAGGAGTGCGGCTGCATAATGAAGCTAAAGACTAAGCTACCAAATGCATCCTGCCCCCTACACAAGTGGGAAGCAGTATCCGACAAAATCTATAAGGAAGAAATCTAATGGCAGAAACAGTAGATAAAGCAAACATACCGCCTATTAAGATAGCTTTTGTAATTGATGGAGAAGTTGTAGACGTTCTTCATACTGATTCAAGACTTGCCGCTATCTTTTTAAGTGAACCTAAAATTGTAGACGTTACCGACCTTTATGAAGCAGGATCACCTGTATTTGTAGGAGCTATCGATAACGAGGATGGAACCTTTACAAATCCTGAGAAGAAGGACTAATTTAAATGCGTGGTGAAAGAAGGTTGGGACGTTTTGATATTAACCACGAACGTGGCTCAATCATTTCTGGCACCACACGAGAAGTGGTTCGTACAGTCGGATACATTATTGAGTGGTGGCTATATGATGAGGAAAACACTCTCATAGACCCAATTTATGATGTTGGATCTGACGGTGGCGGAAGAAGATGGCATGGACCACATCACATTCCAACAATTAATGCTGCCCTATATCAGGGTGCTGCCCCTCAAAATGACCGAGGTCTCTATAACGCCGATATTTTGCGTGTAACTCTCAACATGGACATCATTGAAGGTAACAAGCGTACAGGCGGAGAAGCTTTAGTTATCCCAGAACTACGCAGCATGCCTACTAACCCAGATGCTTATCTGCGAGATCGAATAGTCTTTAGAAATGAAGTTTTCTCTATAAAGCAGCTTTATCCAAAAGGTATTATTACTGATGACTATACCCTTTTTACTATAGACTGCGTTCAGGTAAACCCTGAAGAACTTATTAATGATCCTCAGTTTCAACAATACTCAACATATAGTCCATTTGGTCCTAAGGATCAATATGACTGGGAAGGACCATAAAATGGCAAAAAACAATCCATGCTGGGACGGCTATGTTCAGGTAGGATTTAAAAGTCAAGGTGGTAAAAAGGTCCCCAACTGTGTGCCGGAAGGTAAGGGAAAAGACAAGGTTCCGGCCCCTAAAAAGAAAAAAGGTAAATAAATATGTGCGCTGTCTGTGGTTGTGGAAAGAAAAAGGGACAAGCCGGATACGGTAAGGGCAAGGCAGGAAAGAAAACCCTATCTCCAAAGCAAAAGAAGATTGCCGGTGCTGTAAACCCTAAAGGAAAGATTACAGGAGCCGACTTTAAGGCTCTCAAGAACAGAAAGGGTATGTAACTATGTGTGCTACCTGCGGATGTATGAAACCAAAAGACAAGCATGGCATGAAAACCCTTGCCGCCGCTAACAAAAAGTTTGCTAAAACTAAGAAAAAAGCGGCTAAAAAGAAAGAGAAGAAGTGACAGACCTACCTCTAGCGAAAGAACAATGCAAGTGTGGCAACTGCGCCTGTGGAAAGGGTCAAAATGAAGAAGCCTAAAGCTAAAATGATGAAGGGCAAATACGTCAAGTCTAAAGACGAACCAGTTGATGCCTATCTTACTCGAAATCTTGATGAAGAACAAAAAGAAGAGTTTGAGAAAAAAGATAAAGCTCATGGCAAAAAAGCCGACCCCAAAACTATGCGTAAAGACATATCTATCGATAAGAAGATTATCAAGGGGATAGAAAAGAAGGAAAAAGCCCACGAAAAGAAGGAAGGCAAAAAGGGCGAAAAAGCTGAGGAAAAACGAGAGAAAAAGAAGAAAAAGAAGTAATGATTTAGCCCCCTATACGGGGGCTTTTTCATTTATCCTTGGACTTGACGCCGGGGAAACCCGGAACCCTGCTGATTTACCCTGCAACCTCTATGGAGGATTTTTACGATGATACTATTAGCCAAACGGCTAGCCCGTCAAGAAACTGATGCTGACAAAATTGAGTTTGTCAAAGGCATCACTGGTTTTACACCAGAAGAAGGAAGAAAGAAAGCCGTTAAAGGCTTTGTGGCTGGTTACTTGTTAACCACCGCTGCTCTTGCTTCTAAATGGCGTCGTTAGAACACTTCATCGTAAAAACAGTATCTCAGGGTCAGCAGAGAACAGCAAAGCAACTAACAGCAAAACTCCGTCGTCGTGCGTATGACGCGGGGTGGCCTAGCCATGCCGGAAGACATTTGACTGTCGTTCCAGAAAATAAAGGATTTGGAGTAACCTACCCAAAACAGCACGCTAGTCGAATTGAAGCTATGGAGTATGGAACTCAAGATACACCACCATCTCCGGTAGTTCGCCAGTTTTTAGCTGGAAGTAAGGACACCGATCTTTCTCGACATATTGGTAGCGCAATGCGGAAGGCTGGGTGGATCTAATGCCATTTATCATGAATGAAGACAAAGCCTTAAAGGCAAAGCTATCTGGCATAACTGTTGCAGATAGTGGAAACCCTACTCGTCCTGTTGGAGTGTGGTTTGGTCAACCAGATAAAGAAATTAGACATCAGTCTTATCCATATATAACTATAGATCTTATAGCTGTAAATGTTGGAAAAGAAAGAGAGCACAGGGGAGATGTAGTTTTAACTTATACCCCTGAAGGAGCAAACCCAAATCAAGAATATAGAACCTATTTTCCAATACCTATAGATTTAGATTATCAAGTATCGACGTGGTCTCGTCAACCAAGGCACGATCGACAAATAATGGCTGAACTGTTTAAAACAGATCGGCTTCCATTTAGATTTGGAGGGGTAGTAGTCGAAGAAGACAATACAATTCGTCGTCTAGACCTACTGAGCTTCGCCAAAAGAGACGCCACAGATCAGGACGGAAAACGTCTGTTCAATAACGTCTACACTGTAAGAATAAGTTCGGAAATTCTTCCGTACCCTCTCGAGCAGTTGCAGTACCAAGTAACCCAAAACCCAAACATATCGTTCACTTATCAAAATACCCCATTTACGGTCATAAACTCATAACAATACGGTCCCCCAAGTAAACTAACGATTAAGGAGAATATCGAATGGCTACATACAGTAGACCAGGCGTGTTTATTCAAGAAGTGGAGCTTCCACAAGCTATTGAGCTTGGCGAAGGCGGTTCTGCTATTGGAGCTTTTGTTGGCGCTCTAAATCAGGGTCCAACATCTGCACCGGTACTAGTAAGCTCTTGGTCAGAATTTACCAAGACTTTTGGTTCATTGAATGACGCTTACCCAACAACCTGGGCTGCCTACAATTTCTTTGCAAATGGCGGCCGTCAACTATACGTTAAGAGAATTACTGGAAGCGGTGCTGCGGCAGCGAATGTAACTCTTACAGATAGAGCTCAAACCCCTCAAGACACATTAACTCTTACAGCAAAAAGTGCTGGTACCTGGGCAAATAGCCTTGCAGTATCTGTAACTGCTGCTGGAACAGATACTCGCTTTAACCTAACTGTGTACGGTGCTCCTACAATTTCTGGAGTTGCAACATCTAATGTTCTTGAAACCTTCACAGATCTAAGCATGGATTCAACAGATCCTCGTTACGCAGTTACAGCAATCAATGCAGACTCAGCATATCTAGTAGCGGTAGATGAGCAATCACCTACAGTAGCACCAGATGATATGCCAGATATTTCTGGACTCGTTGCTTTAGCTGGTGGTTCAAACGGCTCTCAACCAGCCCTAAACGACTACACTTCAGGTCTAAACTCTTTAGATCCAATTACTAGTCCACTAGTTATTAATATCCCTGCAGCTGCATATGTGTATACCACTTCAGGTACTGGTGCAGAAAGAACATTCTCACTAGATCTTAGTGCTGCTGCGGTAGCTTACGCACAAGGTCGTGGAGATGCATTTGCTGTTGTAGATCTTCCTCAAGGCCTAACTGTTGCTGAAGCAAAAACTTACGCATCAGACCTTAAGGCTAAGTACGCTGCTAACTCTGATGGTGGAGTTGCTGCAATGTACTACCCATGGGTACAGATTCCAGATTCACTAAAGGCATCCAGATCTGCACTTCGTAATCAAGCTCCTGGAGCAATTATGGTTGGACAGTATCTAGCTACAGATGCATCTAAGGGTGTATTTAAAACTCCAGCTGGATTTACAACTCGCCTAGCGCTTGCAGTTAATACTCAAAGACTGTTGACAAATGCTGAGCTAGATGCACTAAACACTGGAACTGAACCAATAAACGCTATTCGTCAGGTTCCTGGCGCTGGCATTGTTGTTATGGGCGGTCGTACCATGAACAATACTACAAACGACCGATACATCAACATCCGTCGTTCTCTTATCTACATCAAGAAAGAGCTTGAAGATCGAAGCTCTTTTGCAGTGTTTGAGAACAACGATTCAATTTTGTGGAACAGACTATCTGTGGCCCTATCTACGTTCCTACGTGGTTACTGGCAGCAAGGCGGTCTGCGTGGGGCTAGCCCTCAACAGGCTTTCTATGTAAAAGTAGATGCTACTACCACATCATTTGCAGACATACAGAACGGCCGAGTTAACATTGAGGTGGGAGTTGCGCTGCAATACCCATCTGAGTTCATTGTTATCAAGCTTGGTCAAATTACCGGAAACGCCACTGCGTAAGGAGATAAATACTAATGGCTAATCTATTCGAGCTAAGTACTTTACAGACGGATCCGTTCCGTAATTTTAAGTTCTTAGTTAACTTTACCCTCAATGACGGTAAGAACGCTACCATAGGACCAAAGTTTGGAAGCATGGGATTTGTCTCTGTTTCTGGTCTAAGCGTTGCTACCGAAGCAATTAGCTACCGTGAAGGCGGCTACAACACAAACATGCATCAGATTCCTGGTCAAAGCTCGTTTACCCCAATCACCCTTTCAAAGGGCATTGCTTTGGGTCAAAGCGAACACTCCCTATGGATGAAGAGACTATTTTCAGTACTAACTGGCGCACAGGGAGTAGCTGGAGTTGGAACTGAGTTCCGCTGCACAGTGGATATCTCAGTACTAAGTCACCCAAATCCAAAGGGCGTTTCAGGATCTGATTCAACAGCTACTGTAGCTGAGGCAAAAAACCAGCATACTGCTATGCGCTTCCGCGTATATAATGCATGGGTTACAAGTCTTGCATACAGCAACCTTGACGCAGGCGGAAGCTCGCTAATGGTTGAAGAAATGACACTCGTCCACGAAGGATTTGACGTCTCATTTGCTACAGGATACAAGACAGCAGAAGACGCCCCAGATCTACTCAGCGTATAACTAAAAAGAAATAGGTGAACTACATGACTACAGAAACGACAATTGCTGCGGCAGATAACCCTGGTCTTGCTAATAAGCTTGCATCAGAAGCTGTTGCATTAGCAGAACAAGAAAAAGCAGCTACACCGGTAAGGGCTGAGATTAGAAACCCAGCCAATCCGATAGTGGAGCTAGCAGTTGGATTAGATGTTCCATTTGAAGAGCGTATAACGACAGCCGAAATACGTGAGCTTAATGGAGCAGATGAAGAAGCTATTGCACGTCTAAATGACCCTGCAAAAGCCTTAATGTTAATCCTAGAGCGTGCTGTAGTCAAGTTGGGAAATAAACCCACTGAAAAAGACCTACTTGACGCGTTGCTGGCAGGAGATAGAGAACTTCTCCTGCTAGCAATTCGCAAGTTAACCTTTGGAAATGAAGTTAACCTAGAAGGAAACATTTGTCAGGCATGTGTTGAACCTCAAAAGATTCAAATAGACCTAGATACAGATGTAGAAGTAAAAAAACTTAATATAGAAGATGTCGAGTTTACTGTGCCATGTAAGGCTGGAGAAGTTCGAGTAAAGCTTCCTACAGGATTTACACAAAAAGCATTAGTAGCCTCTACTAACAAGACTGCAGCTGAATTGGACTCCGTTGTATTAAAAAACTGCATCCTTAGTATTAATGATAAGCCCTTGTTAAATCAATCAGAGGTACTAAGGCTTAGCATTAAAGATAGACGTGACATTCTTAAAGAGATCTCTAATCGTAACCCTGGACCACAACTTAGTGAAATAAGTAAACCTTGCCCAAACTGCGGCCAGGAGGTGTCGCTACCGCTAACCCTAGCGGATTTGTTTCAGGAATGAAATAAGTTATGAGATCTTGGTAGAAGCCATAGATCTTTTATCTCAGTTCTATCCTGGATGGACACTAACAGAGTTAATGAATTTAAGCGTAAGAGAAAGAGTCAACTGGCTTAACAAAGCCTCGAGCAGACCAAGAATGGTTAAGTAAACATGGCAACTCAGCAGATCTTTTCAGCTAGTGATGATGAGAATCCCTTTTCATCACAAAGTGTTGATAAGTTCTTTAAGTCCATGGAAAAAGGACTGCAGCAGGACTTAAAACTTATTAAAGAATTCCGTAAAGTAACGGAAGATATTAAGAAAAACATGCAAGAAGCCCTCAAAGCTGGGGGCGGATCTAGCGCCGGATCAGGAAAAGTTGGTCTTGGTGCTATGCCAAATAAGGCAGTTGTTGGTGGTTTACTAGCCGCTGGAGCTGCCTATGGCGGAACAAAAATGTTTATGGGAATGGCGCCCAATACAATGGCCGCTGTTACCCAAAGAATGTCTGCTGACACCGTTGCTGGCATCAGTGGACTAAATGCACGTCAAGTAATACTTCGTTCAAATGCTAGAGTAGGTAACGGCGCAACAAGCGCTATGGGCCCAACTATGGCTCAAATGAACATGTTGTACGGTGGTGGATACACTGCAACTAGCCTAAGCTCTAGAAACGTAATGTCCCAACTAGGCGGACTAAGCGCAATAACTGGCGGAACAAATGAGCAGATGGCTCAAGGCATGGCGGGCATTAATGCTATGCGTTTCTTACGTATTGGTGTGCAAGCTCGTGACTCTAAGGGAAATCTACGTCCGCCAAACCAATTAATTAATGAAACTTATCGTTTCTTGTACGGTGGACGAAAAATAACCCCAGAGCAAGCAGCTATGGTTTTAAACCCAGGATCAAAGGGATATCAGACGATATCAATGATCGCTGGTGGTGATTCTAATCTTATGTCTATTTTGCAGATGGGTATTATTGCTCGTGCCAAAAAAGACTCACCATTAAGTAAAAAAGATTTAGGAAATGCTCAAAGATCATTAGATGTAATGGGTGTAGGAAAAGAAAGTCCAATACGAAAACTCTTTAACTATAACACCAGTGAAGCTAGGAAACTACAGGCAACAGAAAAAGGATTAGTTGGCGGATATAACACAGCACTTAGCGCAACCACTGCTGTAAACAATGGTTTTAGTAGTTTAGCAGAAGCAACTGATGGGTTGACTCAAGCATTTATGGGACTAAAAGGATTTTTACAAACCCTTCCTGGAGCGGGAAATACCGGTGCAACACTAGCGGGTATGGGAAGCTCGATAATGGGTATGGGATCAGCAGCCCTTCAATTTGGAATGCTTCGTATGATGATGGGTAAAAGCGCAGTGCCCGCTGCACTTACTGCAGGAGCCAGCCGGTTAGCCGCTGGAGCCGGACTTAGTGCTGTTGGTGCTGGAGCAACTGGCGCAATGTTTAGCAAAGGATCACTGTTAAAAAGAGGTGGTAGAGCTGCATTAGCTGCTGGTGCGTATTATGGGATGGAAAAACTTCAAGGATTTTTAAATAAAGCTAATGTACCTAGCTGGCTTCGTAGAGGTGGAAACGTAGCTTTTGATGCTCTACAAGGAGGAGTAACTGGAGGAATTGCTGCAGGACCTTACGGTGCTTTAGCGGGCTCAGTTGTAGGCACAGGCGCTGGAGTAGTCAATCCTTATGGTCAAGGTGGAGGAGACTGCGCTCACGGAAATATAGGCTCCCATAACTGTGGAGGAATGGGTGGTGGACAAGACAACATGGTCTTGCAAATGCCAGTTCCTCCAGGAACACGAGTAACTTCAGGTTTTGGTCCAAGAGACAATTCAAAAAACCCACAGATATCTAGAAACCACACAGGTATTGACTACGCGGTAAAGGTAGGTACGCCAATTGTTGCCGCCGGAGCTGGCGTAGTAACTGAAACCGGATTGCACAGACAATACGGAAACTATGTGATTATTAGACACGGATCAAGATCTACTCTTTATGCTCACTTAAGTAAAATCTTAGTTAATAAGGGCGAAAAAGTTGTTGCTGGACAGCAGATTGCACTATCTGGAGGTAAGAAGGGTGCTCAAGGAGCAGGAACCTCTACAGGTCCACACCTTCACTTTGAGGTAAGAGCAAATGGTGGAGTTGGAGCTCAAGGAAGAAAAGATCCTCAAGGACTATTTGGAAAAGCATTTAGCTTTATAAAGGGCAAAGTAACCTCAGGACTTAACTTCTTAAAAAGAACTTCTAACAGGCTTTTTGGAACAAATTTTGCGTACTCTGATGCTGGAGATGACAAGTTTAACTTTAATGCAAGAAAGCACGATATAACAAAGAAAACGCTAGGTCAATATAACAGTGCTAGCGTCTCAGATATTATTGCTGGATTAAACTTTAGTCCTACGAGCTATTCAGAGCTATCTAAGCATATAAATCCAAACGACCCCAAATTTGGAAAGATATTAAACCAAAACTATGACGAGGGTCATGGAAACGAAAAAGGCATTTATGGAGGAAGCCGACAGGCTCTCATGCAGGCCCTACATGCACAGGGGTTTAGAGGTAAATCCCTAAGAACCGCTTTTGCAGTTGCTCTTGCTGAATCCGGAGGAAGGCCATCAGCTATAGGAGACGTAGATCTACAAGATAAGAAGTGGGGCCCAAGCTACGGAATCTTCCAGATTAGATCTTTAAAGAATTGGCAAAATCATGATGGAAAAGGCTCATCTGATCCATGGAGAAATGCTAAAAAGCTTAGAGACCCTAAATTTAACATAGAAGCTGCCTGGGTAAAAAGCAGCAAGGGTAAAAAGTGGGAGGCTTGGTCTGCTTACAATAATGGGGCGTTTACTAAATTCTTAGATGATGCCGATAGAGTTGCCACTAAAGCAGGAATTGGTGGCGGTCCAGAAACAGCTGGCGGATTTAACATGGCTCATGTGGCACCAACAGAGACTAGTCACAGCCCTGGAGCTAGAAGCGTATCTTCAAACTCAAATGTAAACATAAAGGTAAATATGCAGGTAACTCTTGCCAATTCTGGGCCAGGTGAAGCTCAGAGGCTTTTGCGTACCTTTAAAGAGGGTATTGAAAAGGAACTAGAGATTAAAGGAATTGGTGGATACTAATGGCTGCTCCGCTACCCGTATATTACACAATTAAAGCTTACGAAAAGATTGTAGAAAACTTAAACCCAACCGCAGAAGACCAGCAAGGATCTCAAGGTGGTTGGATTGAGATTACTACAGATAGCAAGCTAGTTAACTATAAGCATCCAGTCAAGTATGTTTTGCAGTTCTTTTTGCAGAGCGATATACTCGGCCTTAATCCACTAGAGGATAGCCAAGGCGTTAATATTGCTGGTGGTGATGGAACAGTTTTTAAGCAATGGGTAGACGATAATGCTGACAAACTAAAAGTTAAGGGTTGGAACACATATCAAGACAATAGGTTTGAGCTTATTGTTACAGCTAAAGTAAAAAGTGCTTCAGGTACCCCTAAGTTTAAAGCACAGACTGTTCCAAACTCAAACGTAAACTCTAGCCCTAATTATTATACCGTAAATATAAAAGCAGGAAAAAAGATTCCTTCAGTTAAGTTTACCGAGGCACAATCAGAGCCAAATAAACCAAATGAAGTAAAAAATGACGTGACTGAACAAGGTCAGGGATACACCCAGTGGAATGAGTGTAAAAAAGAATGGGTAGTAGTTACCTATGCTCAGACCACTAAAAATAACGTATTTGGATATGACGTATATTTAATAAAAAGAGACGTAAATGGCACACAGCTAAGTAGACAGCTATTAGGATTTGAGCCATCTACTGCTACTAAACGACCTTATTCTGATATTGGAAGAAAAGCTCTTCAAGAAGCATATCAGTGCGTAAAGGCTTCAGAAGACGCCCCAAATGTTCCGACACCCTCTGTTACGGTGCAGGAGTACCCACAAGACGAAAGAATAAACCCACCTAACCATAGAATTACTCGAGATGTCTCTTTATCTCAAAAACTTTATTATTCTTTGTCTGAGGCTAAGCGACGAGGATCTAAGACAAATCCTGGACTTTATTTTGCTAACTCTACGGAAGAGGCTAGACAACGAGCTGAACAGCGTTACTTAGACTCAACAGCTAGAGGACGTCTTGGAACTATATTTCAGGATAAAGATAGTGCTATAGCCCTAAACACCAACAATGACGATAAAAAGCCTTGGGGTTTTAGATTTATATATAACCCCCAAACTATTGAGTATTCTACCGGTGCAGATATGTCTGTAGACTGGATGCTAAGCTCTAAAGATCCTGCAAACTATATTGGTGGAAATACCGTTGTTAACTTTATGCTGTATTTAAACAGAATTGCAGACATGACTGAACTACGTCATTTAAAGTCTAATCCAACCGATTACATTAATGGATACCCCAGAAAACTTACCGCAGAATCAGTTGCCGGACTACTAAACAGAGGCACGGAGTACGACATAGAGTTCTTATACCGGGTATTGAATGGAAGCCCAAGACCAAGCATAAATGGTCTTCTTACCTATACAGTAAACGGCAAACCAGCTGTAACTTCAGATTTTGGATATATAACTGGAACCCCTGTGTGGATAAGATTTCACGAAAACCTTAGGTATAAAGGCTCTATAAACAGTATTTCTGTAAATCACCTAATTTTTAATGAAGAAATGGTGCCTATGTTTTCAACAATGTCTGTATCGTTTACTCGTTACCCAATTACCGGAGAAACAGACCCTGCAGTCATTGCAGCCTACTCAGAAAAGATTGCTAAAGACCTTAAAGCTGGAGAGGAGCCACCTAGAACATAATGCCTAACATAAATAGACTATCTAGATATTATGATGGAAAACTTGCCCAGATCTATAACTCAAAAACCAAGCAATATGACATTGCTGTTTTTAAAGCAGAATCTGATGAAGTTACCTCTTCTTACATAAACTATACCTGGAAGTATGGAGATTCTCTTGCTGCCTTGTCCGATAAATATTTAGGTATTCCGGGATACTGGTGGAAGATTATGGAAATAAATCCAGAAATAACAGACCCCTTCTCAATAGAGCCAGGAACAGTTATAAGGGTGCCGTATGTCACAAGATGATCGTAATAACTTTACCTTTACTCAAAACTATACCTGGGAGTCAACTGCTCGTTGGTCTGATTATAAGGCGTACTTTCCATCTACACCAAAGCACGAAATGATATTAATGGGTGCTGAGCTTTATCAAGTTGTTGAGGCCCACGATGTGCTTGTCCTAACCTTTAAAGGTAAGCCAGAGAGTGATTTGACTAACTTTGTTTCTGGAGATCCCGTGGTATTTAGCTATTCTAGTGGAGCTAATAAAAGCAAGTTTAATGGGTACATTTATAAAATACGTCCGGTAACTGATATGAAAACCCACATGGTACGTATCATATGTGTGTCTGCATCCTACGTGCTAAAGAATGGTGCTCAAAAGATTTTTAAGAATGTTACAGCAGATCAGGTCGTTTCTAAGGTGTGCGCTCGCCACGGCTTAGCTACGGTCACTCAAAGACACCCTAGATTAAGAGATAACGTCTCACAATCTGGAGAAACAGACTGGCAGCTGCTACAAAGACTAGCTAGACAAACAGGGTTTGCATTAAAGTGTGAAAATACTACTGTATTTTTTGTAAGCAAGTCTAAGATATATAATGCCAAGAAAAAGGGTGCTCCCTACTTTAAGTATGTAGACGGTAAAAACCAAAAACAAAGAACTACTGGAACTTGTCTATATTTTGAGCCAGTTGTTTCAGATGAGGTTTTAGAGCTCGGCACAAGAGTTGATAGAATTATTACAGGCATAAGCAGCACTACTGGTGAAGTAATATCTGCTACTCACTCACTAAAGGACTTTACTAAACCTGAACTTGGTGTAGTAACTGTGCCGGATGAGGATTACCTAAATGACATCTAAGTTTTCTAAACAAAAAGCAAAAGCTAAGTGGAAGTCCTATAACCCTTATGAGGTAGCCGATAGCCTTACCGACTCTAAGCTCATTGCTTCAGACATTTCGGATGCTCGTAGATATGCACACCGTGCAAAGGCTACAATAGTTGGAGACTCTAGAGTTAAACCATATGAACCCATTTATTTAGATGGGCTACCTAACGGCATGTCTGGATACTGGACAGTCCTATCTGTAAAGCATATCTTTGGATCAGAGCTTGCTAGATACATGATTGAGGTGGAACTGGGGACCGATGTTTTAGGTGAAACGGACCCTAACGCATATAAACAGCAGCAATATCGAGACGTAAACAGTGAGATATCAAAGCAGGCGATACGTACATCTGACTCTAGATTAGTTGATTATTCTTTGTCCGTAAACTCTTCAGCTTTAACAACCCCCAAGGTTTCTTCTCCCGCTATTTCAACCCCGGCAAGAGCCTTATCTCCTGACCCAACATCTCCAGATCTGTATCAAACAGCTGTGCCAGATTTTTCATCTATATCTCGTACAACTACTTGGGTTGCAAATAGCTCTAGGACAGTACTATGAGCACAAGTTCATTTTTAGACTATGGGATGGACCCTCAAGGTCGTCACAGGTTTTATGGCATATACGAGGGCAAAGTGGTATCTGTTAATGATCCCCTAAAAAGAAACAGAATACAGGTAAAGGTGTTTCAAACTACGGGGCAGGAGACTACCGCTTGGGCAAGAGCTTGCCTTCCAATAACTGATTCATCATACCATCCAGATCATGCTCCCCACACTGCAGCTCAAATAGCCGCTATGCTGACAACTACCCCCGTATCGGTTACCGACTCCAGAGGGGATACGGAGACTGTACCGGCCCTAACTATTGTTCCAAAATCTCCAGGAAATCAACAGCTTAATCATCAACACGTGGTTACTAAGAAAAAGACAAAGATTAAAGGCAAAAGCATATTTGTAGATAATGCGCCCACATCTACGACAGACTCAAAAGAAAATAGTCTTTATACTACAGCTAGTGGATTAAGTGCCCCAGGAACAACCACTACAGACACCTCTATAAAGGCTCCAGAGCATACCTTTCATAGAAGCGTCCCTGTAGTAGGCCAAATGGTTTGGGTTATGTTTGTTGCGGGAGATCCAGAATATCCGGTATGGGTTGGAGTACAGCAATGATATCTATAAGCTATCCCTTTACACTAGACGCCTTTGGTAAAACAGACTCTACATATAGAGAGTCAAAAATTTACTTAGATAAATTAGTTACCCTGTTGTCTACCCATATTGGGCAAAGACCTATGCTTCCAGAATATGGAACAGATATAGCAACCGCCTTATTTGAGAACGATAATGATTTTGTTGCGGCAGTCCGTGCTGCAATAACTACTGCAGTAGCTAGGTGGATACCGGCTATTACAATTAGCAGTGTTGATATCTCCACCCCTGATTTTGATGGTTATTCAAGTATTATTTTAGGAATAGAGCTTCCAAACGATACTACAACATCAATCACTGTAAATTCAGCTATTTTTGGAGCTGACGGATCCGTTAGCAGATTAGGATAAAAATGAGCCAAATAGACTATACCTCAAGAGACTTTGAATCTCTAAAACTGGATCTTATAAATCTTGTAAATGTTAGGACTGGATATGACTGGGTTGTTGATGACCCGTCTGATTTAGGCTCAGTTCTTCTAGAAGCTGTTGCATATATGGGAGACGTCATGTCTTACTATATAGACCGAGTCGCAAATGAAACCTCTGTAGAAACAGCAGTAAAACGAGAGACCTTACTTAAATTTGCAGAGCTGTACGGCTATAGGCCTTCTGGTCCTATTCCGGCACAGGTAAGCGTTGCTTTTACAAATATAAGCACCGAAACTCTAGACCTACCTATTGGTACGCAGGTTATGGCCCCATTAACCTATGGTCCATTTACCGAAGTATTCTTTGAAACAACTCAGGCTGTAGTTCAATTACAGCCCGATCAAACAATCACAGTTACAGCTAGAGAAGGAAAGACGGTAAATACAGATCGTCCAGACCTTATTAATCCAGCTACTAATAAACCCCTACCTGTTAACTTGGGAACATCGTCAGGACTAGCCAACCAAGAATTTTACATTTATGAGCCTGGAGTTGTAGATAACTCTCTTGTAGTATACGTTGGTCAGGGAGTAGCTTTTGGTTCTTGGAGGTATGTAGATAGCTTAGCTGATTATGGTCCAAACTCACTAATTTTTACGACAAGAATTGACGAAGATGGGTCTACTACCGTTGTATTTGGAGATGGAGTTAATGGAGCAATACCTCCAGTCAATCAGTTGATTTCTGCACTGTATAAAAACAGTTTGGGCATAGCTGGAAACGTAATTGCTAACGCTATAAAAGAAGTGACATTTATTCCTGGAAACGGAAATCCGGAAGCACTCTCATACCTTTCAGTGTCTAATGCTTCAGCCGCAATTGGAGGGGCAGACGCAGACTCCTTAGAGCAGCTTCGTAAAGGAATTAAGTCAGCAATCATATCAAGAAAAAGAGCAGTTACTTTAGAAGATTATGAAAAGCTTGCTATGCAGGTCTCTGGAGTAGCTAAGGTAAAAGCAGTTGCTGGAGTCTATAGCTCAGTAACCCTATATGTACAGTCACCAGATGACGGAAGCACGACTCCTGGAATATATAATGGAAGCACCACTACTGCTTGGAATACGTCAGCTGCAGCAATTTCTGCGTATCTTGAAGATAAAATTCCAGTTGGAACAACAGTTACAGTTCAAAACCCAACATATGTACCTATCTATCTAACTGTAGCTTTAACCTTGGCAGACCAATATAAGCACTCTGCTGTAAAACTTGCAGTATCTAAAGCCCTTTTAAATCCAGGTGGCCTATTCCACTACGACAAAAATGAGTTTGGAAGATCCATTCCTAAGTCCTCAGTTATTGCTACAATTGCGGGTATAGAGGGCGTAGTGTCCGTAGACATAACCAAAATGAATACGGATAATGGGGCTAGCTCAGCATCTATAACTTTAGCTGCTGGTCAAATACCATACCTGCTTCCAGCCAATCTAGTGTTCCCCACCCCAATCGGTGGAATAGCGTAAGGATAAAAAATGCCAGCATCATTTCCCACTACCGTAAGACAGTTTACGGCAAAAGTAGATCTACAAGATACGATTCTTGCAGATCACATTAACGCTCTACAAGATGAAGTTAGAGCTATAGAAATAACCCTAAATGGAACTACGGATGCAACAAACGGCCTACTTACGTCAAATTATTCGGGAACATTTTCATCTACAAGCACTTGGAACTCTTTAGACGATAGAATCTCTAATATTGAGGCTGGACTTGTAAATGGCTTAGCTATAAGCCCATACGTAAAAAAAGCTGGGGACAACATGTCTGTCTCCAATGCAGTTGCTTTAACATTAAAGAATACCAGTGCAACAACCACCTCTAACCTATTTGAGGCATATAACTCTGCAAATATTCTAGGGTTTGCTTTAAATGGTTCAGGTTTACCAAAAGTGGGAACTGCTAACGTACTATACGTTGGAAGCTCTGAGTACACAACTCTAGACAACAAAGCTCAAACAGCACTAGAAACAGCAGAGTCTGCTCCGTTTAATTCATTTTTGTTAGCGGGTATGTAACCTTAAATGGCTAGATATTCGTTTGCAACATACGGTTCTCCTAACCTTAGATACGGTCAGGTAGAAAATAATAGAGCTTACTATAACGTAAGCCTATTTGCATGGAGCTATACGTATAATGCTGTTTCTTTAATCTGGGGCTCAGTTTTAACAGACCCCCTAGATCCAGCCCCAACACACTGGAAGCTAGTAAAGAACACTACTGGAAATCCAGACACTCCGTATGATGCCGAAGTTGTAGACCAGGGAACAATTTCTGAATATCGATTATCAGCAATAGATTCAGACCTAGTTGAGGGTCAACAGATAATTTATTCTTTTTGGATATTTAATGGAGTAAAGTGGATTAACTGTGGATACTCAGACGTAATAACAGTCGGTGATTCTGGAACTCTAGGTAAAGTAGAAAAATGGATTCCTTCAGCATGGCTAAATGCTATAGCTGGTACGGGAGACGCTACTGGAGAACCTAGCGATCTAGATCTAAATAAAATATTATCTGCCTATACATTTTTTTATGACTCTTTAAGAGCAAAAATTCAACTTTTAGAAAGCTCTATGTCTTATAAAGACATACCCATACAATTTCTTAAGTCTAAGATACAGGATTTGGGATTTAATTATGAGCCAGTTTTGGGAGACATTTACCATAGAAGTCTTTACAGAATAGGTGATGAGGTAAATTCTGAAAAGGGAACAACAATCGGAATTAAAGAGTTTACTACCGCATTAACTCACTGGAATAGCAGGGTTTCTGTAGGAAAAAATCTACTATTAGACTATAACGACTCTTCATTTGAAGAATCTGCTGGAAGATGGTCTACTACTGCCGGAACAGTTCAACACATTCATTTTACAGAGTCTCTTTCTACTGTTGGGGTTTTAGTAGCAGCACCTACTCCAACAATTAATTATAACTATGGACTTTTTGGTCCTAGATCTGTAGGTTTTGGATGGGTTCATGGGCATAATACCTCTCCAGTATTGACTTTACCAGCATCATCTTCAGACATAATTAAGTATGGTGTTCCAGTTAAACCTAATACTAGGTACTTATTTAGCGGATACTTTAGAGTAAAAGATACAACTAAAGCGGGGTCTGCTAAAGTAAAAATTAGTTGGTATAACCAATCCGGAACCCTAATATCAACAACTCTTGACGGAACAGCAGTTACTTTAACTAGTTCTTGGCAACAAGTATTCTCTAAATCAGACTCTGGAACAAATGGACAACTTGCACCAAGCAATGCATATTACGCACAGCTAACAATAACATTTACAAACTCAAGCAACCAAGCAGAATACATAATGGATATGTTTCAGTTTGAAGTTGTTAATGGATCATCTACCTATGAAGATGCAAGAAAAGCCATCGTATATGTTGAGGGTGAGACCGTAAACTATATTCATAACCCATCTTTTGAATCAAATACAAACGGTTGGACAGCCCTAAACGGAACATTGACGACTGCAACTAGCCCATCAGGAGCAATAGTATTTGGGTCAAAATTTGCGAAACTTACCGCTAGTTCAGACGGTAGAACAGGCATAACCTCTGAGTGGATGCCTATAGATCCCAATGAAAACTATACCTTTAGCGCACATGTGTCCTCAAATACAACAAAGGTTGTAAAAGCAAGAATTGAGTTTTCATCCGCCCTTAGTCAAGAAGAACAAAACACAATACTTACTGACGAAGACGGAAGCTACTACTCAACCGCGGTTTACTATGTTGATTCAGATCCACTAACTTTAAGTGCTACCCCACAAAGGCTGCACATAACTGCTCTCGCCCCAGACTTCTCAACTGATGCTGGGTACCCCCTTGCTAAAGTATCTTTATATGTAGATGATGCAGTCTCTGGAGAAATGCTCTATATAGACGCCCTACAGCTAGAGGATTCTTTAGAGCCTACTTCATATTTTGATGGGTCTGGAGCCCCAGCAATAACTAACCCACTTACTCAAGAATATATAGATGCTTTTGACTGCCTTTGGGAAGACGAAACAAATTCTCACGGTAGAAGCTATCGTTGGCAGAACTACGCAAACAAGCTAGCTAGACTTGCAGCAAACATGGTAAAAGTTGTACCAAATGGATCTAGTTGGGAAATTAGGTCTGGATTCCCAACACCTGCATACCAAGAGCTATCCCCATCAGTTCTAACTGCTCCATCATTTGAGCAGAGCACTACAGGTTGGAACGGCGGGAACGCAACAATCTCCAGAAGCGTAACTCGAGGCAGCTTATTTGATGAATACACTACTCATGGAAGCGCATTTGGAAAAGTAACCTCTACAAATGGATCTTCAACATTCTCTGCATATACGGACAACACTCCTATAGTAACTAACGCTGGATACTATGCATCTATCGCTGTCAAACCAGAAAACGAAGACGCATATGGAAACTACACGTTAGAAGTAAAGTTTTATGACGATTTCAACATCGTAGTAACAACAAAAACAGCGTCAGCAAGAAACATAAGGTTTGATCGATGGGGATATCTGGGGGTATTTGCCCAGAAGTCAGAAATTTATGGAGCTACCTACGCCGTACTAAAAGTAACGTGTACTCCAGACTCCCCAGCAGCCGGTCGAGTGTTCTATCTTGACAGGGTTGTATTTAGGCAGTAGGTTCCTGCCATGACTACTGTTTTAATTGCCGGACTTGCCTCTGCATGCGTACTTACCGCTGTAGAAGGTCTTTTAATATCTCTTGGAAAATGGCGGGGATTGCTAAGCCTAATAATGTCCACAACTGGAATACTGGTTATGGCTGGCTATAGTAAATTTACTATATTTGAGATCCTGGCCGCAACATTTGTTGGACTAGTCCTATCCCTTGCCGTAGAGCAGGTTTTTACGGGCGTATCCCTGCGTGAGGTACGCAATTTGCCAAAGAGGGTAGATAGGCTGTAGAACTACACCATTGAGGCTAGGAGGGCCAAATGAAAGCCGAAGTGTATGACAACCCAATGTTGTCAATGAATGCTCGTTTCCTATATCTGTACTTCCTTCGTATAGGTCGAGTAGCCACAGTTGAAGAGCTAACAACAGCTCTTGCTGAAAGCGAATACGCAATCAAGAATGCAATGAAGGAACTAAAGAAGCTTGACTACATACGGGCAGTCAAGTATCAGGTCAATGGTCAGTGGCGGACTTTATTGAAGTTTTCGGACGAGTCCCTTAATGTTACCGTAAAAACCATGCTTGAGATTCAGGCACCGACAGACGAAATACCGACGGTCGGTAAAACGCCTGTTCTATCTGTCTGCAATACTAGTGATAAGTCTATTAGTGATATAGATAGCTTAGAAGTACTACGTACTTCTAATCTAGGAATTCATCCTGAATTCCAAGGAGATGAAATGAACTGGCCAATACTGGGCGATGAAACCCCCCGAAAAAAGACTGACGATGAAGTGGGCGTTGTTGGGAAGATCGATGATCAACAAAAGCGGATCAACTCAAAATACAAACCAACCCGTTTTGAGGACACCCCTCAAAGCAAGCATCGATCTAACCGGCCCGAAGAGGACTGGACAACAACCGACCTTGTTGCGGAGTTTTATTATCTTTATCGGGAGAAGTGCGGTAATGTTCCGGCTCAAGTCAATGGACAGCAGTTTACTGTTTGGATCAACCGTCAAGTTGGCGAAGGTACCCATCGCACTGTTATCCTAAAGGCTATTCGTAAATTCTTTAATGATCGTAGGTTGTTAAAGGATCCCGGTGTTGGAGAACCCTTATGGCGAAAGTTTATAAAGTTCTACTACACTGTGTACGGAACAGTTTCTAAGGATACGAAGCAAGAGAATCTCTCAAACCAAGAGAAGATGCTAAAGCTTCTAGAGGGGTAAGTTGTGTACAGCTTAGAAGAAATATCTCCACGTACTAGGGCGCAAATAAATGCTGCACAGTTTCCATTAAAAACTATTGGCAGAGAATTTGAAGATCTAGATTCTTATTACCCAAACAAAGAGCAAACATCTGTTGTAGAGATCGCTCATGATTGGATGCAAGAAGTTATCGATGGAGATGTTATTAGAGCTAAGGGTTCAGATACTTGTGGTCTTGGGCTGCTCTTGATTGGAGAGCCTGGCCACGGAAAAACAACTCTTGCATCTGTGATTGGTCAGACACTTATACGGTTATCTCCAAAAGAAGTTTGGGGACCTACAGATCAAGTAATAACCCGACCAGTTTTCTTTGCGGATTATCCAAAGCTTCTTCGTTTACAAAAACGTCAATGGTCGGATGAAGACGAAACAGAAAAGTCTCTCATAGATTGTATTTATGGTGAGGCTAAACCCGGAGACAATGTTCGTCTGCTTATACTTGATGATTTAGGTAAAGAATATAGAACTGCTTCTGGTTGGTCAGAAAACACATTTGATGCTTTACTGCGTGCAAGGTACAACGCTGGGTTACCTACGATTGTAACTACCAATACACCTATGGGTGAATGGGCAGATACATACGGAGATTCCATGGCGAGTTTCGCACACGAAGCGTTTGTTCCAATTGCAATAATATCTACTAGGGGGGACAGAAGAAGAAAATGAAAATGAAAGAGTTAAAGAACGTGCCCGCTTATGAATGGAAAACCATTCAGTTCTTTGTATCGTTGAATGGTATCTCTGAGGTACAGATATCTAACGATAATACTATGCGCTGCACTTGTGATGGTTACAAGTCTCGCAAAAAGTGTAAGCACATAGTCTTCTGTCTAAATGAAACTAATGACGATTTTGTATATCCAATAAAAATATCTGAGGCGACACCACAGGAATACATAGATCGAGCAAAAACATCCGCAGAGGAGTTTAGAAATCTACTCCTCAAATACGGGAGAATATTGGCTCTATAGACTATGAAGGGGGGCGATATCTCAAACGAAGTGCCGCAGAGAATTGCGGTTACTTTAGACTGCATTCTTGACAAAACACCGACATCAAAACGTGTGCTTGGAATTCCTGTCTTTTCTGAAGAGGTTTCTTATAACAGACAGGCTCTAGCTAGGTTCTGGAATTTTGCTCAAAAGTACGGCTACGTTATGGAGTTAGTTGGTTTTGGGTATACACGAAAAGAAATGAAAGAGATTATGGATGACCTAGATAATCTAGGAACAAATCCTTTTAACTATTCTGCGGCGTATAAGGTAATATCAGACTTTTCATCACAACTCCCATATAGACCAGAATTAAAACATGTGGTAGACATACCCACTCGCGGTCTTATGTACGGAAGTTGGTATCTAGAAATGGGGGCTCTCTAATGGCAGCAGATAATGAGATTCGCCTCCTGTCAAAAGCAATACGAGATAGGGATATATCTCCACTTTTAGATCGAGGCATTCAAGACGGTTGGTTTTACGTAGATGAAAATAGGGCTGTTTGGAAGTTCCTACGGGAGCATGTAGCCAAGTATTCCGAGGTACCCACAGCAACTACCGTAAAGGATAATTTTCCTAACTTTAGGCTTTTAAACGTAGAGGACTCCCTGGAGTACCTGGTAGATCAGCTCTCTGAGTTTCGTATCCGCCAAAAGACCATAGAGCTGGTTCAGACGGCCGGAACCCTTATTGCCGACGGAGATCATAGGGGAGCCCTTGAACAGGTCTCTATGGGCCTTGCAAAGCTCCAGGACGAGGGCGTAGGAAAGTCCTCAGACATAGACCTGACCAAAGAGCCTCTAAGTCGCTTTGACGAGTACTTGAATATTAAAACCCGCCCTAACGGGCTCCTTGGCATGTCCACAGGATTTAAGGGTATAGACGTTGCAACTGCCGGTTTACAGCCCCAACAGTTAGTGACAATTGTTGCTCCCCCTAAAACTGGTAAATCAGTGCTCTCAATGCAGATGGCAGTAAATATTCATGAAGATGGTTTTGTTCCTATGTTTCAGTCTTTTGAAATGACTAATCTTGAGCAACAGAGACGACATGACTCAATGAGGGCGCACATCTCTCATTCTCGTTTAATTCGTGGAGCTTTGAAACCAGAAGAAGAAGAGCGCTATAGACTGATGTTGGAACGCATGGAAAAAATGCACAACTTCTATTTAACGGATTCTGTCTCTGCCCTAACTTTAACTTCATTGTCTATAAAAATAGACAAGATTAGGCCTGATGCTGTTTTTGTTGACGGTGTTTATTTGATGGTTGACGAGATGACGGGTGAGTCAAATACCCCTATGGCGCTTACCAACATAACCCGCGGAATGAAGCGACTTGCACAAAAGCATAATGTTCCTATTGTCATGAGCACTCAAGCTCTTCGTCACAAAATGCGTGGAGGAAAAGTTACCTCTGACTCAATCGGTTATTCGTCTTCCTTTGTCCAAGACTCTGACATAGTTATGACTTTAGAGCGTCAGGACGAGGAAGACGATAGTTCAAGAGTTCTTAGAATAGATAAAAGCCGTAATAGCGCTCCTGCAGAGATAGAGCTTTTGTGGGACTGGGAGGAAGGAAAGTTCCAAGAGTATGGACAGTCCATTTAACGGAACTCAACTTTGTTCTAAAGTTGATGATCCTGAAATTTTCTTTCCAGAAGATTACTTAGATACTAAGCATCTTTCTATGGTAAGGGCTATTTGTAACGGGTGCCCAATAATTTCTGGATGTTTAGAGTATGCGATAAAGGATCCTTCTTTAGAGGGTATCTGGGCTGGAACAACTCCTAGACAGAGATTAAAGATTCGTTCTAGAAGGAGACAGTCCGCATGAGCTCTATACGACAGTTAAAGCCAGACTATACCGGCACGATGGAGTATGAAAACCAGGTAATGCATGAGTGCCCGGTATGTGAGTCCACTATTTGGAATATAAAAGCGCAGTTTGAAGATTATGAAATATCAATGTACTTTTTAGATATGGAATGCGCTAGTTGTGGGACGTATGCAAAGGCGCCTACTCCTTTAGATAGGCCAAATCTTGTTTAGTGACGGCATAGTAGAGGAGGCTGCAAGACGCCTTGGCATAGTTACTTGGGGTAGGGGCGATGAGCTTCGCTCTAACTGTCCTATGCATCGTAAGCGCACAGGAAAAGAAGATGATAATCCCTCTTGGTCAATAAACGCTGTGTCTGGAGCCCATCACTGTTTTTCTTGCGGGTATAAGGGCAACTTAATAACTCTTGTATGTGAAATAAAAGAGTTAGATTACGATGATGCACGATCTTGGATATATTCAAACCTTGATGTAGATCTAGAAGCCTTATCTAAACAGCTTGAGGAAATAAAAGATTCTTATATACCTCCTGCTCAGCTTGTTCCTATGAGTGAGGCAAGGCTTGCTGTCTTTTCTACTCCGCCAGACTGGGCATTAGAGGCTAGGGGTTTGACTGAAGATGCATGCAAAAAGTATGGTGTTTTGTGGAACACCAAGTCAAATGAGTGGGTACTTCCAATACGTGAGCCAGATAGCAATAAGCTTTTAGGTTGGCAAGAAAAGGGGCAAGTAACAAGGTCTTTTTTTAACCGTCCTGTTGGAGTTCCTAAATCAAAAACTATGTTTGGTCTTAACGCCTGGCAAGGGGGAACAATGATCGTTGTTGAGTCTCCTTTGGACGCTGTAAAACTAGAGAGCGTTGGAGTTTCTGGAGGGGTAGCAATATACGGCGCCTCGTACAGTTTTCAGCAAATAGATCTTATGAGAAGAGCTGATCGTTTAATCTTTGCGATAGATAATCCAGCCGTAGATCCTGCCGGTAAGAAGTCCTTCAATCAGTTTTTAGTTGACTCTAGAAAAAATGGGTTAGAGTTTCTTATGTTTAACTACTCAGATCAATCAAAAGATATTGGAGATATGTCCGCAGAAGCAATACGTTTAGGAGTAACAACCGCTACACATTGTGTGCTTTTAAAGGAATTAAAGTGACATTTACAGGAACTCTCCTTCCATATCAACCAGAGGCCGTAGACAAGATGTGCGATCGCGGCAAGGTTTTGGTTGCTTACGATTTAGGGCTAGGCAAGACAGTGTTGACTATAGCTGCGCTAGAGCGGTTGATGGACAACCGTTCCGTACGTGAGCCGGGTATAATCATCTGCTTGTCTAGCCTTAAATACCAATGGGCAGACCAAATAAGGAGATTTACAAGTGATACTTCAAACCCTTTGGTCATTGATGGAACGCCAAAGCAAAGAGCAGCTCAGTATGCCAAAGCGCTCGACTGGGCTAATTCAGGGGTTGATTACATCATTCTCAATTACGAGCAGGTTGTTAACGACTGGGCTACCGTGTCCAAACTGCCAAGAGGATTTATCGTCTGTGACGAAGCAACAGCAATCAAATCCTTTAGATCAAAAAGATCAAAATACATAAAGAAGCTATCCAGTAATTATAAGTTTGCTCTAACAGGCACTCCCGTAGAGAACGGTAAGCCAGAAGAGTTATATTCAATAATGCAGTTTGTTGACCCAACTGTTTTAGGAAGATTTGATCTTTTTGATAAAACATTTATAGTTAGAAATCGTTTTGGTGGTGTTGAAAGATATAGAAATATAGACATCCTCAGTAAAACAATAAAAGACGCTGCAGTAAGAAAGCGTCAAGAAGATCCTGATGTATCTCCTTATCTTCCCGACGTTATTACAAAAGAACCAATACTTGTTCCTTTTTCTAAAGCTGCCAAAGAAATTTATACTAAGATAACTGATGACCTTTTACTAGATCTAGATGATGCTATGGAGTCCTTCGGTTCTTCATTTGACATATTTTCCCATTATGGTCAGGGAGATCAAGGCGGACCTATGGATGAACTCAGGGGAAGAATTATGTCAAAACTAACTGCCTTAAGAATGTGGTGTGATCATCCGGATCTGTTAATACATTCCGGCAAGATTTACAACCCTATGCAGGGAGTGGGGTCTAAATATGCGTTTGAGTGCATACAAGACGGTTTACTAGACGGTACTTGGAAGTCTCCAAAGCTTGAGATTTTAAAAAACTATGTAGACGAGTTCTTGTCTTTAGACGAAAGTAATAAAGTTGTTATATTTACTACCTACGTAAATATGGTTACTTTTATACAGCAGGCATTGCCGTATGAGTCTGTTATTTACACCGGCAAACTAAATGCAAAAGAGAAAGAGTTAGCAAAAACAAAGTTTCAAACTTCACCAGATTGTAGAGTTTTTATATCCTCTGACGCCGGTGGATATGGTATAGATCTTCCTCAAGCAAATCTATTAATTAACTATGATTTACCATGGAATGCCGGGTTAGCGGTTCAGAGAAATGGTAGAATTAAGCGTGCCTCAAGCTCTTGGAAGAGCGTAGTTATTCAGGACATACTGATGGACGGATCTATTGAGCAGAGGCAACATGAGCTCCTAATACAAAAAGCCGCAGTAGCAAGCGCTGTAGTAGACGGTGCAGGATTAGATGATCGAGGCGGAATAAAACTAACGGCTGGATCTCTGAGGGCTTTTTTAGTTAATGCTTCAACAATTATAGTTTAGGAGAGATAATGCCAAACTCACCAAAGACTCCTACCCGCACAATTCGGGTTTCCAACGAGCTATGGGCTGCCGTTAAGGAGAGGGCTAAAATAGACGGGCGTACCGTCACAGACGTGATTATAGAGGCCCTAAAGAACTATATAAAGGACTAGGCTACCGGGTTGCACTTTGTCAGTGGGTGGGTATAAGCTATAGCAAAACTTACCTAGGAGGGTAATCATGGCAAAAGTTGCTACACCACCACGCAAACCGAGCTCTAATCCATTGATGGTTAAAGTTCGTGAATTTATTTCATATAAAAAGCAAATAGATAAACTATCTAAAGCGCAGGACGAGATTAAAAAAGATCTCATGCAAACCGTTGAAGAAATTGGAGAGGTCGATGATGCTGGTCATCAGTGGCTTCAACTTCCAGAAGAAGTAGACGGCTATGCTGCTCTACAGCGTCAGCGTCGTGTATCTCAAAAGCTTGATATGGATGCTGCTGAAGAGATCCTAAAGAAAAAGGGCCTATACGAAAAGTGCGTAACTATGGTTCCTATGATTGAAGAGGACGCTGTTATGGGCGCCCTATATCTTGGTGAACTTACTGAGGAAGAAGTAGATCAGATATTCCCAAAGACTATAACTTGGGCATTCGTTCCTAAGAAAGCTTAATATTTTATGCCTGATGTAATTGACAAAATGTTCGGAGAGGTGGGAGAGTTCTACCCCGGCTCTAAGAAAAAGAGACGTCCAAAGTCAGGTGAACAAAAAAAAGTAAATAACGAAAAAGAACTCTGGCAAGAAAAGCCTCAAGTAAAGAAACTTCCAAATGGAAAAGTAGTAGAGCTCTACAGCGTAGGCGCTTTATCTGTTGCATTAGGAAGACCTTTAGTTACTCTTCGTTTATGGGAGAGAAAGGGCTATATTCCCAGAGCTCCATACAGACTAAAATCTGTAGTTGTTGGCGATAAAAAGAGGCCAGGCAATCGCATGTATAGCCGTGCTATAATTGAGTCAACAATAAAGAGTTTTCAATCTCGGGGACTTCTCGAAGCCCCCAGGATTGATTGGAATCGCTTTCCTGATCTTTCAATAGAACTATTGGAGAACTGGACAGAGATTCACAAAAAAGAAACTACTAATGACCAATGATCAATGATCCTATGAAGAAAGGAACCACCCAAATGGGCGTTCAAGCAACAAACTCACTCCGCATCAAAAAAGATGCACCAAACGTAGATACTTATGTATCTGACATTCAAGAAGACGGCGTACTCGATGAGTCGCTGTTTGAAGAAGAAAATGAAGACGAAACTCCAGAGCGTTCGTCTGTAATTCAAACAGGATGGGCAGCAGCCCGTCGTTCTGACTCCGCTGACAAATCTTTCACACCAGACTTTAAGTTTGATGAGGATGTTCAGCTTGTTAAATTCCTATCATCTGAGCCAATGAGCTTCCTACAACACTGGGTACAACGCCCAGGTAAGAAGTCCTTTATTGGTTGGGAGAACGACCCACTATCTCGTGTAGGAAATAAGCCTGATCGTAAGTTTGCATTTACTGTTGTAAATCTTTCTGACGAAGAGCCAACTGTTCAACTAATGATTGCTGGTGTTCGTTTAGCTAAGCAGTTAGAGAAGTTGAATTCCGATAAGAGAACCGGCCCAATCGATCGTCCAGATATTTACTGGGCAGTAAGTAAGTCTGGTGTAGGCACCAAGACTATTTACCACATTGAGTCTGTAAAAGAACGCGACCTTGCTCAAGACTTTGGTATTGATCCAGTCGCTGCAGGCAAGCTAATCTCAACACTTAAGCCCCTTGGACCTGAGGCTCTACGTGTATCAACCTCTGCTGAACTAGAGGAAATTGCAAAAGAAATTCTTGCAAGCTAGTTTAAAAATATTGCTGGGGGGAAGTGGTTCCCCTCCCCATAGGTAACTCCCCCCAGCATTCCAAAGAGAGGTTTATATGAACATTATTACGTCTAAAAAAGATTTAGATAATCTAGTTAAGTACTACTCTGACATGCCTGCATTTGCTTTTGACGTAGAAACTGTAGGAGATCATAGAGGAGATCCTAGAAGAAATACTATTACTTGGATATCTCTTGCTACTGATGGACGAGTAGATGTAATTCCTATGGGACACCCAAACGGTGAGTATCTTCGTACTGAGTACCCCTTACTTGCTTCCGGCTCTTTGCGTGTAGAAAAAGGCCTAGAACTTAGACCACAGGACTATAGTAAAGACGACAAGAAGGCTGTCCGTATATTTGGAGACCCTCCAACACAGCTTACCCCGGCAGAGGTTTTTTCTGCTCTTAAGCCTTTACTTAACAGCGATAAGGTAAAGGTTGGCCACAACTTAAAATTTGATTTACAGAGCGTGACTAAGTACATTAAAAACCTTCCTTTGACCCCATATTTCTGCACCTTAAATGCTGCCTTTATTTTGGATAACAGAAATAGAAATGCTTTAGGTCTTGATGATTGTTTGAAGAGGGAGTTTGGTTATGAGATGGTCAAGGGCGTCGGTAAAGAGGTAGAGAAGTACAGTTTTGAAGAGGTCGCTACTTATTCCGGTTTAGATGCTGAATGGACTTGGAAACTCTACAAGAAGTTTCATGAAGATCTAACTAAGGACGGGTTGATGGGGATATTTAGTCTTGAGATGGATGTTCTTGAGGTCATCTGTAGTATGGAGTTACGTGGGGCTGATATCGATGTTGCTCAGCTTGCAAACTTAAAGGTAGATATAGAAAAGCAACTAGAAGATACCAAGGGTCAGATCTACGCTTTAGCAAAGCGTCCTTTTAATATAAATTCTGTACCAGAAAAACAATCTTTGTTATTTACTCCAAAAAAGGATGGGGGAAGAGGCATACGACCAAAGGTCATGACTCCAGCAGGGCAGAGAAGAATTCAAGATGAGGGAAAAGAACCAACTGTTTACGATTTTTCTGTGGCTGAACCGGCTTTAGATCAGTTTAGGGGTAAAGACGAGTTAGTAGATGCTTTGCTTACATATTCAGATTTAAACAAGCTTATGACTACGTATGTAATGCCATACCTAGGTGGCGACATTACTCGCACTCTTGGTGGAAAGTCTAAAGTTATTGCAAAAGAAAGTTTGTTGTATAAGGGACGTATACATACCGACTTTGTTCAGTACGGAGCTGAGACCGGTCGTTTCTCGAGTAGAAATCCTAATCTACAAAATGTACCTGCTCCACACACGTTTAACGGAAAAGCTGTTCGTAACCTTTTTGTTGCTCCACCAGGTCATAAGTTAGTTGTAGCTGACTACTCTCAAATTGAGCCTCGAATAATTGCATCCTTTAGTCAGGATCGCATTATGTGTGAGGCATATAAAAAGGGAGAAGATATCTATACAACTATCGGAGACACCATGGGAGTAGATCGTAAGGCCGGAAAGGTTTTAGTTCTTTCTTTAGCCTATGGAGTAGGTCCGGATAAGATTGCTACAGAAATAGGGTGTTCACTCCCCGATGCAAAAAAGCTTCTTGACTCTTTTGCTGCCCGATTTCCTTCCGTCAGCAGGTATAAAAAGCTTGTCATATCTGAGAGCAGAAGAAAGTCTCCAGTTCCTTACGTAAGCACCATGCTACATAGGCGCCGGTATCTTCCAGATTTGAGATCAAAAGAGATGTGGAAGAGGGCTAGGGCTGAACGTCAGGCTTTTAATACCGTAATTCAAGGGTCTGCAGCAGACCTTATAAAGGTTGCTATGATACGGGCATTCCATATGATTCCAGATGAGGCAAGCCTAGTGTTAACTGTTCATGACGAGCTCGTAACCGTTACTCCTGACTATCTGGCGGAAGAAACGGCAGAGGCTATTAGATCTGCAATGGAAGGCATTACTGCTTTAAATGTTCCGGTAATTGCAGATATAACAATAGTTCAGAGATGGGGAGAGGCAAAATGAGTTGGTTTAGAAGAAAGAAACGTCGTAAGATAGAAACTCGTATTATAGATGTGCCACTACCTATACTCATTAGACAAAATGTCTATGACTCTGTATTTGATGATGTAGAGCTTATATCCAATCGTATGGGGTTACCCCCAATATCTGCTGAAGTTTCGGATATGGAAAAAGATGCAAGCTTCAATAGGATCTCTAGATTTTCTCCACTTTTGCCATTCATAGATGCCCACGCAGATATATCTGCTCGTGTATCCGCCACAGCTTATCTTTTAACCCTTAGTGATGGAGATGAAGATAGGGATCTTCTTGAGAAAGAACTAGAAGAAATAATTTCTTTATTTAAGCTAGTTTCTGTTTCAGCGTCTGTATCCTGCATATCCACTCTTTTAAATCTAGGGTTATTAGACACTGATGTGGTGCCAAAAGACGACGAAATTACTCTTGAAGAAATGTACTTGGAGGAAGAACAATGACAAACGCAGACTGGTATGCAAAAAAACTAAGCCAACAACCTCGGCCTTCTATGCCGCCAAGCGCTCCCCCTCAACCTCGTGTATACAGTCATACGCCTGGAAATCCAAATATTCCCGTAACTTATGATCAAAATAGCGATCAACTAGTCACTAAAGCACAAAGCGCAAGACAAGTTGACAGGTGTCCTGGATGTAATTCTGGAAATTATATGGCACCGACAGGTACTAATCTGAAGCGTTGCTATGACTGTGGATACCCACTAGTTCAGGCTGGAACAGGAGTTGGTGTTCCTACAGATGGTGCACCCGCAAGACCTGCTAAGCAACCTGCTGTAGGATCTGGATTTAACCCAAACGTAATCGTAGATAGGATCGGATGATGCCCGTGATAAGCGCAGACGTATTAAAAGTAGTTGCAAATCTAAACAAGAAGTTAGGACCTAATACTGTGGTTCCTGCAAGCACTGTTCAAATGCCAAAGAGAATAACATCAGGATCCTTAACTCTAGATGTAGTTCTTGGTGGCGGATGGCCAATGAATCACTGGGTAGAGATTGTTGGAGAGGCTTCTCATGGAAAAACTGCTATAGCACTTAAGACTATTGCAGCTAATCAAGCTTTAGATCCAAACTTTACTGTTATATGGATTGCTGCAGAACAGTTTGATTCTGGTTATGCAGAGATGTGTGGAGTTGACACAGAACGTGTCATTCTTGTAGAAACTAATAGCATGGAGGATGCATTCGATGCGGTTATTCAATTTTGCGAGAGTAAAGCGATTGATATGGTGGTCGTTGATTCTCTCCCTGCCCTGGTTCCTAGCGCAGAAGATGAAAAAACAATGGATGAATTTACTGTTGGACGAGGAGCCCTTATCACCAACAAGTTTTTCAGAAAAGTGGGAGGAGCAACAAAGCGAGACTTGGTAGAGGCCGAGCGCCCAATGCTTGGAATTATTATTAACCAGTACCGAATGAAGATCGGAGTAATGCATGGGGATCCGCGAACTACGCCGGGTGGACTTGGAAAAGATTACGCTTATTCAATCCGTTGTGAAGTCAAGAGAGACGAATGGCTTGAGGTCGGTACTGGGCAAGATAAGCGACGTGTTGGGCAAACTATTCGCGTAAGAACCATTAAAAACAAGACTTTCCCCCCTCAGCAGACTGCTTATCTTGACTTCTACTTCTCGGATGGAGGAGTTATTGATAAAGGAGGGTATGATAAGGGCAAGGAAATTGTGGCTTTGGCCCTACTCAACGGCATCGTTGAGCGAAGAGGTGGCTGGATGTACTACAAGGACCGCAAATGGCAAGGAGCTCAAGCATTGATTGACTCTCTTCGTGAAGAGATTGATCTTGCTCAAGAGATAAGCAAGGCTGTTCTTGACTCGCTACGTACTAGTCCTCTGATTGAAATGACTTCAGTGGATGAAGACTGAGGGACAAAAGCAGTCTAGAAAACATGAGAATAGACTAGCCAAACTAGTTGATGGTAAGCGTACAGCTGCGTCTGGAGCTTTTTGGTCACGGAAGGGTGACGTCCGAAACGATGATCTATTAATAGAGCATAAGTGGACGGGTAAAAAACAAGTAACCATAAAGTCCGAAGTTCTTAAGAAGATTACTAAGGAAGCAATACTAGACAGTCGAATGCCTGTCTTAGGTATTCACTTAGACGGGGAGAACTACGTGATATTGGGAGAGGAGGATTTCTTTGAATTACGTAATACTATCCGAGGTGAATAATTGGAAATTGACAATCAAGTCCCATGGGCTTGGCGCTATGAGGCAAAGTGTCGTGGCGAAGACACTGAACTCTTTTTTCCACCACGAGACAAGGAACTGTACAAGCCGATAGCAGATTCTGCTAAGGCTATCTGTTGGGGTAGGGATGGACGTCCAGAGTGTCCGGTGAGAAAAGAGTGTTTAAAAGAAGCTATAAAAAACGACGAGCTTCATGGAATTTTTGGTGGCATGAGTCACCGAGAAAGAAATGCGCTTAAAAGAAAATATACTAGACTGGGATACACTCTAGAGGAATGGTTAGATGAAAGGGAGCCTTAGTGAGAAAGTATGCGGTTACAAGTACGGAGTTAAAAAACTTCTTATCTGCGACTAAAAAAGATACTAGGTTGATGGGGGCCGTAGAACGTCACATACTCTCTAGACCCGCCGATCCACGTGATCGAAAGGTAATACATCCCTCTGAGTTTATAAAAGACGACTGGTGTAAGCGTGCTGCTTACTATGCTCTTAAGGGCCAGTATGTAGAGACTTCAGATAAGCCTACTCTTAGAAAACAATCTATCTTTGATGAGGGGCACGCAATCCACGCTAAGTGGCAAGGTTACCTTAGAGATATGGGTGTTTTATATGGCCTATGGTCTACCGGTTCTTGGGACCTTTCTGCCAATGTAAAAAAGAGCGCAAAGTATAAAGAAGTTCCCCTAAGAAGTGACCGTTACATGATTTCAGGTCATTCTGACGGCTGGATAAAGGGTTTAGGAGAAGACTTTCTTATAGAAATTAAATCAATAGGAACTGGGACTATTAGGATGGAAGCGCCCAGCTTACTTACCGGCGACATAGAAAGCTCTTGGAAAAACATACGAAATCCATTTCCTTCTCACATATTGCAGGGTCAGGTTTATCTACATCTTGCTCACCTTATGGTTGAGGAGGGTATCTTGGAGTCAGCACCAAACGAGATAGTCTTTATATATGAACTAAAAGCAAATCAAGATTACAAAGAATTTGCTGTAGCTTATTCTCCAGACTCCGTGGCGCACCTTTTTGATGCTGCACTTGACGTAGCCTGGGCTGTAGACAATAATCGTCCACCATCATGCTCTGTAGCTCCAAAGAGGGGTTACTGCAAAAAGTGTGAGCCATACAAGGAGGCAACTGATGTCACTAAGTAGGAAGGTTACAGAATCTCTTTTAGAGCTTGGCTTTACTTTATCTCCAAAGCCTAAGTATGAAATACCCGAGTTACCTAGAGATATAACAATGCTAGATGATGAGGGGTTGATGGATCTTTTTGTTCAGTTTACTCAATGGAATGATCATCTCTCCGGTATTAGAGCTGTTGCTGTGATTAATGAGAGAGAAGCAGAGCGTTCTTTAGATACACGAGAAGCTCAGCTAATGCTTGAGGCCTGGGCAGAGGGCAGCAAACAAACAGTTACTTTACAAAAAGCCGCGCTTGCAGCTAACCCAGAGATTGTCTCTTTAAAGGATGAGGTTGACACCAAGTATGCCTATAGAAAAATTATAGAGACTAGGGCTGAAACTGTGGAGCGCGATTCTCAGGTAGTATCCAGAGAGTTGACTCGTAGAACTTCAGAGATCTCTGGATTTAGGGCTAGAACAAGGAAATTTACAACATGATTATCGGGCTTACTGGATACGCAAGAACTGGAAAAGACACTGTTGCTTCGGTATTAGTAAAAGATTTTGGCTTTGAGAGGATTGCTTTTGCTGATCCTATTCGAGAATTGCTTTATGAACTTAATCCTAAAGTTAATGGGATATACCTCCGAGAGATGGTAGAAGAGCACGGTTGGGAAATAACTAAGAGTCAGATGGAAGTACGACGACTTTTGCAAGATTTAGGGATAGGTGCTCGTAAGGTTTTTGGCTCTACTTTTTGGGTAGAGAGGGCTATGTTTAAAATGTCTATAGATAAGAATTATGTGATAACTGATGTGCGGTTTAGAAATGAAGCCGACGCAATTCGTAGTCTTCCATCTAAAATCTGGAGAATTCAGCGAAGCGGGGTTGTTGCAATAAATGATCACGTTTCTGAACATGACATGGATTATTATAACGTGGACTATACGTTAATTAATGAGGGGCCAATAGAGTATCTGTCTATTCTTGTGCATGAGCAGATGGAGTTACTTGGTGTCAAGAAGTAATCCTAAAATAATTGACGGTGGATTATCCTTAGACGATCCTTGCGATAAATATGTGGGCATTGATCAGTCATATAGCGGGTTTGCTATAACTGTTTTATCTGCAAAAGGTACATTTCATACTGAGGTGTTTGAGGCGCCAGGCCGTGGTGTAGACCGCCTATCTGCCATTCAGCTTTTTATTGGGGACTTATTGGGTGAAAGAACTACTAATGTAAAGGGTTCTGCCATGGAAGGATATGCCTACGGAGCACAGATGGCCCATATGGCTGGAGAGCTTGGTGGCTTAGTAAAGATAGAGTTAAAGTGCTGGCTTTATTACGAAGATAATGCAAAATACCCCCTAATAATTCCACCCGCTATGTTAAAAAAGTACGTTACGGGTAAGGGACAAGGGGTAAAAAAGAATCAAATACTCCTTAGTGTGTATAAAAAATGGGGGGTAGAGTTTATGGATGACAACGCTGCCGACTCATATGCCCTGGCTAGAATAGCTGCCGGTATAGCTGATTTAGAGTATGAGAAAGAGATAATAACAAAGACTTTAGACCCCAAATATAGGGAAAAACCCTGATACTAGTTCCTGAGGGCTCACACTAATTCGATCCCAAAGGAATAAAAATTGACTACGGCACAAGAAGAAGAAAAGTTTTTACGCGTTGGGGCAGGTTCCAACGCTCAGTCAGTAGGCTCAGCAATTGCTCATGCCTTATACGAATCTCCACAGGTTAAGCTGCGAGCTGTTGGCGCATCAGCTGTAAATCAAGCTGTAAAAGCCATCGCTATAGCCAGCGGTTACGTAGCCCCACGGGGAATGAGGTTAGCCTGTATCCCAGGATTTACCACTGTTGACTCCAGAGACGGACAAATCTCTGCGATTGTCTTTACAATCTTTGTTAATTAAAGTACCCTTAAGGTGAGATCTCAACTCGAAAAGGAATAATTATGGCCAAATCATCAATTCCAAGCCCAGATGAGGCATTGGCAGGAATGGCAAACTCTGGACGTACCCCAATGGGCAAGTCTGGTGCAAGCTTTACCTCACCATCTGCATCACCTAAGGCCGGTAAGCTTGTGAAGAAAACGGGAAACGCTAAAGGCGCAACCGATCCATATGCTCAACCAGTAGGCATTAGAAAGAATGTGCCAGATACTCACGGCGCAAGCTACGGTGTCCGAGCACGCTACATGCGTCAGACCTCTCCAGAAGCTGGGGCAACTCAGGCAAATGGACGAATGTTCAAGTCTGTAGTTAATAGGACAAACCCTAACTTTGAAGCGGGAAATAGCACGTCCTACTAAAAGTGTGTATAGTAAGGCCGGTGTGGGGAACTACCTCATACCGGCTTTATGTTTTACTGGGAGAAATATATGATCGGCAAAGCGTTTGCAGACTTTAAGCAACAGCAGGGACTAGATAAAAAGCGCTGTATAGTTGGTTCGTGGGTAGACTCTTTGAACGAAGAGGACAGAAAAGAAATTAACACAATATTTTTTGATGATGGAGTATCAACAGCAAAGCTTCTTTCTTTTCTAAAAACGATTAATATAGACTCATTTAGTAATGAGGCGTTACGTAAACATAGAGTAGGCGGATGTTCATGTCAGACAGCATAAATATATCTGAAGCAGTAAAAAGCTTTAAAGATGAACGAACAAACAAAGAAGCTTTAGGAATTATTGCTGATCTACTAGATAGAAATAATATTGATGTAGATGAAGTAGGTAAGATAACTAGAGTAAGTCTTTATCAAACAGCTGCTAAAGATGCTGATGGAGAAATCCAAACAAAAGACCTTGTAGGAATTCAGATTAGCCCTAAATGGGAGCAAGGACCTGAGTGGCCTGTAGTACAACAAGCTAAACCAGTAGTAATAAATGCTCCAAAGAAACCTAATAAAGCTCCAGCATTAATTGGTGGCTGGAAACAAGCGGTTATTCTTCCAGATCCACAAATTGGTTTTAGACAGTTTGATGACAAGTTAGATCCATTCCACGATGATGCGGCAATGAATGTAGCTTTACAAGTAACTGCAGCACTAGAGCATGAAAACGGTGTTGATCAAGTTGTAAATCTTGGTGATTTTTTAGATCTTCCTGCACAAGGAAAATATGAACAGGAAGCAGCGTTTGCATTCACTACACAGCAGGCTATAGATCGAGGACATCTATTCCTAGGAGAACAGCGAGCTGCTGCACCAAATGCAAAGATTGTTGTATTAGAAGGAAATCATGATCGTAGAATGCAAAAGTTTGTTCAAGCAAATGCATTAGCTGCTTTTGGTTTACGACGTGCAAATGTTCCAGATTCTTGGCCGGTAATGTCCTTGCCTTATCTTTTAAGGTTAGACGAATTAGATATTGAGTATATTGATGCCTATCCAGCCGGTATGTGGTGGATTAACGACAGCCTTAGAGCAATTCATGGAGACAAAGTAAACTCCGGTGGAAGCACTGCTATGAAGTACACAAATGAGATGCCACATATTTCCACAGTCTTTGGGCATATCCATCGTCAAGAGATTCAGTCAAAGACTACTTTTGACCGAGCCGGTAAGATAAAAGCAATGGCAATTAGTCCAGGATGTCTTTGCCGGGTAGATGGCGCCGTACCAAGTGTTAAGGGTTCTGTTGGAATTGACGGACGTCCGGTAACTTACTATGAAAATTGGCAGCAAGGAATATCTGTCATTACATATAAGCCAGAAGGATCTTTCCATGTAGAGCTTGTACATATTGATGACGGAAAAACCCTTTTTAGAGGACAAGAGTTTAAAGCTGCCGTATAGTACGGACAGTATTTACAACTAGCCTCCTGGGGAAATATATACATGACTGATCTTCAAATAGGAATGTCCATAGTTCTTGGAACATTAACACTCTTAGGTGTCGTAGAGCTTCGAATTGCAAAATTAGTAAAGCGACTAGTAAAAGAATATTTAACTGAACTTAAGCCAAACGGTGGAGGATCAGTTAAAGACAAGGTTGATGAAATTCATCGCCTATTAGTGAACAAGGAGAAATAGAATGGATTTAGAAACTCTAAAATCCATGGGTGGATCCTGGGTGCGTGCTTCTGCTGCCGCAGTCTTGGCTCTATACCTAAACGGAGAAACAGACCTCAAGGTACTTGCAACAGCTTTCTTGGCAGGTATCATTGGACCAGCAGCTAAGTTCCTTAACCCAAAGGACGCCTCTTACGGCCTTGGAGCTAAGAAGTAACAACAAAACTTAATAAAAGCGGGGACAGAGCAAGTATCTGTCCCCGTTTTGTTTTATACTGACTGCATGCCTCAGTCACATCAAAACTGGCAATACCTAGGTGCCAATGGTTATATCGGTGCGTACACCACTACGGGTGGTGGCGGAACACCGGTCGTACCACGAAGCGACCTAGACTTTTTACGTTTAGGTGTTGGTAGAGCTCCACAAGCCGAATATCCAGATGGCTACCTTGGAACAATTAGATCTCGTCGTGATGATAAAGGTAAGCCCTATTCTGTTTCAGACACTGTTCTCGACTCATTAAAGAATCGTCAAAATCAAAGAGCCTATCAACGAGGAGTTCACAAGGGCGAGCGCATAGACGCTGCTCAATACATGTGGCCAGCCGGTTTAGCCCCAGATAGAAGATTAAAAGCTAGAGTTACCCCAGAGAATGTAGCTGGTGGAATAACTATGAACATACTTCGTAGTGCACCAAAGATGAACCTTGCCCCAGCACCTAAGCTTATAAATGACGGAAAAGCCAACATTTCTGCAAATGTACCTGCTGAGTTTAATCCTCGCATAAGTCAGCAGTTCTCACACCTACGTCCAGTTTGGAACTAAATGAACTCACAAGATTCAATCTATGACCGCAGTAAGCCTCGAGGCATAGTTGCTGATCAAGAAGAGGTGGGCATTCGTTATGACTATATGGGCCCATTTGCCAACGTACAGGACGCATTAATTGGTCAGGCTTTAAACTCAGTTGTTATGCCAAGAGAATCGCTTCCTGAGATTGTTCGGCCACGACTCCCTCAAGTAATGCTTTTTAGAGAACGCTTTGGTTATAGAACCAGGGCGTTAAATATTACAGACGTTATTAACGTGGATGAAGAGTTCCAGCCAACTCGGGTAGACTTCACCGGTGGTCAAGCAGGCTATCAAGGCACGCTACGAAACGCACAAGGTGGAGGATTTTGGTGAGCAAAGAGCTTTGGTATTTTTATGCAGACTGGTGTCCTTATTGCCAAAAACAAAAGCCAATTATGGAAGAGTACACTAAGTCTAATCCTGATGTAGAGGTTATTTGGCTTAACGAAGCTAGTGAAAAAGATGCTGTAGAGTTAAACGGAATAAGCGGATATCCAACCTTCATACCATTTAAAAATGGAGTTCCTTTAGAACGAGTAAACGGAGTTCAAGAAAAGGTTAAGCTAGAGGCTATATTTGCATGAGTATCGATACTGTATACCACGGAAGCATTGAGTGTCCTAAATGTGGGGCGCTCATGACTCCTATCGAGGCCGCTTTTTCTGGTGCATCTAAGTTCTGCCCAACCTGCAGAAATGTCATGTACAGAAAAAATGCTAAGCAAGCAATGGCAGGAGGATCTCGTGGCGAAAGGTAAAGCTCCCAAAGCCCCTAGACCTAAAGCACCGCCTAAGGCAATAAGTGGAAAAAGGTCCGCTCAAGTATCAAAAGCAAAACTATCACCTGGTGGCGCATCAATCGGGTCTATGAGTAGCGGATGGTCAAAACAAGCTCGCAGAGCCCCTTGGGTAGCCGGTCAGTCAATGAACATACATCCTGGAAATCCAGAGGCTATCTCCAGATATCGCCACTCAAAGAAGTTTGTAGCCCGGACCAAGAAGGTAATTCGTCCAAGAGTCCGTAAATATAGGAAGCCAGAAACCCCAAAATAGGAGAAACTATAGGTATGGCAATCTTAAATCCCCTGACTGGAAAGAAGCAAAAGGTTATAATTAAACCTGTTAAAGCTCTCAACCACGAAGATTTAGCTAAAGCTAAAGAGAAGGCCAAGCCAAAGGCAGAAAAGAAGAAGAAGAATGCTAAAGCCAACAAAAAGTAAAAAAGAGATGGCTACTGAGTCTAAAAAGACCGCTAAGTCAGTAGATAAGCATAAGTCTGCCATGGAAGCTTTGAGCAGAGCAACCTCAAAAAAAGGTAAGGAAAACAAAAATGGCCGTTAATCAATCACGTTCTATGACCAATGATTTTAATGATGGGTCTACTGATGGTAAGTATCGCAAGGTACGTCCTAACACCGTAGTTGCTCCAGGAATGGGTGAGCAAATCGTAAGTGCTAACCGTAGCGATCTAAATCCATACTGGAACTATGACTTTATTGATCAAGAAGACACCTCTAAGGTTAACCCTGCCGGTGATTCTGCAAAGACCTCTGTTCCAAAGAAGAGCGATCCTCTATCTTTTATTTGGAATGATCAAATGGGAGCTAACTACTAATGATTCCAAATCCAGGGCAATTTATAAAGAAGGGGTCCTTACCACCTTCAAGCGGACCTAGACAATTAGTTCTTCCAGGCATGGAGACTATTCGCCCAAACATTAGACGTCCTGAAGATAAGGACATACCTCGTCGTCCCGAAAAAAACCCACATATGCCAGCTATTGGTCCAACACCTAATGACCGTGCAAAAGAAAAAAGAAAAATACAGCCAGAAGACGTTCATCCTAGAAAAAAGGATTACATCAATAAAACACCAGTAGATAAGCAATTTCCACATACTAATGATGAGTATAAGAAGCGGCATAAAGAGTATGAGTCTTATAAAAATAAAAGACAAAATACTATTAAAAAGAAAAAAGATGATGACGATGATAATAAGGGTGGCGCTGGTGGAGCTAAGGTTCCGCGTAAGCCTAAGCCAAGCCCTCAATCACCAGGAGAATATCGTCCTATAGAGCGTAGAGTAGATAAAGACTACGCACGTAGACAGGACAGATACCGCGTTACGTTAGCGAGGTAGTCTCTATGGATGACAAGGTCGTTCAGTTCCCCGGAGAGAATACTCGAGAAATACGAGTAAAACTACGCACAGATCCCATTGCGGTTTCTGATATTCATGCTGCTCCTAGAGGTAAATCAAAATCTGTTCGTCAACGCTACATCACAGAGATGAAGAACAAGCAAATAGCTGAGCAGAAAAAGAAAGAGTTTTCTGTTGGTCGAGGTGAAAAAGCTTTATATCAGGCTGCTGATTACATACAAGGTAAGTTTAGGAAGAAGTAATGGCTGGAAAATCCATATTAGACGGCAGAGCTAGTCAGGTATATAGCTCCTGTCTTGCTGATGGCTGTGAAGAGCCTGCACGTAAAATGACTAGCTTTTCTGGTCTTGGAGAGCTTAGAGTAGTTCCTAAACCTAATAAAGATGCAAAACCAGCGCCTGCTTCTAGAGAGCCGTATGATCCCCATACCATTCATTTTGCACCCCTCTGTAGAAAACACGCTGAGCGTGCTGGTTCAAAGGGAGCTAGATCTGTTAATCTTACAAAAAAAGTGGCTGAAACCTGGCGTCAAGGCGAAGCAAATATTAGTGCTATAGAGCCTGATAAGGTTCCATTAAACCCTAGAAAAAAAGATAAGCCAAAAATGACTTTTATGTCTGGTAAGGCTACGGGAACATCAGATCCAATTCAAGAGTATATAAATTACAACATTAAAACTGCAAAGACTAAAGAACAGAAAGACGAATTTAGTTCAATGAGTCATGAACGTGCAGTTAGCGCTCGCAGATCAGAGCATTGGAAAGACAGGTCTTTAAGTAAGGCTTTAGAACGTGTACGAAAGCCGGATGTAGAAAAAGAAAACCTTTTAAAAGAGCACCTTTCTGCTATTAAAGAAGATAATGAAAAGTACTTAAAAGATACTGGTTCTACAACTGAAAAGGGAAACTGGAACGCAAGATCTGCAGAAGAAAATCCTTTTTTTGCGAGTCATATGCGTAGAACCACTAGAGATTATTACTTTAGACCTAGTAAAGATCCAAACAGAGAGGTCGTCCCTCATAAGCCTCCAAAGCCAAAATATGTTAGCTCTAGAGCCAAGTCTGCTGGACCACAAAAAAGTGGAGATGTTATTCTTACTGGTCGTCAAGCTGCTATGGAAAGAAGCTTAGAGCCTCGTCTAGAGAATATAGAAAAGGAATACCAGCAAAAGAAGCAGGCTAGAATTGCTGGAAAACAATTCAACAAACCGGCAACAGTTATTGTTACCCCCGGTAAGTAATCCTTTTTTATCCTGATAGACTCCCGGAATGACTATTCTAGGACCAAATGGCGAGCCCGCAGACTCCTCAGGTGAGTACGTTCAAGTTGTTGACAACGGGCCAAAGATTCGCCTGCTTTATTGCTATCAATGTAAAACTATAGAGGAGCTACCTGATTTTGAGGGTCGTCCAGAAGACGATCATCTATTAGAGATTTTAGTTGAGAGGCATCAGTCTGCCGGGGTACCTCATACGGGGTTCCTATCTAAAATTGGACTTAAAACTTACACGAATCATCGTGAAGAGATCGTTAAAAATCTTAGAAACAAAGTTGGCGGAGGTTTAGCTGACTTAGATCCCGACTACTACACAACTAAAGCAACTTTTTATGATGATGCAATGAAATGCTATAACGCTCACTTGCGTCCCGAAGGAGCTTGTTCTGATTGGAAAGCCTCAAATAAGAAGTTAGTTCCAAATACTGTCAAGGAAAGAAAAGAGTTAGGTCTTTCTTTGAAAACAGCAGCTCATACCTTTTTGTGTGACTTTTGCCCAGTAAAAACTTATATGGTTACTAAGGCTCGTAAAGAAGCCGGAATGTACAACGAATAGGAGAATAAAATGGAAGAGCAAGTTCAAGAGACTGTAGAAGACACAAAGCCTAAAATCGTAACTGGTTTTGCTGTTCTAATTGATGAGCGTGGAAATATGTTCGTAGAGCGTAATCCTGAGGTATTTGCGGTACCTGTCGAGCGTCAAGCCTCTTTTGTAGAGATTCGTAGACACTGCTCCGAGATTATCCATGACCTAAATGCTCAAGCTTCCGCAGAATATGTTGCCTTAAAGCTCTCTGCAAAAGGAGAATAGGCTGACATACACCAAAATAGGCTGAAGAATTAGCTATTATGAGCGACTTGTCTAAATTTGGTGAGGTTCACCCACATCAGGGTGACACTTCATACTTCAGCGCACCAGAAACAGATTTAGATCCAAATCTCTTTTTAGGTAATAAGCTGCGTCCCTGGATACGCAACAGCATAACTAGAATTTTATTTGACTATCTTGCTGTTAGATATACTCACCCAGAAAGATGGGCTCATGTATGGCTTGCTGGGTCGGGTGTCTCATATCAGTGGTCAGCTTCTCGAGATCCGGGAGATTTGGACTGCTTAATAGGTATAGATTATGTTGCCTTTAGAAAGTACAACCTAGAATATAGCGGCTTATCTGATCGTGAGATAGCCTCTACTTTTAATGAGGACTTTAACAAAGATCTTATGCCAAATACAAAGCGTTGGAATGGGTATGAACTAACCTTTTACGTAAATCCTCAAACAGATATACGAGATATTAACCCATACGCAGCCTACGATCTAACCCGAGATGAGTGGACTGTTGAGCCTTCTCGTAGTCAAACACCTTTGTACACCAAGGCTTGGGAACAAAAGGCAGAAAGAGACTACAAAGCAGCAAACGATATAATTAATCGTTACTCTCAAGCCCTTACTGATGTAAAAGCTACCGGCAATCCTGCGTACCGAATAAATGCAGAACGACGCTTAAATGAGGCAATAGCTCAAGCCGTTGCATTTTATGAGGATATTCATGCCGGAAGAAAGATTGCTTTTAGTAAAATTGGGCAAGGATATGCTGACTACAACAATTATAGATGGCAAGCAGGCAAGCGTTCTGGGGTTGTCCAAGCACTGCGTGCAATCAAAGATTATAAAGATAAAGCGGACAAAGCAGAAGAGCTAGATACCTACGGAGTAGAACTTCCTACTTCTGAAACTTTAATAAGAAGGACGGCTATAAATAGGCGATGACTGTTCTCATGTCTATGGAGGGAGTACTTCGTACAGAAACTGGCGACCCAATACATCAAGGATTAAAGCTATATAGAACTCTAGCTCAGTCCTATAGAATTATATTGGCCACTGATGGCCTAAAAGAAGAGGCAGAGCACTGGTTACGAGCTAACCTAGTTACTGGGTATGCAGATATTTTTGATGCTAGGTCTGCTTTTGATGGTCAAGATTTACGTTTACGTCAGCTAGCTAAAGCAAGGTCTTCAGGCCCTGTTGAGCTATTTGTTGACTGTGATGCTGATAGGTGTGCTCAAGCCTATGCCTCCGGGGTGCTGGTTATCTTATTTGCAGCCCCTAAATTTATAAGAACAAAGCGGGTAGTAAAGCCTTGGGAAGATATGAAGGTAGAGCTGCAAAAGCAAAAAGAATTAACTGCTAGGATCGTATTAGACGACAATTTCGACAAACAATGGGAGTAACAAGTGGATATAGTCTTTTTGGGCGGAGAAGTCCCCTCCCATAGAAAGCTATTAGTTGAAGCCGGTGTAAAACATATAGGTATTAACTATTGGCGACTAGTAAAGCGTGGCCTACCAAAAAACAAAGAGTACATACTCTCTGAGCGATTCCCAGACGACGTATACATCTACCTAACCGGTGGCGCCCCACAGGCAGACGATAGCGGGATGAGCAATGTTGAGATTGAGGATTTTGCGGCAGACTATGAAGAGTTTGTAGCCCTTAATGATCAAAGATTATTCTTAGTTCAAGAGTTTGATTCAGAGAAGCTGGGCCCGGTATGGGTAGAGCAACAGCGTAGGTCTTTATGGGATGAGTTTGATCCAGAACGATTTTTGCCTATTTGGGACTTCCAATCTAGTCATGCAGCCCTATTTGCTCTAGCTGAGAGGTACCCAAACGTAGGTATTTTAGGCGACGATATAGAAGAAGATCTAACTCTCTCGGCTCGAGTTCGAGCTATGCAATCCCAGTTTCAGACCAGGTTTCACGGAATTGCCTGTGCAAAGCCCGACAACCTTCGTCAGGTGCCCCTAGCAACCGCTAGCACGCTTGCCTGGGTTGCCCCAATGATTAGGGGAGAAACTATTGTCTGGGACGGGACTCAACTTGTTAGATATCAAAAGAAGCAAAAAGATCAAGCTCGCCCAAGATACAAAGCGGTCATAGAACGGGCAGGTTTAGATTTTGACGCCATATTGGCCGATGACAGTAATGAAGTTACAAAGCTCGCTGTTTGGTCGTATCTTCAGCTAGAACGTCATTTATCTAAAAATAATCTAATACTGTTATCAGATAACAGTGATGATAAGGATGATCCAGGAAGTTCGGAAACAGGGGGTGTAGCACCTGATAATAGCGTCCCAGAAGTGAGAAACTCTAGAAATAAAATCTCTGTTAGAGACGCTTCAGAAATGACTACACTGCCAGTTTTTTCAGTTAATACAAAGACTGTAATTGATAAGGATGAGGCTGGACGAGATACTATCAGAGACGTTCCCATTCTTGAAACTACTGGGGCGTCATTACGTCAATGCAATACTTGCTTTGTTGCAGCTAACTGCCCGGCTATGAAACCTAATTCATCTTGCGCTTTTAACCTTCCAGTAGAGGTCAAGACTAAGGAACAATTAAAGGGATTATTAAACGCAATTATTGAAATGCAGGGCGCTAGAGTGGCTTTTGCACGGTTTAGCGAAGAATTAAACGGCGGATATCCAGATCCTAATACAAGCCAGGAAATAGATAGGCTCTTTAAAATTGTTAAGCAACTAAAAGAGTTGGAAGAAAACAAAGAGTTCATTAGAATAACTGCAGAGAGGCAAACGAGTGGAGGTGTACTGTCAGCGCTCTTTGGAGATAGAGCAAGTGTCTTAAAAGAGCTACCGAACGACGGGCTTTCCGAAGAGGAAACTACTAGAATTATCTCCGACTCCCTAGAAAACTAAAGTGGCTGTTATCTGATAACAGCCGTTATTTACCATGAAAGGACACTTTGTGTTTTCGTTCAAATTAACAGAAGATTTTGTATCCTCCTACCGTTCAAAGAGAGTGCCTTGGGGCTATACCGATGCAGGTGGAAATTCGGTAGGTGAGATAACTTTTATGCGAACATACTCTCGCCTAAAAGAAGATGGAACCAAAGAAACCTGGGTAGATGTTTGCCGACGGGTTATCGAGGGAATGTACTCAATTCAAAAAGACCATTGCAAAACTAACCGCCTTCCTTGGAACGGTCAGCAGGCCCAGTCCTCTGCCCAAGAGGCTTTTGATCGCTTGTTCAACTTAAAGTGGACCCCACCCGGACGTGGTCTTTGGATGATGGGTACCCCGTTTGTAAATGAACACAGAAATTCGGCAGCACTTCAAAACTGCGCTTTCGTGTCTACCTCAGATATGTCAAAGCTAGATCCCGCTGCTCCTTTTGTATTCTTGATGGAAGCTTCAATGCTTGGAGTAGGGGTCGGTTTTGATACAAAGGGGGCGGATAAAGAGTTCACTATTTATGAGCCACAAAAAGGAGAAACCTATGTCGTCCCAGACACCAGAGAGGGGTGGGTCGAGTCGACCGCGCTCCTCATCAATGCTTACCTACGAGCAGATTCGAAAGCTCCAGTATTCGATTACAAAGAAATCCGTCCTGCAGGCACTCCGATCAAAACCTTCGGAGGAACAGCAGCCGGACCAGACCCATTAATTAGACTTCATAAAGCAATAGATAAAATCTTTGTTAATAGGGCTGGAGATAGGATAACTACTAAGGACATTGTTGATATCGCAAACCTTATAGGCGTATGCGTAGTATCAGGAAACGTACGTAGATCCGCTGAGCTGGCTTTAGGTCAACCAACAGATATAAACTTTGTTAATTTGAAGAACCCCGAAAAGTTCCCAGAACGCAATAGTTATGATCCAGAGAATCCTGGTTGGGGATGGATGTCTAATAACTCCCTTGAGGCTACAGTTGGGATGGATTACTCCCCATATGTGGAGGCTATTGCTTTAAACGGTGAGCCCGGGTTTATTTGGCTTGATGTATCTAGAAAGTATGGGCGCCTCAATGACCCAGAAAATAACAAAGATTATAGAGCGGCTGGTTATAACCCTTGCGCTGAGCAGACTCTCGAGAGCTACGAGTGCTGTACCTTGGTGGAAACCTATATCAACCGGCACGAAGATCTTAAAGACTATCTAAGAACTTTGAAGTTTGCCTATCTTTATGCCAAAACTGTAACTTTAATTCCTACACATTGGCCTCACACAAATGCCATCATGCAGCGCAATCGTAGAATCGGCTGCTCTGTATCTGGTTTGGCAGCTTTTGCTGATACAAAGGGACTACCCAAGTTAAGGGAGTGGCTAAACTCCGGGTACTCTGAGGTTCAAAAGTGGGACCATATGTATTCTGAGTGGTTATGCGTCAGAGAATCGATCAAGACAACAAGTATTAAACCTTCAGGAACTGTATCTATTCTTGCTGGCGAGACTCCCGGAGTACATTGGCCAATCGGTGGGCAATATGTTCTTCGTTCAATACGCTTTGCAAAGATAGACCCAATGATTAAGCTCTTTAAGAAGGCCGGATACATAGTAGAAGACTCCGTTACAGATCCGGAAAACACAGCCGTTGTTTACTTCCCAATTAAGAGCATCCCGGTACGTCCTGAGAAGGAAGTAACAATCTTTGAAAAGGCAAACCTTGCCGCCCTTGCTCAACAGTATTGGGCAGACAACTCAGTATCAGTAACTCTTAGCTTTGATAGGGAGTCAGAGGCTACCCATATAGGCACAGTATTACACATGTACGAAGGAAGACTCAAGACTGTAAGCTTCCTTCCGCAGGGTAAGGACGTTTATCCTCAACAGCCTTATACTGAGATTACTGAGCAGGAATACTCTAAGTACGTAGGCAAACTAAAGCCAATAGATCTGTCTACAATTTACGGCGGTAATGCTGTAGAGGGTTCTGGAGAGGCTTACTGCACAACCGATGTCTGCGAAATAAAGATTGGATAGGAAATAAATGGCACCAATTGACGAAGATGATTGGGACTGGGACAAGATACAGGAAGAATCAGATGGCCCAGATTTTGAAGAAGAGTACGACTCTATTGATTGGGACGAAGACGCCCTTGATGAAGAGGAGTTGGAAGATTGGGACTTTGAAGAAGAGGACGAAGAGGTCTAACTTCGCGGAATGGGCATACGTATGCCTGCCTGCCTGCCTGCCAACACAAACATTTTAAGACCAATCGCAAGAGAAGAACGGCACGTAACAACTCTTGCGATTGGCCCCTGTCTTGGTGGGAGAAGCCACCAAGAATATTATGCTGTTGCTTCTTCTTGTTCTTTAGCTTTTGCTCTTAAGTCTGCATAGTAGGCTGTTGATTTATCCAGCCATTGCTGTGCAACGGCTAGGTTTTTTTCTGTCTCCTCATGGTCTGCCGGATCTATTTGAAGTTCCATAAACCTAGAGGGTGCTCTAGTAAGTGATTCAGAAGGGTCTAAGAAGATGTGCCTGTACGTATACTTTTCTGCGTCACTCCACGTAATTGTCGCAGCCTGTGTATACATGCGGCTATTTTCTATATAGTATTTCCAGCGCTCGCCATCTTCCCCAACCCATTCCATGCTGGAACCTTCAGTTGTCCATGGAGCCATAACCCCAATGAATAAATCTTCTTGACCGGTTTTGGAGTTGTATCCAACAAGTCTGAAGGTGTTAGGTTTAGTTCCAGGCTCTGTTTCAAAGCCTAGTTTATTAAATACTGACTCGACTGATTTTGCATTTTCTATGTCAGAGTCATTCATCCAAGAGAACCACTTGTCTCCGTTAGATGATCCGCCACGTTTGATGGCGTGATACTTCTTTGGCATAGATCTAATAGCTTGTAAAGATCTTGGATTATCCTCAATCTCCCAATCAGAACTATGCAGCTCTACGTAGTATCCCATTTCTTTCCCTCCTAGTTGGTTTTGTTTATAGCTTCACTTCAACTACACAGCTGAAGATCTTGTTGTCATCAGATGCTACCCAAGGTAAACGACCTCGGTTTAGAACACTGGCTGCCCAACGCTTTGCTGGAGCAAGGCTGCCCCAAGCTGAGTAACGGGTTGGGATGTCATCGGCTCCGCCCACTACCTTTACGTGTGCTAACCACGCTCCGCCCTTTTCCTGGTTTTTTTCTAGCATTACTTGATACTGCACTTTTGCTCGCACGTTTTGCTCCTTTTGTATTTTGTCTTGTTTTATATACTGTTACACGAAGAGTTCCATCTTCCTTTGGCCATTTGTATGGCAAGTCCTCTGGAACAGCAAACGTGTAGTGAAGAGGATCTTTACGTTTTAGGTTAGATTGATGGCTCTCGTGAAACTCTTGATTGCCCATCCACCATGGCCTTGATATATCCGGGGGGATCTCCTTCATTAACTCAGCAACCTGATTGGCTACTGAATCCTTATAACCTCGGTTAACCCACTCTACACACATGGCGAGTGTGTATACGCATAGGCTTCCCTCATGTCCACGCCACATTACTGCAGCGGGATGATTGCGCCAACCTTTTGTATAACCAAGATTGACCCGTAGTATTTGTAGTGCTTCTACACGCTGTTTGCCTAGACGTTTGTTGTCTAGGCTGGCGGCAGTCTTTGCATAGTCTGGATATGGAAGGAAAGTATTTACCATTAGTCTTCCTCCTCAACCTCTGTAACTTCCCACGCTTCAGTGCCTTCCCACTCTAATGGTTCCGGCAGAGTAGCTTTTTCAAGAAGTAAAGATAGTTCTTCTTCACCAGCACCTCTGGCTTCGTAGTCATCTTCAGCTTCTATTGTAGTTTCATAGTAGACGGATGATTTTACCTGCACTGTGAACTTGGCCATTATTCCTCCTCTCTTGCGTTAAAGCCAATCTTTTTAAGATCTTTGTAGATCTCAAGAGTTGTTCTATAGTCCGCACTTCTTCCTGAAGAGATTACTATAACTTGATTGGTTTTTGGATTTTTTATACGAATATGACCTCTTGATGTTTGAGATATCTGAAGTCCGTTTTTCGAAAGCTTTGCTACTAGCTTTCTCATATCCTTGTCCTTCAGCCGTAGCGTAGCCATCTGGTATATCATTCATGCTCACCCCCCATCCTTCTCGTCCATGTTTGTTACGGAAAGCAGTTTGACATGCTCGCCGCCTCTGAGGAAGTCTTTGTTGATGCCGTTCTTAAGGAACTGGTCGTAGAACCATAAGTCCCATGCTTGCTGTTCGTATGGCTCATTTACACGGCCCTCATAGATTTGCACCTCAAAGACTACTTTTAGTCTAAGCATTACTCGTCCTCTCCTTCTACTTGTAGTTTTTCATCTTTAAGCGCAGCTAAAGCAAGAAGACTGGAGAAACCTCCTTCCCCATCCATCTGTGCTTGAAACGATCTGTAGCTCATTGGATTGAACCAGCGCTTTAGCATCTTGCCAGCCTTGACTAGCAAGAAACCGCAGGTGTTGTGTTTATCTGTTGTGTCCACGTCAAAGGACATATGAAACATTAAGTTAGGATGCTCTTCGCTAAAGCGTCGATATGCATGTAGCGGCGGGATACATTGAGTTACATAGCTGTACGCAACGATCCTATTTGCAACCATGCCAGTGTTTAGATTTGCGGTTAGCATCTCTGTTTCTTCATCATCAAGCTCCACGTCGGCTGTAAGTTTTACCTCCATGAAGTCTTTGAATACACCCCAGTTTTCATCCTTCCAGGTCATAGGATCTATTGCCCCGTATTTCTCTAGCATTGATGGGGTTATTAGATTGGGATCCAAAGACTTTACTTCGTCTGGAATTGGGATTGCTTTTTCTAACGATATTGGCGATTCAGAAGTAGAGACCCAGTCCATAAACGACTGTATGTCTTCTTTGTTGCCAAGAACCGTCATCTTATTTTTACATGCTGGTTCGTGCATTATTCGTGCCCTTCTTCTAGATGTTTTATGGCTATTGCTTTTGTATGTTTGGCGGTCTGTTCTCTAGACCAATTGCCAACTATTTCAAACAGCGTACCCTCTTTCTCAAGTTCGTCAAGTACAACCATAGCTACGTGTACTGCTTGCTCGATTATCATGGGTTTGATCATATCTGGGACGTCAGACATATCCGGTAAGCAACCGAAGTTGTCGTTGTCCTTATTTTCTTCTGCCATTTCTTTCCCCTCTCGTTGCTTTATTAGTCTTCGACCGCAGTGTTTGTTGCGGTGACTAATTTGTTCTCAAGGTCAGTAACGAATATCTGTATGTCTTCGTAGAACTTAGCGTCAACATACTGTTCGTCTGAGATCTTGAGCAACTCGATCATTGCAGACATGCGGTCATACTTAGAGCCTAGGCTCTTGCCACGACCGTACTGCCCTGCGTTCTCTTCCTTCACCCATTCCTGGATTATTTGAAGAGCTTCTTTGGATACCGGACTACCCTTTGGTTTCATTGGCCAGGTAGGTATATCTCTAGATTGGATAGTAAAGCTAACAGTTCCTGGACCCATACCATCACCGTTGTTTCTATAGTGATAGCGATCTATGTTGGTATTGATATCGATGCTACTAATTGTTGGTATAAGACTCAACAGATATTCTCTATTGCTCTCTGCCCAACGATCGTAGTCGAATCGCTCTACCTGCGTGCTCAAGGCTTTATACTTTTCTATAATTGCCTTGTTCTTTTCCATACGAGTAATAGCATCTACTCGTCTAATCAGAAACGGTGCTGTAGACCGTCTCGTCCTCTGAGTCGTTGTTGACATCAGGTTCTCCTCTCTTGTATGATATTGGTTCTACTTTAGGTGTTTCCTTTGTATTGCTTGCAGTGAGTATCTTGTCCATATCTTCTGTCTCTAGATTGTTGAGCGCCCATTCCTGAGGCTCAAGCAATTCATGTATATCGAAGTTGGAGATATCACTATCTGCTACGAGGTCTGCTGCCTCTAAGCAGAATATGTATGCGTCGTGGTCTGTATCAAACGGACCTATTGCATCATTTGTTAGTGTGTCTAGAACGATGTACAATCTGTTTCACTCCCATCTCCACTGAGCATACTAAGCTCTAGCTCTTCTGCTGCTATTTGATTTGGTAACTTGCAGTCGTTTACCATTTCTGCACGAGTGCTAAGCATGTCAACTCCCTTGACCGCTCCGATTTGCATACCGACTATAGCCTTGGCATATAGTTGTATGAACTTGTGGTCGCTGTCAACGGCCATACCCATAGCCACGATTTCTTTTGCCTTATCTACGTCTGCTTTAGGACCACCTAGTAGGTATTGTCCTGCAGCAATAGATAGGGGAGATATTGCCATCTTTGGGTTGGATGAGTTGTTTTGTATGTCCTTGGCTAGGTTTTCCCAGAACAGCGGATCATACTTGTTGAAGTCAGCAAAGTCTCTGAAGGTTTCCTTATAGTTTATAAGAACTATCATTCGAGAGATGTCTTTGCTATCTGCTCTATCCTTGAGTCCATCAAGGATTATCTTTCTGTACATATACCCTCCCTTATATTCTCTGTTTTTTCTTAATTGCTCCGACCACTACTTCCTTAGCCAAAGCAAGTAAGTCTTTGCTTGAGTTAACTCGCTTAAACAATTCAGCACCATGTTGTAGCTCATACTCCGGGCTACCATACTTGTTGATTGCTTGCTGGTTTCTCTCTTCTATGGAGGCATAGTCTCTGTCACGCATGATTAACACCATCGTGGTCAAGATACCCCGCTTGCTGATGCGTTTAATTACATCATCATTTTTATCAGAGTTAAAGACACCGTCCGTAATCATGAACAGCATCTTATTCTTACGTTGAGATGACAGTAGTACTTTTTCTGCCATCAGTAACGACTCGTATGGATCGGTACCGCCATTGCCATAGATGAACTTGTACTTGGTACGTTCAGCTTTCTGGGCTCTTGTGTATGCGATCTCTGTCTTGTCGTCAAATGCATAGACAGTTACTGGACAGTCTATGTGCTCTAAAGCACGTTTAATAGTCCAGCACATTAGAGATGCTTGACGATCGTTATTGTCACTGTTCATTGAGCCAGAACGATCGATCAAGATAACAGCTTCTATGTCTGTGCTGTCATCCCCTTCAGTCCAACGGTCAAAGGCTTCTTCGGCATTCCTATTGCGTATAAACCTACGCACATTCAGCTTGCCGGAAGATACTCCCCTGAACCAGTGTGGTTCTGAGTCATCTCTAAGCTTTTGTAGTTCGTGTGAGAATTTCTTGTAGTCTAGAAGATTAACTGGTGGGACAGGGACAGAGTCAAAGACTCCAGCCTCGGCCTCATCGAAATCTTCACGACCAGTTATGATTACTCGCTGCTTTCTGCGTATATCACGTAGAACATCTTTACGTGAATATATGTCTTCTAAAGCATCTTGTATATCATCCATTAGATCATTGGGTATACCACCGAAACTCTTGTGGTGTCCGCTACCAGCATTCAAAGAGATCTGATCTTCTAACTCTGGGTCGAGTTGATCAATGCGTTCTTTGTTTTGCTGACGCAGTTCAAGAGCTTCTTCAGCATTCTGTGGAATTGTTGTAGAACTTATTGGTACTCCATTACCACCTTTTACGATGGATGATGATTCTTCCGAATCGTCCGGGCCAACTGGGAATCCACAGCCACCAGGCCATTCTTCTTGTTCCTCAGTAACGTCTTGCGGAGTTGCTGGGTCTTTGGGTGTATAGACTGACTCTCTTGTACCCATGTTTGCAGCAACCTTTGCGTCACGTTCTTGAGCTTTGCCTGGTTCTGGTCTACCCTTGATTAACGGTAGTCTGTCCATACATCCAGCATGTCCAGCATTCATCATCTCTTGATCTAGCTCATCAAGTACGAGCTTTTGAAACTCCTCGATCAATTGTTGAGCACGTTTGTAGTCTCTTGGAAATGCTAAGAGTCTGTACTCATCAATGATGCGTTGAATGTCTGGAATTAGTTCTGGTTTGTAGAACATATCTCTAAACGCTTCTCTGATATGAACTGGCAAGTAACGTCTACCATAAAGCATTGGGTAGTTTGTCACTGCAGTATCTGGAGTTGCCGCTGCATGCTTGAGTGCAATCTCTTGCAAGTAGGGCATGACTGATGGATACCTTGCAATGAACAACGTCTCGCATCGTGCGTCCTCCAACAGGTTAAACGCCATGTAAAAACCTGTATCAATGACCCACTTGATTATCGTTGTTCCTTTGCGAGGAGAATAGAAGTGATGAGCCAATTCGTGATAGTTAAGACCAGTCACGTTAGTCAGCGTTTCTATATCCATTTCGTCTATCTTTGAAGCATTTAGCCAGATCGTTTCACCATCCGACCACGCTGCTGCGTGACCTTCTTTAACGACCTGAACAGTGATAGGATCGCCAGTTAGAACTCGATCAGCACCCTCATACACTCTGGCAAGTGTTGAGAGTTGGAGTGCTCGAATCTGTTCTTTCTCAGATCGAAACTCTCCTTGTTCTATCTCATCTACATATCCCATTTATTGCTCCTAGTTCTTTGTCTTTAGCCAAGCGTCTACTTCATCTGCGACAGGAGTCTCAGATCCTTTATCTTGTACTAGCTGTACCTCATTGAGGTTGAACTCTTCACGAAGATTGTATTCGTGAGTTTGGAATACAAGCTGGACCTTGTCCTGCTCGTCCTTGTCAAAGTGTGCAATAAAGTTAGCTACTGCAAACTCATAGCCAAATGCTGGTATAAAGCGTTCAAGCTCCATTGCCATATTGGTTGAGATTGGAGTTTCAAACTCACCTTTTGCTGCTTCGTTACGCATTTGCTTGACGATAAGTTTGATGGTCTTAGACTTAATCAACTTATCCTCGACATCGTCGTCGTAGTCCCAGTGAATTTGAACTGAGAAACGATTACGCATAGCAAAATTGAGCGGCGTAGTACCGACATACTCTGGGTTCATGGTGGCAAAGATCATGAGGTCTGGATGAGCCTCAATTGTCTCGCCGTGATGATCCAATAGCTGAAGGACACGTCGTCCGTCAAGGAGTGAATATAGACTGGTGTATATCTTTGGCGAGATAAAGTTAAACTCGTCAAGGATGAGTACGCCACCGTTACGAACAACGTCAGTAACAGGACCGTCAATCCAGGCAAAGCCACCTGTCTCATGGTCATATATATCTTTACCAAAGAGAGTAGATGTCTCTAGCGCTGCATTGCCAGACACTTGAGCAACACGCTGTCTGCGTGCAGATGCCCATGCTAGAACTGCAGTAGTCTTACCGGGACCGGTAGGGCCGTAGATAAGGACGTCTTCGCCCATTTCTTTGGCCTTGTCAAAGCGTTCAAAGTCGGACTTGCCGAATAGAGTGCGATTGACATACTTAGATGCAAGCTCAAGCGGCGGTATTGAAGCTAGTGCTAGTGATAACACTTTGCCGTGTGTCTGAACCTGTGTAACTGGCGATGTTTGTGTTGGAGCGGACTCTGGCTCATCTCTACGCAGATCGATAATGCTTTCTGCTAGGGATTTGTCCTCGACGGATACTTTGTCATACAGTTCTTGTATGGCTTCTGTAGCTGGTCTACCATCTACTGTCTTGGAATTCTTGAATGATGACAACGCTTTGTTGCCAAGCACTGGAGAATATCCACGCTCACTGATCTGTGTGTAATCACCGTCAGTTACATAGACAGCGATTGGTCGATTAGTTACGGTCTCGTGTTCAGATACAACGTCCAATAACGAATAGAGAGTAGTCGGTTGCCACTTGTTATGTGGACCTTTTTCTCCATCAGTTACTCTGGAATAAACCAGAACTGGAACAGATTCGTTGTTCAGATCATTGTTAGGAACAATAAGAGTTTGACGCTTATTTGCTCCCATAGACGGTGTATACGTCTCGACGAACATCGCTATATTCATTGTTGCCTTTCCCTTCTTTAGTTGGTATTTCTACCTCACCACTTACACGGTGTAAGTGGCTAGCAAGATAACCAAACCTGTTGGTTACCCTACTAGCCACTAACTAAATGGGCAAGGGGCTAACGCCGATATGCAGACGCGTTAGCCCCCGGCACCGGTATAGGCAAAACTACTTACCGAAGCTACTTACTCGCAGGAAGGAGATGAATCCAGGTTCTCCGATGATGTAAGCGCTATGCACTTACGATATTCGGCCAGAAACAAGGATTGAGAGCTCTGGTCTACTTTCTTTAGAGGAAGCCTGTTTTGCCTACCCCTCCGTCAACCGGTGTTGACGAAATCTATACTTGCTCAAGAGTTATGGTTGAATCCCAAGCCGCTCTCAATATAGGTGCACTATCTAACAGTGTGGCTTTCCACTCTTTTGATATTGCCTCTGATATTTCTTTGGTTGATAGGCCCTGTTGTCTACCATCCATATGCCATCTATTGACGCACTTCATATACAGAGATATAGACTCTGGCATTGGTTTACCGTTCAATAGTTTGGGGAACTCATTTGCTAGGTCAATAGATAGGGCTGTGTGTTTGTATATGCCTGCCATATTTATGGCAAGAGGACCGTAAAACTTTACGGCATGAGCAGGCCAGCCATTCCTCCAATTATACGTTGACATAATTCTGTATATTCGAATTATCTCTACAAGATATCTAGGCCGTAGAGTTTGATTGTTGTACCACTTTATTTTCTTTATTAGTTCGGCTGCAACTAGTAGGGGATAGTCCTCGTATAGTTGTGTGTAATAACAGGGTAGGTACCCATATTTACCGTTGTAGATTGCTTTTGCTATTACTTCTGGGGGAATCTTTTCTGCAGTTTCATGGCCTTCTGTAAAATAAAACGGGGTATATAGCGGCCGTTCACCATCTGTAGATAACCACGATGGAACTTCATCTCTTATGAATTTACTGGCTTCATCGTGGTCGTCTTCTCCTAGTGTTAACACTTCAAGGTCTTGACTTGTGTCTTGATCTCTGTGAGTTAACATAGTTGTTTCATTGGTCACCTTTTTCTCCTTCCTTTTCTTTGACTATATTTATTAGCAGTTTTGGTTTATGTACTTGAAGTATCTTTCCAGTAGCAAGATCAATAGTTAAAGGATCTCCATCCCACTGAAAAGCTTTTCGTTTACCGCCCAAATCTCTGTGCCCAACACCGTTGCAAAATCGACATTCGATTTTAGCTCTGTGATTATCTGGGTTGAGATTTGGATTGCTTTGCAAACAGTTACAGCCGTATACCGTGAAGGTTTGACCACTAAATGTTTTTACCTCTTGATATCTGAATCTGTTAGTGTTTTTATTTCTTGCTTTATCTTTTTGTCCATTGCATTGATACCAATGTACTCCTTTACCTACGCATTTGGGGCAAGGCACCTTTCTAGTGTCAGTAAAGGTGTCTCCCTCTTGAAGTAAATAGAGTTTATGATTCCTCTGTACAAGACCTTCAAGGTTTGCATATCTGATTAATACATCTCTTGTTGATGGATAACTAAAGGACCGATCCAAGGCTATAATTGCTAATCCATTTGGAAGATAGCGAATTAGATCAGGACCCCAGTTTTTGAAATGTATGCCAATAGATGCACCGTCATTTCTGTACGTTGCATACAGTCTTTTGTTGTAGAGAGTTCTAAAAATCTTTTTTCTACCTCTATCGATGTATGCTTTTGCTGAATCATAATCGTGGACAATTGCATTCCAACGATTACTTGTCATGGTTTCCTTTCATATGTTTGAAGGCAGTTTATCCCTTCACATGCCTAGGTGACGAGCCTGCGTTATTACCTTAGGTAACCGGCCATGAAGACCAAGCTGCACCCCTTCCGATGCAGATAGTGACAACTACCGATGAATCAGGGTTTCGACGGCAAGGCGGTCTCCGTCCTAATGATGGCCTGTTGTCGTGCGCTGTGTAGGACTTGAACCTACGACGACCGGATTATGAGTCCGGGGCTCTAACCAACTGAGCTAACAGCGCGGGGGAATGTTTGTGTTGGTACGCCTATTTATGGCTATCACACGTGCATTCTTGCCCATCAGCAAGTGCGTATTTACTGTAGTCCACATTAGGTACGGCCATAGTAAATACTCTTATCATGCGTCTAACTTTCCACTCCATTAGTTGTGCAGGAAATGCTGCACCCCACATGGTGTCATAACTTTGTATCTGATCTACTCGTATGATGGACTCACTGGTCCTATGGCTTTGAGGCCAGTTGTAATTAGTTATCTTATAGATAACTGGGGTATCACAACGATACCTAACTGATTCATCTATCACTCCATGCATTACTCATCTCTCTTTCGTGTTCTTCGTATCCGTATAACATACAGTTCATCTTCGTCTAAACCTCCCCACACACCAAAGTCTTGACGAGTATTGACTGCAAAGTCAAGGCATTCTGTAGTTACGGTGCAGGTAGCACAGACTAGCTTTGCCTGTCGTGTTCTTTCATCCTTTTCCGGACCGCGTTCTTGGTCGGGATGAAAGAATAGTTCTGGATCTACAGTTCTACAAGCAGCATCCTCTTGCCACTGGTAATTCTTTAGCGTCGGTGTAGGTAATCGTTTGATTACTACATTTGTTTGAACAATAGTGCGTCGTATCCTAGAGGACATAGATCTTTCCCTTCTTTGCTAGTTGCTTACGCTTTCTTTTTGATATTGGTTCTATGTATACGCCCATAGATAATGCTTCTTCTAATGTGCGTGCGTTGTTTAGTGACAGCGCTTTGTGTGCCGGAACTATTACTCCAGTCACGTTCATACCTTCATTACCTACACGGTTGAATCCGTATGGGCTGAAGTAGACATATGGTTTTAGTCTAACCCTAACCATATATCCGGAGCCTAATCCGTCTGCCATATCTAGTCCGTGAGCAACAGTGCCGCCAGATATTCCAGGTGACTGGAGATACACTGGCTTTGATGCTTGGTTTAGTCTACGAAGCAGGCGTAGTGTTTCTACTGCCTTGTTCATTGTTTCCCTTCTTATTCGTATGTTGCTTGAGTTGGGGAAATCAGTGTTATCTTAGATTCAAATGCGAACAGTTGTTCTATCTGTTGGTCTGTAAGGCTAAGGTATTCACCATCCAGATTAGAACCATTGGTTAGAAGAACATCTCCAACCATTACATCATGTGGACCATGATTAGTGTGATAGAGGGCTGTTGCAATAGGGTTTTGATCTAACTGCAGCATCTTGCCCTCTTCATTGCATAGCATGTCTACGTTTTGTTTAGGAAGATAGACGCACTCATACAGCCCACCAACAGCAGCCTGAATATCTTTCAGGGTTAGCTTTTCGTATGACTGTATTGTTTTAGAGCCGTCTGTCTTGAGTAAGACAGTCTTTATCATTTACTTGCCCTTCTTAGTAGTTGTTTTCTTTACTGCTTTCTTTACTGTTTTCTTCTTTGCTGCTTTTTCTTCTAACTGCTTCTCGAGGTCATCAAGAGCAGAGTTATAACCATCTGTGTATCCTTGGTAGTAAGACTCTCCACTACCTTGGCGCACTCCGAACATCCAGCCTGTTGCTAAAGCAATGGCTATGAGTGCTACAAAGAATATAACTGTGTATGTATCCATCATCATCACCTCCTTTCATTGGTGACTGGTCTCTTATAGAGACTTGGCTTCTTCTAACTGCTTTGCTAACTCTGCGGCTTGAGCCTCGAGTTCTGCAACCTTTGCTTCTTTGATCTTGGTCTTTGCTGATGCAAAGAATGATGCCAACTCAGCAACCTCATCCATAGAAAAGTCTAGGGTTCTGAATCCCTTGGACACCTCTACAGACATAGAGTGTGGGTTGACGGTGTAAGTAAGTTCGCGGCTGCCGTTATCGCAGCAGCAACGACGCTTGTAGCAACGTCCGCACATATTGTAATCACCCCCTAAGTTGTTCTCTTTTTCGAACTCTTCTCTTCGTTTATAATGGTCAAAGTCTCTGACCAGCTTGCGAATAGAGTTATCGAAATGACCTTCATTCCAACTGTGCTTTGTTATGAGTTCCTCGACGGACTCGAACCAGAAAGACATGAACGCCTTATCTGAAGTTACCGGAGCATCAAAGGCTTTGAAATGGAAGAACTTGTCGACTTCATCGTCATAGAAGATGCTGTCATCCCTCCATGCATACCTGTATGAGTGCATATGGCTTGGATCAGTCAATACGCCGTATACATATTCCGGAGATACTTCTCGTATACATAGGAATTTGTCTGAATCACGACGTACACCGCATGACATATCTACAATGTGAAAGCGTTCGTCATCATAGACTAGCGTTCTTGGATAGTCTGTCATGACTTTAGCGTACTTGTGCCAGTCCTCAGAGGCAGACACTTTGTGGTTACCTCTGTTTAGATAACTGCCGCGCTCACCATTTTTATAGTAGTAGAGATACATACTAAGTGATCGTTTTTGCGTTTCTGGTAAAAGGTCGAGAAGAGCGGAATTTCCGTTCATACTCACCTCTCTCCTACCTGTTGGACAGGCAGGCAGCAGGGCATGGGCGCGAATGTTTGTGTTGGCGACCATGCCTCACTGTCTGACTATTCAGTCTGAGTAATACTCGTTCAAGAGTCTGTACTCTAATCTATCTTTGCCACGCATGAAGCGATACACATACTTTCTGTACCAGCCATTGAAGAAGCGTTGCTTTACAAAGTCTATGCATACGTCAAAGATCTCTGTATTGGGGTTGTATTCCTGCAGGGCATTTTCCATCGCATCATTGAGGAAGCAACCATCGCCCTCTTCATCTTTGTAGTTCCAAGTAATAGGCTCATCACCGTAGTAATAGATGGTGGCCAATATAACCTTGCGTTTGAGCGGGATTAGATTGCCTTGCTCATCATCTCTGAATCGTTTTATTCTCATTTCACCTCCCTGTTGAATGTTGGATCGCAATCTGGGCAAGAAGAAACCCACCTTACTTGTGAGGCGCCGAAGCCCCCGAACATACTTCCTTCAGCACACTTGAGGCAGACAAATACAATACTCATTAGCCACCTCCTGTGGGCTTGTGCTTGACGCCACATGAGGGGCATGTAACGCCATTGAGAGTAAGTGCGTCAAGTGTTATCAACTTGCCACACTTACATTTGATGATGCGGGCGGGGATACTTACCATGTCCGCTCAGCAAACCTAGCAGCAGCCTCAGTCTGATTATCAAAGTAATCACCTGAATGGCAGGCACCGCTTATTTCGTTGTATGACCATACGACATACGGATGATGTGGGGATGCGGGGGCATGACAAAGCACTATTGTGCAATGTGGTTCATTATTGACTGGTTTAGACAACAATACTGTCGCCCCAGCAGAAGCCCCCTTACCCTGCAGAACAATACCTGTCTTGACAACAGATACTATTTGATCGCTCATAGACTCTCCCTTCTCGGCCTAGACAGCCGTAGACCCCAGCGAAACCGACGGAAAATTTCGCGGGGGCCTAAAGCAGCCTAGTCTGCTTCTCTAGAGGAAAACAGGGGAGTTACATTGTCAGGTACTGGAACACAGCAATCACCCTGACATTTAGTAGGGTCGAAAGTCCATTTGAACTCGCCCCCACACTCTGTCTTGAATAGAACACCATCATCTATCCAATCAAGAGCTTTAGCCATACCCTCACTGATCAGATGTCGTTTGGACATGTGAAATGTAGTCACACCAACTACACCTGCGATAATGAGGTCTATAAACAGATTGAAACCATTGTAAAACATGATTTCACCACCCACGGGCATCACCTCCTTATGTTGTGGGAATATTCAGTTGCGTAGTAGAAGAATCGGCGGGAATCCAAGTTACTATTGAGTCAAGGAAGAGATGTTTGTGTTGGCAATCAGTGCATTGTGCGGTGACTGAGCAATCGTCGTTTTTAGTGAGATACTCCTCGTTGATACGAGGGTGTGCCGCGTATGTAATGACATTAGGTGTCTTACACACAAGGCAGGTGTAATCGAGCCATATTGGGGCTCCCATATTTCCTCCTTAGTTAGATATGAGGGAAGACATATCACGTTTGATAGTGATGTACGCAGCAGCGCATGGATAACAGTATTTGCCTGTCATCTGTATCTCAAAGATCATTGTGGCATCAACGCCAGAATGAACGAGATTTGTATTACTACAGCCGGGTGTAGCACAACTCATTTACTCACCTCCTTATGTTTAGACTCAAGTAGCAGATTAGCGTTCTTGAGACAGGTATCGCACCCACACGAGTCTCGTAGGGCATTTACAATCTCATAGAACTCCCATGTGCCTATCGTGATAGTCGTTTGACCGATGTCCATACAGACCCTCCTGTCGTATGTGATAACAGCATGACCCTCATGCCGAAAACCTGGTTGCTCTGCCACACAGTTGAGTGGCGTGCGTCACAGTGGCCTATTCTTCTAACAGAGATGTTAGAGAACTAAGATTATAGTTTCTCCATAGCGACACACAGAGGGCGGGAAAGTATAAGACCCCCTGTGTGCCACTAAAGAGAGAGAGACTATGCCCCTTCTGACATAGTCTCTCCCCTGCCTCTAGCGTCTTACGCTAGAAGTGTAGTTAGCAAGGCTTGAACCTTGACTAACTCAGCACGCTCAGCTGAATTGAGCGATGTGTCGACATTGGCAACGAGAACGTCTGCGAATGCTGGTGCTTGCTTGACAATGTCAATAGCAGCAGCATCACGAGCAGCGCTTCGTGCGTCAGCCTTAGCCTCACCCTCAAGAATGAGTGCGTCGAACGCATCATTGAGGGCTTCGTCGGCAGTTGTCTCTAGGGCAGACTTGATGTCTTCCCATGAGACGAACTTGGCAGCAAGAGAAGCGG